GCACAATGTGTCCGAAATTTCCGCTCTTTTTGCCAAATTTGTAACATTCTCTGAAAAAAAGGAATGGAACAAGGCTTGAGAATCTTGGAAAAATCGGGTATAATATACCTAATTTTGCTCAATGGTTGAAAAACATCGATATTACGACTAAAATCATCTATTTCGGAATCGTTTTACACCACTTTGACACCAATTTGAATTTTACACCACTAGCGCCGTAGTCGAATCCGATTTTGAGTCTTAATCGTAAGAGCTCTGATGTGACACAGCAGCCCCGGCGTCCTAGCGACGCCAGTACATAAGCAGCGTTAAAATTGAAAATCGCATTTGAACAACGATGTATTCATGATGGGCGTGGGAGTAATCCTGCGCCTTTTCTTGAATTCTTGCTATCCGGATGATACAATTTATACAAAGGAGTGGGATACCATGGATAAAACTATTGATGTAGATGCTGTCGCCGTCATTCGTTGTAAGGATTGCGATCTTTGGAACGCATGGGATAAACATGGGAATCTGTGTAGTTGTGCCCACTTTACACAAGATGATGCAGCGCCTGTATATACTAAACCTGACGATTTCTGTAGTTACGCAGTAAATGCTAAAAAATGGGGTATCAATCCTTAATTGGACTGATACCCCATTCGTTTTATATCAGCTCGATATCGCTTGACTCAACATAGCCCGACACATTTACTGAGATTGGATACTTGCCAATACGGCTTTCAAGATTTGTCACTCGATACCGCCCATTGACGAGTTTTCCATCATAAATAAACCACTCACCAGAGCGGCGCATCCCACAATGTGTTTGGCTGTTTGAATATAATATTCCGTCTAATTTGATTTTATCTCCTACGCGAAGAGTATTCTGATGTTCCATCAAAACGAACCCCATGTAGCTGGCCCACAGATACCGTCAGCAATCAAGCCATGCGCCTTTTGCCATTCCATCAGTTTTGTCTTAGTGCCTGCTCCAAAGATACCGTCCGCTTTTACGCCTAGATGTCTCTGCAGCACGGTGACTGTATACGAGATGCCGCCAGTGCAATCTTTCGCGCCCTGACGAATCGTAGGCATGATTTTACTCACTGATACATAAGCAGTTCCAGCCTTACTAATCCAGCGAGACTTCCAGCTCCGCACATCAACATGAACAAAGCCTCCTGTTAGCTGTACTCGACTGTAATAGCCGATGCCGCCCCGCTTCTGGAAATAAGGCATGGAGGCCAAATATAGCGCAATCCGAATTGGGTCAACACCTTTGATGGTAACATCCGCTGCCGTACCCAAACAATGCTGACTGCGAGGACTGCCGCCGATGGAAATATTGTAAGAAGGGGAGCGGTAGCCGGAGTTGATATGGACAGGTTTGCCAAAATGAGCCCGCACCTGTTCAAGAATGTAGACAAGCTCTGTATCGATTAGAACGGTATCACTGTGGTCGGAGCAGGCGAACTCATAGACGGAGAAATGAGCCGACACCTTTTTGTTCCAATCTTTTTTCATTGAGTATGTATTTACTGCCATGTGGCGCACCTCAATTCTTCTTCAACTCGTTCTCAATCTTCTCATTCTGAATGTCCAGCTCCTTGACAGCAGCTTCAATCATCATATCGATAGTCGGGGTGACCTTGACACCCATCTTCTCAAGAGCAGCGATAACATACTTCTTTTTGTCAGCTTTCTTGATAACACCAGTTGCGCCGACCTTCTCAGCAGCGCGAACGGTCATCTGGACAAGCTTATAAACGCCAATTTTCTTGAGATAGGGGATGCCATAGACCATAAAAGCAGTACCAGCACCTGCGACGACTAGCTGGGCAATAGTAGCAACAACCTGATTGAAAAAGTCCATCATAATATACCTCCTGATAAAAATAAAAGACCCCGAACACATCGTTCGAGGTCATGAATCACGTGATCTTATTCTTTTGGTTTCAAAAAACCATTAGTGCGTAGCATTTCGTCATATACGCGCCCCACGTTCTTGATGGCGAAGGGCATCTTGTTGTTCTTGTAGTTGGAATGAGTCTTACAATAATCTTCATACTTCCCAATGACATCAAGGATGTCATCAAAGTCCTCTTCGGTGTGGCCGAGTCCGCGAACAAGCTCATTATTGAAGCGCAACACCTGACTACGATAACCGTCAGCTTTGGTTTCTTCACCCTTTTCGATGTGATTGTCTAGCTTTTTACGAGTCTCTTCTTGCTCGGAGCGAATATCTTTAAGCTCGGATTTGGTTTCCTTAATCTCGTTCATCACACCGGCATTCAGGGCGTTTCCAATGTGAGTGGCCACCTAAGACCACGGATTGATCTCTATTTTAGAGACTTGTATCACTGACATAACAACGGCGATCAATCCGCTGCTCCCGGCCATCACTGAGCCGAGATGATTTAGGAAAAAATTCAATAATTCGTCCATACGATTTTAATCACCTCGATTCTTTTTATGTTGACAAATTTCACACATCATGATATAGTATGTTACAGCATGATTTACTTTCGTCGAGCAAGTTATGTGTTACCTACTCTAATATGTATGTGGGGAAGAGGTCCTTAGCCGAAAAGCTGAGGGCTTCTTTCTTTTTATTCGGATGGTGTGTCTGTTGTGTTTTGATTTTGTTTCTGCAGTTCCTCTTTAATGGCGGTCAGTTGTTCGGTGATACCTTGCAATGCTATTACGATTTGCTGACCGGTTTCATCAAGAAGAAACGGTTTTAATATTTCTTGAGACATAGTTCCTCCTTAGCTTAAAGATACTGGTATCCTTCAAACCACAATGAGATACCACTACTATATGTGCTGCTAGAAGATATTTTAAAAGTATTATTTGAATTATAAGATATAGTAGAACTAACTGTAGAACTACTGCTTGAATAAAAGATCTCTGTTGTACAGCCTTTGACAATTTTAATGTCATCAATAGGGGTAGAGAGTCCTTTAATAACTATATAATTTACATAGGAAGGAATAGTAAGATTTATAGAACTATGGTAATCAACATGACCGTATCCAGTCCATACTAATTTATCGACAATCATTTCATCACCTCTTTATCAATAATACTGATAAGCTTCAATATAATAAGTGCAAGTGTCACTTTTACTGGAGGCATCGAAACCAACACAAGTTATTTTGCCGTTTGTATCAAAAGTTATTTTTCCATAGTACCTACTATTATTAGTATAAAGAGTAGTTCCAATAATCATTTTTGTATTTATGGGAACCGAATAAGAACTATGCCCGGAAACGCTAACTATTTTAATGTAATCGCTCGTGGACGGAACGACTAATGTGCCATCGCTATTATAACTATAAGTTATTCGACCGGTTCCTACTAGTTTCCCTTCACTGTACATCGCTTTTTTCATGAGAGTATTAACTTCAGCTTTAGTATACAATTCTGGTTTACCTGTTATACTAGTCTATGCGTGTGTATGCCCAGCAGTAGCAAATTGGCTCTTGTTTACGGTGCGAAGTTCATACCCATTCCAGCCAGCAAGCCAAGTGTAATCTCCATAATTCATGCCGGCTTTTGAATATGCAAATGTTGTATTTGAAGAATTGTTGCCTATGTCTTTTATACTATTGTGTGTATGACTAGCCGGAGGCATGGCATTTAAATTATATGTTTTGCCACTTGTGCCAGTCAGCCGCAACCACCAGACAGGGGCGGAACCGTTTCCTCCTGCAAATTTAATAGCAGGGGAACTATACGCATGGCTGATAACTCCCTTTGTATCTGAACCACCAAATGCAATGCCTGCTGCATAGTTACCTTCTAACCAGTCTGGAGCTTTCGCTTGCATACGAAGTGACCGAAGTAAAAACCCTTTATTCCCACCAACCATATCCTAACTATTAGTGGTCACATTATCAACAAGTTTTGTCAAAGAAGACGAATTTAAATCATGAGTGTGACCACTACTAGCTTTTGCCTCTAATTTTGAATTCACTTCAGCCTCAGTATAGTATCTATCATCGTGAGTGTGTTCTCTCGCAGCATAGCTACCCTTAGGCTGATACACCCCATCCGCCTTACCTTTGATATAGTTCCATATAGTAGAAAATTTCACGCGACCAAACTGATTTCCGCCGTTAATATCCTGTCGAATAAAATAAGTATCATCAGTGGGGGTTGCACCCCAAGATGTGGTAAGTTTGGAAAATAGCTCATTCGCCCCTGCTTCGTTATTGTTTACTTTGCTGTTCAGCTTGCCATCCATTTCAGCCTCAGTATAATACCTGTCATCGTGGCTATGACTTTTTGAAGCGAACTTTTCTTTCAGCTTATCCCACAGATATTGCAATCCGGCAAGATCTAAGTATCCCATAAATCGACCTCCTGTCTCAGTAAAAACTGAAATCAGCTTGCCAAAATAGTGTCGATTTCAGTATTTGTGATTTTTGTAATTGTAAAAATTTCGCCAAGTGCATCCCACTTAGTACCGTTCCAAGCATAGTTCATACCGTCACCAACGTCATAGACATCACCAATGACTTGGTCACTGGTCGGTAATTTGTCTACAGAAGTAACAGAACCTTTATAGCGGTACGTTTGGACAACATCAGACTTCAATGCATAAGTGTTTGCATCGCCAAATGCATCCAACTTCTTTTTATCGGTAGCAGTCATCAAACCGTGATCAAACTGAGTAGCATCGTTGTACTGAATATTTGTAGGCATTGCCCAAATGCCATCTCCACGTAAAAACTGATCCTGTCTGCCAGCTTCAGGGGCAGGGACAAGACCAGAGTCACCAGCGGTAGAAGCTGTAGCAGGTTTCATAACGGAATAAATAGTATCCTGCGCAGGAATACCAAGTCCAGTAATATCAGATTTACCAATAGCAGTAGCGGTGCTCACATGACCCTGTTCGTCTATGGTAATCTTGTACATTCCGCTGTTTTTTGCCGTATAAATGGGATGAACATAGTTATTCGCACCATCTTCAATACCATCCAGTTTGATTTTGTCTAGCGGTGATTCAAAACCCGCCGACTCTTGTGTAGCATTTTCAGGTACAGTCCACTTTCCAGTTGAATCGAGCCAACGCTGACCGCCTTTTTCAGGGGCGGGGACAGCACCTTTTGTGCCGTCCACTGCTGTTGTCGCTCCAACAAATTCAGCACCGCTACTATTCAGTAGCACCCAGTCACCGCCGTTGTAGGCGTACAGTTTGTCGGGTCGGAGATAATACAATTTATTGGCGAGAGGAGCCAAGGGGAGTTCGCTCACAACCTCCAAATCGTTTCCGATTTTTACATGAGCTATAGAAGAATCTCGATATGCGTTTCCGGTGTCAAGACAGATAATGATTTGTCCGTCAATCACTGGAGCCGTGTCAAGTTGCGATTGATTGATTTCACGTAGTGATAATATTGACATCGTTTAACTCCTTTTCGATATAAAAATAAGCCTTCCACATCAAAATTGACATGGCAGGGAATGTAAGTTTAAATTAAACAATGGTCTTCCATGTAATAGCACCTTCGACAACCTTAACACGATTGTCCATTGCGGTGTTCAAACCATCAGAGTAAGTTTTTGCATCAGAGAGAGCGGATTCGGCTTTCTTGGTGGCGTCAGCTGCTGCTATAGATATGGCCTCATCTTTTGCAGAATTGACCTGTTCAACAGTAGCTTTTTTATTCCATGCTTCGCGTTCTTCAGCAGTGATATGAATAATAGTATTTGCCGAATGGTCTGCCAGAGTATCACTCACAGCTTTGATTTTTGCATCAGTCTCAGCTTTTGTGTAAGCATCAGGAACAGCTACATACAGACCATCTTCTTCGATAACGATACTGTTATCGGCCTTTGCAGATACACGCACTTTGACACTAATTTTATTGTCATCAGAGACCGTAACCTCTGCAGTGGAAGTGGCGATACCGATGTAAATGTCAATCAGAGAGCCAACAGGAATTTTAATAACCTCGCCGGTAGTGATAGTCAGCTCAATATTATGAGTCTCAGTGTTATATGTGCCACTGGTAACGACCAAATCTTTGCCGAGTGCAATAGTCAGCACATCCCCGCCAAACACGGGCATCTTAATAGTGCGAGTCTCAGCGTCGTATGTGGGCGCATGAACCACACCGGTCAGAGTGGTCTTTACAGGTTCACCGTTCTTGGAAACATTCAGTACGCCGTTGTCTGTTTCATAAGTGACATCTGTAACAAAGAGTCCTTCTTTACCCTCAACTGCGGCAATCTTTGCATTGACGTAATCAGCAACAGCCTTTGTGGTCGGCATATCGTCATTGGTTGCCCCGTTATCAGGAATCTGAGTAACAACTGGGCGATTCAACTGGATAAAATCAGTACCGTTCCAAATGTGAAATGTGAAATCAGTTGCTTTAACGTAAATAACACCCTGGATCTGGTCGGCCTCTGGCAATGAACTAACCAACTTGCAACTCTTAGAGTATTCCTGAGTGCCTTTATAGAATTGTCGTGTATCAGTCAGAAAGTACAGAGTATCGTTATCTTTGGTGGTCAGGGCTTTATAATTGGCCGCTGTACCGTATGAAAATTTGACTTCCGCCATTATATCCTCCTTTATCAAAATTCAGTCCAACGAAAATTTGTTGGTGCAACGCTGAACGGTTCAACCATCAATTGTCCATTCTCGCCGGCTTCGCGCTGTACAATCCAAGGAGAATATTTACCTTTCTCATCTCGAATCATAACAGTCTGACCTTCATAAGAATCTTCAGAAGAGTTGATTTTTTCGTTTGCAGCGGACACAGAATCAAAGACCAGTTGACGTGGCCTAATGGTTTGCACCGACAAATCATCGCGGACATAAAGCAATTCGGATGTATCTTTAGTGATGATAATATCCTTACCATCGATCATTCCTAGGGCAATGGCAGCTTCAACATCCTCTGCGTTGCCATAGCCCAGCTTCGAGTATTCTGCCATCGCTAGTTACCTCCAAAAAAATAAAAAACGAACGGTCAGAATTCAACCACTCGCAGACTGCCATCTTCAGTCTCAACACTCTCCTGAGTAATCTTGACCGCATTACCGATAGGCTTGCCATTTGCAGTCAGCTGCAGTTTCTGGTCGATATAGCTCAGGTTATCAGCCTTACTATCAAAAATAGCAGCGTTACGGTCACTCAGAGCCTTCAGCATCGCCTCAGCAGCAAGCAGGCGCTGGTCAACAGAACTTAAAGCAGCATCAGGAATGAGATCACTCCAATTCTGGATTGGGACGATATGAATGACGCCCGGTCCAACTTTTCGGACGTGCTGTACAGTTGTACCGTCTGAATCCATCGTTACAGCCAAAAAAGTAAGCTGTATCTGAATATCTCCAGGCTCGCTGGTCAAATCAGTGTCGAATGGAAGAATATATTCCAACTTATTCTTATACAGCTCATCTGACTTGGTTAGAATTTCCGTTTTATAGCGCTTACTGATAGGAAGGACATACTCGAGATTAACTGTATAATCAGTCATATCGATGCCTTTATATGTAGGGTCTGCCAGGAAGTGAAGCTTGTCTACCATTTTGCTTCTTTCCATAATCGCGTCTTGAACAGAACAAGTCAAAGTATTGTTCTCGTTAATCAAAAAAGTATACATATTACACCTCCTTTCCACTCACGATGTACAGATACTCATTCATTGAAATACGCTTATCTGCAAGCTTATTCTCTAAAAAAGAGTCCTGTATCATATGATCACGATAAAGCCGTCGCAGGCTTTCAACGAACGGACTAAAATTCTTTTCGTTCATAATAGCCCTCCTTGAATTAAGCTCAGAGTGTAAGCGTCAATAATAGCCTCGGGCGTTTTACCACCCAAGGCTTTCAGCTGTTCATATTCGTATTTATCTATCTCTTCAAGTAAGACCGTGTCATACTCAGGAGAGGGGATAAGGTAATACCCATCAACATGCCAGATATGACTGCCGTCGCTACTGATGATACCTTGAGCATCGTCCTCAGTGCAGTTCACCATAATACCGTGCTTTGGCTGATACCGTACAAAAGAAAGACGGTCAAGCGCATCAATCACCCGACCGTTCAAAAGAACCTTATAGTACACACTTCCACCTCCTTACACGCAGAACATCAAGCGAATGCCTGCCTGATCGCTGGGGAACAGATAACCATACAAATTGCCCGTCTCGCTAACACTATAGAAATAATTTCTATAAGAAATGAAAGGAGAACGAGTCCAATAGTTGGTCTTGTTTCCGTCGAGATCTGTACAAGCACGACTCTCGTTTGTAGTCATGAAACTAATAGAATCACCTTCATTGACGTAAGGTTCGGTGGTCATTGTCGGGTCAACTTCAATTGCGCTGGGGATGAAGAAATAGCTATCTGCTGTGACAATATCCGTAGACGTACCACCTGCTGAACTCGGGACCTTGACTTGTTTAATCAACTGTTGCCAACCAATAGGCAAAGCTTTAACGATTCGAGAGTCAAGGTAAGTACGGACAGTCGTTCCGCCCCAGCCGTTTTCATTGCTGGATGCTTGACTCAGTGCCATTTTCTTTCCAAGGGTGGTTTTCTGTAGGAAGGTAAGAGAACTACGTTTGCTAGAGTTGCTGAGATAATAGCGTTTAAATCCACAAGCTTCAAACTCGAATTCTTCATGAGTCCACGCAGCGAGTTGTCGGCAGGCAGCGTCACCGAGGTCGGCATACCAAAGCTTTGCCCAGTAAATGACACCAGTAGCAAAGTTCTCGTATGCGCCATCGTCGGCTTTAGCGCAACCGAGCACCAGAGTGGCGTCAGTCTTGGTCAAACGATTCTTGGCGATTTCAACATAATTGATGTTGTCACCATAGCAGTTTGCGCAATAGATATGGATACTATTTTCACCTTTGATGTGACGCAGAACCAACATGTCCCGGGTATCAAAACTTGCTCCGTCGGTAGACCCTGTACCCCAAGAAACCTTTGCAAGGCCATTTGCCCAGAGACGGAAGCCATTTGTTCCATTCGTCTCGTAACATTGCATCAGAGTAGAATTTCGACTATTGGAACCAGCCATTGAATAATCAACAGCTATGACCCAGTCACGGTCCTCGTTGAGCAACTTTATACCAGTGTCGATATAGTTGCTGCCATTGAACGCAGTTTCTCTGGAGACGATAACATTCTCAACGATGTCATCATAAGTGAAATCGTTGCCCATGCGAATTGTAATATCATCCTTGTCCTCGACTACCTGATTTGCGATACCGACCTGATTCATTGTATAAATTTCAACAGGTCGGAGATTTCTTAGTTCTTTGCCATCAAAATATCCGGTGGTATAAGCGCAGCTATCGAACACAGCATTGATATCTTTCTCTCCATTAACGTAACCGCCCTTGTCCCAGCCACTAAACAAATAGAACTTGAATGCAGTCTCTTCAGCTGTATAAGACGGAATGTCTCCATCGTACAAAACCAGACTGCCATACGGAGCCTCAGTATCCTGAAGGATATTGCCGTGGTTCATGTAGCGAACATGATATTTACGCACGGATTCGGTATATACGGCAGTAACAGTTTCATTGCTGAATGCAGGAGCAAGCTCTGTGTCCCATCCTTTAAAAGTAAAATCAGTGCTGATAGTGCTTTCATATGTAGGAATCGAGATAGGATTATCAATGCGCGTAGTAGGATCAACTGCTTTAGCTCCCTTATCAACATACTGAATATCCAACACAGAACCGTCTTTATTGACGAATGTCCATGTATACTGCTCGATAAGAGTGTTGTATTCAATAGTCAGATCAGGCCACTGAGCTTTAAAGTTTTCCAGCTGTTTTTCGCGGATAAGCGGCAGATGTACAATGCCCTCGATAACAGAATGATCAGAATTGTAGCCGTTTTCGTCTAGACCGGTCATGCCATACAACTTATCAAGCAGAGTTGTATCACTCAGCTCCCAGTTGATTCCAGTGACGCGAACACGATTCAGAGAAGTACACTTCGGTAGCATCTCTTTCAGGTCAATCGTCGGGCAGTCCTCAACAGTCAGAGTAGTGATATTCTCATAGCTCGCGATAGAGAAGTCGGTTAGATAACGCAGATTCTGAACCGATAGATTGGAAATTGCGGGCAGTGTGGCCTTTTGAATTTTGCCGCCTTTAGCAAAGGCAACGCCTGTCACACCTGAACCATTAGCAAGGAACTCGGCCAGATTGACACATCCAGTCAGATTGATAGATTTCTTCAAATTTGGAACATTCTGCAGATTTAGATGTTCAAGTAGGGTATTGTTGCCAACAGCAAAATCGGTCATGTTGGTATTGGCATACCCTTCGACACTGGAACCAATCTGAAGATCTGTCAGCTTAATACCATGACTAAAATCAACATAGCCCGGGTAGAAGCCGGAAATATCACCGATGCTCTGAATGATAGAGGCGTTATAGATATAGACCTCAGTATCGTTCATTGCTTCGATGGGGCAGGGGACTTCATAAGTCTGACCACGTTTGCCGCGCATTTTCACAGGATTAGAACCATACCGCACAGAGATGTAAGTATCGGCATACGGAGTAATATGGAATGTACCGTCTGGCCGTACACCAGTCCAATTGGTCGGAGTGTAACCGCGAATGGTCATATCATCCGAAGTACAAACAGTACCTGTATACTTGGACGCCATATACTTTTCCTGATACCGCTGGAACTGACGCCGCTGATGACGCTTATTACCGTGCATCATGGGCAGATAGCTTGTCGTACCATTGTCCTCATAAGTGCGGAAATACTTGCGCCGCATATCCATGACCCACAAACGCTCGGGTTTCACATCCTGATAGTCCTCAAACTTCTTTAAGATACGAGTAGAACTCCATGCTAGAGCGCTCTCGCGGTTTAGGAACATCTTTGCGAGGTCATCTGCAAACAGGTCACGAATCTTGCACCACAGCTTAGAGTCATGTGCGTTAAACACACTCTTTGTGCCGATGGTATCCATGTCCTCGTAACCATAAGTCAGAGTTAGACCACCCTCGTTATCGTTGCCCATGGCAGTATCGTTATCGTAATCAAAACAGAAATCCCAATGCACAAGGTCTGAGGTATGCGGGAACACGTTCTTTGCGCGGTTATCGACCATGGTGTGGCGCTCAGTAAACAGGTAATGGAACAGTGTAGAATCCTTGATAAAGTAATTCTCGAAATTCTTCTTGAACTCCTCATCGTCTGCATTCACAACCCAGTTCTGTACCCGAATCCATGCGTCTTTTGCAGCCTGAATCTCTTCCTCAGTACAAGCCTTATTGATATAGCGGAATTCAAAACTGTGGTCGCCATCCCAAGTTTCCTCTGAGAAGTCGCCGCTCAGGAAGCGGGTCTGTGCATCGGTGTTGTTATCAATCTCAACAATGACTTCCTTATGGTTGTTCGGGTCCATACCCATCGTGTCGCTATTTTTCTTGGAGTTGCCAAAATCACCACAAGCATAGAAATGCCACTGACCATCCTTAAAGACGGTTGCATTTGTGGTATCTGTCTCTTGAATAAACACAACACAGGGATAGAATGCCATGGTGTCGCGTACCTTCGGGTTGTCTTTGCGAGCTTGACGAATATACGGGTTGAACTCATTAAACTCATCTGCCAGCAGGGCATTGTTTGCATTCTCAGAAGAAGCAACATTGACTTTGATGTTAAAATACTTCTCACCAACGCTGTTTTCTGTAAATGCATACTTGCTGCCAGTGCTTTCATCACCAAAGGTAAAGCCACCAGAACAATCGATATCAATATTACGACCAGACTCACCGTATGCGTTAGAGCTGGTGCCCTGTCCCTTGTGGGAACCGGTAGCGATCCAGTTATCTTCCACGGCGCGGCCATTCTTATAAATGTGCTGGATGGTCGTATTCGGGACTTCGTTCTTCTTACCAGTCGTGAAGGTCGGAGCAGAGATTTTGATAATACGCAAGTTGGGACATTTTTCAGCCAGTAGGTCAGGATTCAGTTCGCCGCTGACGTCTGTAATATCGTTACGGGTATAACGGTCAATCATCTCTTCTGCATTTTTAGCATCAGCAATAAAGTTGTCGAGGATTTCATCATCAGTAAGATTCATCATGTACGACTTCATGCGGTAAACCTGAACATCGCAATCATTAGAACCAATCGTAATGCCAACGGGTTTTGCTTGAGTGAAGTTGTCGCTGGAAGCATACAACTCAACCTTACAGGGAATACCATCAAGCCACAAAACCATCTCATTGTACTGACTGTCAGGCAGGATATTGAACTCAAACTCCATGAAATCATCTTCACAGGTGGGAAGGTCAATACTGTTCTGTTCACTGGTCAGGGTGATTTTCTGAGCCTGAATGTTCAAACCGATATTGCCGTTCAAACAGGTGACGGCGGTTGCATCATAGTTTCGTACATTGGCGGTCTTGAAGATAAGCTTAAAGTTTTTGCCGGATTTCTTCGCATCGTCGGCGAACAGCTTATAATCAATGGTTGCGGTTGTGCCGGACTTCACACAGAAATACGTGTCTCCGTCTTCATCGATCTGGTAACCGCCATTAGACCAGTCAAAATTATCAGAAACAGTCATCTTAGTGTTGCCATCAGTCCAAAGGCGATTTTCGTCTGCATTGGTTTTACCAGCAGGATTGAAGTCAAAAGCCAGATTAGTCTTGACAGGCTCGATAGTAATACCCAGCTCAGTCACAGTCACAGAGATGGTTTTAACAGTATCGCCACATGTGATAGTCAATACATGAGTGCCAATCGCTGCAGATTTGAATGTCCATGTTTGCATAGTGCGACCAACGGACAGAGTAGAAGTAGTGATGCCGTCTACAGCAAGAGTTACTCTTGCTGTGGAGCTGCTGGGGTCATACACGGTATAGGTGATAGCGATGTTGCTGTACTGCTTTGTAGTATAGTTGCGAACGGCACAGCTGATAATTGGAGTGGTATCGAGATCGCTCACCCACATAATATCCTTATAAATCTTATTGGATGTAACCGTATTACCGTTGATTTCCGCCGTCATATGAACTTCCAACAGATGAGCGCCATGTTTCTGGAGGGGTAGAGTATAAGTAAGCTGACGACCAGTAACAGTGGTGGTATTTGTGCCAACCTGTACGCCATCTAAGGTAAAGACAATAGTCTTACTAATATTGCCATACGGAGTATAACGGAAAGTCACCTCATCACTGTAGATAAGGGTATCATCGAAAATGCTCTCGATGTAGAACTCAATGACATTGATACTCCATGTTTTAGTGCCGACGCTGCCCACGTTATCAACAACAGACAGCTTAATATTATTATCACCGCTATGAAGATACTGAGTAATATCGAAGCTGTTCTTACCCTGAACAATAGTCTGTGTAGCGACTTTAGTATTTCCAACATACCAGGTGCCAGTTGCATTACCGGTATCGTCTCCAGAGTTGTCAACTGACCTGAAATTGTAATTGATGATAGCAGCATCACCAGAAATAACAGTCAGAGCAGAACCGTCCAAGCGCTCAATGGTGATAACACTAGTGCCGCCTGTGCCACCACCGCCACCCTGAATAACAACGGTAGTCTTAACACCGCCGTTCTCTAACAGACTCAGCTTAGAATCTTCATAAGTGATATCATATTCCTTACCAGACTCTTCGGGGTTGAAATCCTTCAGTTTTTCCTGAATCTCTGCAATGTCCGAATTTGCGGTATCAACAGAATCCTGAATAGAAGAAATGTTGCTCTTGATGTTGGCAATATCGGTCGTAAAGCCACTCACTGCGGTCTTGTCGGCTTTGTCAGCCAAAAGCTTATCGGTTGCTCCCTTGTTGTAATAGTCGCTCTGAAGAGTAGTAGGGAGGTCGCCTACTTCGGTCTTCAGGTTGTCCAGTGTCTCTTTTGTTTCAGTAAGAGTGTTCTGAACAGGGGAGAGCTTTTCATCAATTTTCGCATCGACAGTTTTGTTATATGCGGTCACCCAATCAACGCTCGGGTCAGTGCTCAATGTAATACGAGAAATTTCCTGTTCTCCGTTCATAAACTGAATAATCTGGGTCTCAGGAGTGTATTTCACGTCAAAATTAGCCAATCCATCAACAGCATTGATTTCATCACGAAGCATCTCGACAAAGCCATCAACTTCAGTTTTCTTATAATACTGGGCCAACTTTTTATCGACGCTTGCAACAGCATTTTTTGCGTCATTGGCACTTTGTTTGGCTTCAGCCGCCGCGCTCTGTGCCTCGCCAACTTTCTGGTTCATAGTAGCGAGGAAAGAGGTATACCAGTCATCTCCAGTCGGATCAGTCATCTTTTTACCAGCAAGAGACTTAATGACGTTTAATTTGCCATTGGGGCGAGAACGCCACAAATAACTTTTTGTAGTGCTGGAATTTGGAATTGTGACTGCACCACTTGCCATCAGTTCAAAAGCGAGCGTGCCATCCTTTGCAGTAGCATTATCGCTCAGCAACCATCCGAATCGAATCTTGGTATCATTGAAAGTAACATTGATGGGGGCGGCGTAGTTTTCCTCATTGTTGGCGTTCATATAGTGAATCTGAATAGTCATACCCATCAGGTCGATACCGTCGTAAAAACGAGGCATTTCAAACGGAACAATTTGACCGTTGTTTTCCTGAGTGACATCCACCTGAGCAGAGTTCACAGTAATATTGCGATTCTCGTCGATTGACGAATAAACCGTATCCTCATAATCATCAATCCAAACGTACTTGTCGCTACGGGTAAAGCCGGAATCTACCGCAGCAAACGCCGCTACGTCATTTAGATCCATCGTCGCCACGTCTGCAACAACGGGTTCATTTTGGATTGCCATAAAACTAGTCGTCATCGCGGATTTTGAGGCCATCCGTTTTGACTCTTCAAATGATAATGCCATTTACTCACTCCTTTGCTTTACTTCGCACGAGCGAACTTATGTAGTAGTTGTGGGGTTATTGTTCTTATTGACATCAGAACGAAGGTCTGGAAAATATTGATCAAGCATCCAGTCCTGATAGATGTCGTATTTGCTTTCTTCTTTACCATGTCCTACAATGTAGGGATAATAGGGGAAATACCGGCTCATAGTAAGAGACATCGTTCCCCCGCCGAGGTTGATACTAAAACTCTTGATAATCCAATCAACAGGTGTTTTACTATTCAAATATTTAGCCGCATACTGAATTTTTTCATTAACATCAAGCCACGGAACTAACAAAATAGGCACCACCAACCCATCGGTTAATCGTGCCTTCTTCCATAATTCATATTTAGCAACTTCCATTGCCTTTTCATCCGTGGTATAGTTGTCATAGTCTCCGCCCGAAAGTATTTCATTGCGACGACCAATTTTTTCAATTGAGAATTTTGCGTTATACAAATCATCGATATTGTCTGGATCAGTCATGCAGACATATTCAAGATTATCGCAGTTCTCTTCTTTTTTTTCCGCGGCAAGTTTATCGCCGGTCGGTACAGTGTCTACCAATTTGACCATAGCATGAGATTGTTGCTGCCCAATAAAATAGAAGTGCTTTGTATCAGGGAACCACTGAATGACATAATACTTTCCCGCTTCCATGATAGAAGGTTCCTGCTCAACGTCGTTACCATCAGCATTAGGAACAGATTTATAAAGCAGGGAAGTTTTTGTTGTAGTCTTCTGTTCAGTCCCACCACTTCCATCGGTCTTAACTTCTGTTGTCACAAAATTAACAATAATATTCAAGGTTTTGCTTGTGATTTTCGCAGGCATAATAAACGATATATTCGCTTCATTATCAACAGCAAGTTCTTTTACGGTCAGTGTAAGAGAATTCTTTTCGGAAGAATAAGTTGCAGTCGAAGAATATGCGTCAGAATCGATTGTGGCACCAAACACTTCAACACAGTTTCGAACCGTAGAATAATCCACTGTGGCCGACTCACCATCTGCCGTCACCAAACTTGCAAATAAATCTGGGTCGAGTACAGGTGGGTCATCAAATCCGCTCGGAATTTCGTGACATACGAACACGTCATCATCGAAATACATCTCAAATGGATAATAGAGGTCGCGTAACTCGGTCAAAATCTGCCACAAAGTTGTACCAGTCTCATATTCCAAATCGTAGGGAACATTGCGCGTCCAATAATCAATCACGCATTTGTTAAACTCGCTCATCGGCTGTTCAGTTAAGACTGTTTTAATGACAGGAGCGATACGTGTTCCTTTGTTGATTTTTGTTTTTAGACCGGTCAACTGTCCAGCCAGATCGCCATTCAGTCGCGCCACAAGGTCTACGCAAGAGCATTGCACCGTATTCGTAGTTGCGTTATATGTAAATCCATTTGATGAAATGGAAAAGCAACCCTGATTAAACCAGTGAACATCTTGATTTTTAGAAAATACATTTATACGCTGCACGGATACTTTTTCAAATTCTTTATTGAACGAGTCGTTGAGCTTTTTCTTGGCTTGAATAATCTCGTCTTGAATATCGTGCATAGAATAACCAACATAAACGCTAGTAACACCATATTCTTTTTGAAGTTCTTCTTCACTCTAACCAGCAATAGCACTGACATCAGCAGCAGATAACATACTGCCGTTCACTGTTTGTCCCTGTATTGCCGCAATCATATTATGAACCTTAACAGGTTTTCCCCAAAGTGTCATAGAAATACCTGTTTTATCCTTGAGTAGAATCGTGGCTGGGTCTGTAGATGTACCAATGACTCTTGAAAGATACCTGGATATTTCTGAATTACATAGAGGGATTAAATCACCATCATCAGGTTGAAAAAGAGGAGTGTATGCAATTTGTAGACCATTAAATTTATCATCGCAACCAAGAACAGTAGAATAATCTCCTTTATTGATTATGGCTTCCGGGTCTGGTTCAAATGCTTTTTTAAATTCTGAAAAAACTAAAGAACTAAGCCATTTCCCAACGGTAGTCCCAAAAGTTGTCTCACCATTCATCTCCTTTACAAACTTAGAATAATAAGACATATTATCATCGTTCCACTCAATCACGCCACGATTGATGTTGTCGATATTCCCGTATTTTGCATGACCTTCTTGAGTGATTTTTGAAACTAAAGCATTATATTCCGCTTTGGCTTTCTTATATCCAGCAGATTCTTTTGTCTTTTTTTCAAGTTCTGGGTACGAGAGGGAAGTAGTTTTGGTTCTTCCTTTTAGTCCGATAAAAACACGAACATTTTTGCTTATCCAGTCCTCCTCGTCAAAAGCGGAGACAACACTCTTTTTGCCGAGATACAGCGTAGTATTAAAGGTGCGTCGAATATCCGATTCCGAATCAACACTTACAGTTCCATCAATCGCAATGCCTTCCAAAGAATCGACAGTTGCAAAATCTTTGTCCAATAAATCAATGCGACAATATATATGAGGAGAATGGCTTTTTAAAAGAGCGAGGTCTTCATCTGTAGGTAAGTACTTCATGTTGTACCTCCTACCGGCAAATATTCGCTCAGTCCATTACTGTACATGTCATCTTCACTCTCAACAGATCCGATTTCGACAAAGTTGAAACTCAACGTACCTTTGTCATAATGCTCAGAACAACTTGTAGTAACACTGCCATTTACTCCAATTAGCCACTCACGCCCATCAAACATTTTGAGAACTTTTGCGTCTCCGTTAGTAAGCCATGCTGAGATTTCTTTACGGTAATCATTTCCGCCGTCAACATCAAATTCATCTTGAGTCATATCGAATTCAATACCAACGCCCGAAAAATCACCAGAGTAATAGTTCGCTTCATTGCCAAAATACAGATAGGGGTATTTGCTACTCATGGTTTCAACGATAGAAGCAGTGCGTTTTAGCTCAACACTATCTACCTTTGGCTCAAGAAGAATGTGATAAGATGTTTCTCCATCTGTAATAATTGCGCCATCAAATTCACTGACTACTATCTTTTTAACATAGCCCTTTTCAATAGTATTAACAACAGGAGACACAGCATATTCATAAGGCTGTTCGCGCCCAGCCGCATACCAGTCAGTGTGTTCCATTATGACATATCCGGTATTTTCTGAATGCAATTTTATTCCATGAATAGTATCAGAGAATGGTTTAGTGACGTTCTTTTCGGGCATGACGCTAATCCTAAAATACGCGATAATATTCTTATAATTTACATTCCAAGATGATTTATTCCAAGTTCCAACATTTCGTGTCTTGTTAAACATTGCAGAAATCGATTTCTATAGGTTTCTCATAAAAGAACCAATGGATGAAAAACGATCCAATGCCTCATTATAGGTATATTCTTTCCCGTTGGAATAATATTTAATACTTGTTTCCGCATAGCCTAAGAATTTTTGATTTTTGTCATATGCTGCAATTCTAGCAATATATCCATCAGCCGATATTTCGACTGACTTTAAATCACTTGCCGGGATTAGATTAGTGCTCATTGAGATGTTATCCGTAGTAAATACTCCACTTTGACTAACATAGCCATTTGACCAGTTGGGCAATAAGAGCAAATCGTTTGATAAGTCAACTTGTTTTTCATAAATAGTCATCCATGTGGCATCTAAAGGTTTTTTACGCTTAAACCGAAGATGAGTAATGTCACTCTTCACATTGGCTGGATATTTTGCAAAAAGGTTAATACAACCACGCCGTTTATCGTTTTCTGCATCAAAAATTACTCCATCAATTTGTTCGCTATATTTCGTCTTAAACTGTTTGAACCCGGTATCAAGCTGGTAGCCTCCAACTGATTCTGCTTTAGCACGAACATAATAAACGCTATTATTGTCAAGGCCATCAACATAAAAACTCTTCATAGAGTCACGGTGATAAAAACATTGCGACTTTTTGATTTCGTTTTTATTAGAGTCATAAAGATAATATTCATATCTATTGATAACTTCACCCTCAGCCGTTTTGTAGGTATAATCACAATCAAAAGAGTATGAAGGTGTAAAGATAATTTTAGAAGTGGAAATGTCGGAGAATGCTCTGAATTTAATGGAAGGCTTCTCGTGACAATAAAACAGAATCTTGTCACTATATTCGCTGAAAGTGTTCGTACCAGTTAATCTGCAACGAATCATGATATAATAAGGGTCATGCTGATTTACAAGGACACCACCTTTAATTACAAATTGTCGAGCTAGGCCAGTTCCAGTGGGAGCTACTGTGCCAAATTTATAAACAGTGCTATCTTTTGACTTGAAGACGATATAGGCAACTAAGTCAATATCGGCATATGCTCCGAACTGGAATGAAGCGTCTTCGTTAGCACTAAATACATTGATTTTTGATAGAATTGGTTTCACTGTATCACCTCCAAGTTAATCAGATGTTGTAACATAACAAAGCGCACCCTCAGAGTTTATTTTCAATCCAAGAGTGCTCAAAATGCTGTCAGCAGTGATTGCATCGACTTTTTTAGTCAACTCATTATAGTGAGTTTTTTCTGTCCTACTTAGACCGCTAAAATTGGTTGCCAAAGCGCTAATGTCATTTTTGTTTGTAGTGACCTGTGTTTTTGTTGTCGCATATTCATCGTTTTTGAATGTACTTAAATCAGAAGAAACATCATCAATCCTTTTATTTAAAGAAGCATAATCGTCAGATTCTTTTGTTTGCAAATTATGTATGTCCGCCTCATTGGTAGACACACGGTCCTGTAATGCGACAAAATCGTTCTTTTTAAAAGAGTCAAGATCTATATCTGTAGAACCAACTGATTTTTTTAATTCCGCATAATCTTCTGCTTCTTTTGCTTCAAGACTTGCCACACGGTCGTTTACGGCATTTGCAGTTGTATCGTCTGTGTATTTTGTGGCTTTCTCCCAATCACTATGAGAATAAGAGCCAGTCGCTCCCTGCGCAGAAGTACAGATATATAAATCGCCATTACTGCCTAAAAACCATAAGTCACCAACATTATATGGAGGAGCAGGAACGGAACGGAAAACTTGACACTTGCTGTCGGCAGTATTTTGTGCAAGAGCGGCAGAAGCGAGCGCATTGATAATACTTGCGTCAATTATCTCATACCACATATATTCTCTTTTTGACTCAGTACTATTAGCCGCTTCTATCCACCGATAGCATTTTCCAGTATCAATATCATAATAAATCTCGTTTACATGATGCTATTCCGTATGCCATTTTACCCATTCTACGGCAGGCGCATTCTCTTTCGTCGGGACTCCATGTCCGTAGTTTGTCTTAATGGTGCCGCTGATTTGAGCTTGAGTGTTTTTGTTAGTCGATTCTGTCTGATTGATTAAATTGGAGAGATTTGTATCAATTTTATCGACGTTATTTGATAAATCACTCAAGTCCGAAGAGATCGTTCGCACCTTGGCAGCTTCCAGACTTTGATTTCCTTCAGTCAAAATAATATTTCGAAAATTCTTTTGCATTGCGGTGACAACGAGTTTTTGGCCGACTTCATAATCACGATTTGTAATCACGACATATTCGCCACCAAATGCGGCAATTTTATAGGTGTATCCATTTTTAGATGTAATAACCCCGTAAGAAGAAACATCAAATTGCGCGTTCGCCACTGCACTCTTGGCGGCAGAAGAAATGGCCTCAACTAACACATCTGTTGCACTTTTACTTATGTTTGACACTTTCTTTCACCTCCAAGAAAAATATAAAAGCCGACCCGCTGGGAAAACTCAGTGGTATCGGCATTGTGTTTTAATATCCTCTATTTAATTTCGCTTATTCATTTTTTGAGAAAGTTTGTTGGGAAGATTACGGACAATTTCGTTTGCCAAATCTTCTGCTCCACCAACAGGGTTCTGAATAACAATATCTCCAATAGAAATATCAATATTAGAACCGCCGTTAGAAGATAGGGAAGCCGTTCCATACTTAGACATCTGATCCTGGAACCAAGCATCTGGATTGCCACCCATCTCGAAGAGACGAGAAGTAATATCTGCAGGAACAACTCCATCGCCGGTTTCAAGATAAGTATAACGCCCAGCTTGCGGTTGACGAACCAGAAGCTCGGAACCTTGCTCGTCAACATTATACTTACCGGATTTTTGAATGTTTCGAGAACCAGAAGCTTTTTTGCCAATGAGCTTATTGACGAAGCTTTTACCCGCATCCGCGATTTTATTGACAGCTTTTTCTGCTTTTTCTTTAAGGCTACCGCCAGAAGATTTAGAGCTACTGCCGCTATTCTCATTACGGGAGCTGCTGGAAGAGCTGGAGCTAGAACTGTTAGAATTTTTACCAGTGGCGGTATTGTAAAGATTTTTAGCCTCATTGGCAAAGCCACTGACAACTTTTTCACCAAATTTCCATGCAGAAGAATTAGTGATTTTATCTTTGGTGGAACTTACAGCGTTATTTACTTTGCCGCCGAGCCAAGAGTTATCCCACTTCTCTTTTACGTTAGAAGCAATTCCTTTGGTCGTAGTTACTAACCCACTGAAAGCGTTGTTTACTTTGCCGCCGAGCCAAGAATTGTTCCATGCATTTTTTGCACTACTAACTGCGTTGCTTCCAACTTCATAGATGTCTTTACCAAGCTCTAACAAGCTCTTACCGCCAGAAACAGTCGTGGGAGTACCACTGCCGCCACCAGAAGATAGACTACTCGAAGATGTGGAACTATTGCTAGTAGTATTTTTGGTAGTAGGAGTTGTCTGACCTTTATTGTACAGATCGTTTCCAATCGTACCAAAACTATCACGAATAGAAGAAATAGTGTTATCGCAACTCTTAGTGATGCTATCATAAGCTTTCCCCATGACCCACGTAATATTTTCACTAAGATTGGTAGCACCAGGTTCAACATTTTTCCAAGCGTTTGCCATTTGGTCAGGGAGAACTTTATTCAAAGTCTCTTCACTCTTGGATTCGATTGTACTATATGCGCCATTGATTGTGCTTTGAGTATTGTTAGCCAAATCACGAACGCCGCTTTCAGCCATACCCCAACTATTATCGAAACAAGCTCGCATATCATAGAGCATCTTTTCGGTATCGCCGGTGGTATCAGCCTAAGCTTTAGAGATGGTAGACTCCGTTTTAGCACTCAGGTTGCGGACGCCACCACCACACTGATTCCAACTATTCTTCATCTTACTAGAGATGGAATCCATTGCATTAGAACAGCTGTCTTTCATAGAATTGAAAGAGTTTGCCATCTTATTAGCGTTAGACTCACTCATCTCGTCAGTCATAGATGCCATTTTGTTGAAACCAGCAGTATAGGTGTTTTGCATTGACTGGAACAGTTTCTTTGTGATACCCTCGACCTGTTCTGCGTTCAATGCGGTGTTGTCTCCGATAGCGGCATAGGTATCTTTAACCAGCTTCTGCATATTGCTATACATTTCTTTACTGGTTGCATCAATCTGATCGTCACTCAAGCCAACCTCTTTTGCCATATCTTTCCATGTCTTCTCAAACTGAGATTTCATGGAATCGAGTTGAGCAAGTGTGTTGGACTTGGAAGAAGAAATGAGATTGTCAAGAGAATTACCTGTACTGCTATTACCAAAGCCGAAGAATTCACTAATTGAACCCTTTATTAAGCCTCCGCTGTTTATTAAGCCTCCGCCCTTTATTGCGCTTCCGATATTCTTTATTTTATCAAACCATTTCGAAACCGAAGAGCTTTGACCGGAAGAGTTTATAGTGGACTTAGTTTTATCTGCGAATGTAGTAAACTTTAAATTCAGCCCGCCTAGAGTCTTAACGCTCTTTGAAAGCAGCGTAGGAATAAGTCCGGTCTTATTGTCGTCACGAATATCGTCAACGGCCTCAACTACTTCATCAACTTTAGAGTCAATGGCGGTGTTTTTGTGAGCTTGAGGCACAGAAGTAATAGTCGTATATCCGCTGGAAGCAGCAGAGTTGCGAGAGCTAGGTATTTTAGAGGCTATGTTCTTGACCCAGCCGATAGGATTCTTGGCGATTCCCATTAAAGTCGCGGTTTGTTTTGCGGGGACAACTCCGTCACCTTTTTCGAGTTGAGTCAGGCGTCCCTTTTCAGGAGAACGAACGATAATCTCTTCGCCTTCCTCATCGACATTATAAGTACCAGCCTTTTCGACTTTCTTAGTACCTTTAGCAAATCCAAACAGTTTACCAACCCAGCGAATTGGAGCAGTCACAATGTGTCCGATTGTACCAAGTAAGCCGCGTTTCTTTGTACCATCGCTAGATGTGCCACCAAACAAGAATTTTCCAATGCCACTAACGGCTTTAGTGATCGTTTTGCCAATACTCTTAACTATTTTACCAAGAGTTTTGCCAATACCAGTTACAGCTTTCCCGATAGTGGAACCGATTTTTGCGAGACCGTTTGTAAATGAGCCGCCACCGATTGCACCGACAGCAAGCGTGCCGCCAAGGAGAATCGTACCGATGACAGGAATATGACTGACTGCGGCCGCAATAGTTCCAGCGACACCAGTGCCACCTGCAGTACCTACAGCGGCAGTTACCGTTCGACCAATTCCTTTGAAAATACCAGCAATACCAGAGAATAGCTTGGTTCCGCCCAATGTAGTGCTAATGTTACCGAAAATTGAGCCGAGCCCGCCAATCGCTTTTTGAGCAATCGATGTGACTCCACCGAACCCCTCTTGGAAGACAGACGCTAATCCGCCACTACCAGAGAAAATTCCCTGTGCTGCAGAGACCACAGTCGTTTTTACATTGCCAAGAGATTTTGCAATAGCCTGTCCTAGTTTAGGAATCTCACTAGTGCTCTCTCCAAGGAAGCCTTTTGCTGCAGTGTACTTATTAGAGCCTCCAATGCCAAGGAAGCTCTTTCCTGCATCCAAGAGGCGTCCCAAGAATCCTTTACCAGAACTCTTATCAGAGAACGTACTAACCGCACGCTGCAGACGATTCTACAGACCCGTAATTCCACCGTTCTGAGTAGAACCATTCAGATTGCCAAGCACGTCTCCGAGCTTAGTCAGCGTATCAATCAGTGTCTCAAGCTTGGTGATGACATTAGAAACATTAGTTGCTCGCTGGACCGCCTTCATATTGGAGACAACAGAAGCCATAAATCCATCGTAGTGACCTTCCATCTCTGCAAAGGTCATGGCTTCGAACTGGGAAGTGTATTTCAGTTTCTTCTGATAGTCGTCCCAGCTTGTGCCAATAAGGTTAGTGGCTTCCTGAACCTTATCTTTGAGCTTATTCAGCCGGTCGATTTCTTCCTGTTTCTTATATTCACGACGTTTGCTGCTGAGGTCACTCTGAGCGTCACGAACTGCACTTGCATCAGCCTCCCACTCGTAACCATTCTCGCCATAGACGCGAGTGGTCTTATTGGCCTGTGCTTTTGCGAGAGCATCCTCGGCTTTTTGCAGTTCAATCGCACGCTCCTGAGCATCGTTCTGCTCATTCAGCGCGTCGATGCGCTTGTCAATGACATCCATCCATGCATCGCCCTGAATTTTCAGGTCATTAGACTTCTTGTCATTGGCGCTGTTCACGAGGTCAAGCAGGGAAGAGAAGAGGTCTTTGAGATTGGAAATAATCGTGTTAAGACGATTGGCTTCTTCTCCCATGCCTTTCATGTGGTCAGTGACATCCCAAGTGCCATCGGCAACCTTTTGAAGGATTTCAGCATAGCGCTTACCAATATCAGTGCCTTCGTACTTTAATGCAAGCTCTTTCAATTCTGCAATATACAGTTCTTTAAAAGCTTCTTTGTTAAATACGAGTTTGTCACCCTGAAGCTCAAGACAACCGACGTATTTTGTGTCAAGCGCCATCAGCTTCTGAATACTGTCTTGACTTAAATCACCATAAGCATTATACTCGTCTACAATATCGGATAGATCATTAAACGCACTCTGGAAATTATCCATCCGATTGTTGATGTTTTCCAGAGTAGAACCTATACCATTGATATATTCTTCGATACTGATAACATTATTTTTAATCTTATCTTCAGCATCTCTAAAGCCTTGAGCGAGGTATTTTCCGGCCACACCACCGGTCTCTTCACAAGCAGTAGCCATACCATCAAGCTTTTCGAGGAACATCTGCTTAAAAGCATCGCTGTTATAATCGATTTCACTATTCTCTGGATTTAGTGCTCCAGCAAATCGCTCGTCTGTAAATAGGTCTGTGTTATCGTACAAGTCCCGAATTGCCTGATATTTTTTATCCACATCATCCGCATCAAGAGCACCGAATGGGTTCTCAATCTTATTCTTGCTGACCTCAGATAGCCCAGAAAATGCGGATTTTATAGCGTCCGTCTTTTTCTTAGCTTCATCCATCGCAGTGCCGTAACCCTTGATGGCGTCAGTCAGTTGCTCAAAGGAAATAGTTTCAGAATCAACACTAGAATTCAGCCAATCGAGAATCTTCTTCATCTCATCGGCAGACTTACCGCCATCTTTTGCGGCATTCGCTTCCTTGAGTTGTGCCTTGACAAAGATGCGGAATTTAGCTGTATTAAGTTCAAGCTTTCCGTTTTGCTCCGTCAAACAAGCGGTAAACTTGTCATCGACACCAATCAGTGACTTCATTGTATCAGCACAGATATAACCATATTGGTTATATTCTTTCATGGCCTTTGTTAAGGTATCAAAAGCAGAAGCAATATCAGTCACAGACTTCGCAGTAGACTTGTTGTTCTTGCTGGCCTTATTTGTCGGGAACCCATTCAACTGATTTGTTAATGCTCGCCCACCCTTTAAAGCGGCATTCATATTGGTGTACAGCAAAGAAAGCTGAGTATTTGTGCGAGTCGTGATTTCCTCTAGTTTTGCAGGATCTACGCCGCGTTCGCCGGCCTTCTCTACTTCGTTTGCAAACTCCTGAGCTGCACTGTATGTCGCAGTAGCCGCAGTAGCATTTTTCAAGGCAGGAAGAAGATTTTCCAGAGCAGTCTTTTCAGCCTCTGTTTTCTCTTTTAAATCATCAGTGCTTTCAGCCGTGTCATCTGCAGTAAGGTTTGCGACCTCATGTTGTGCGTTAGACAGAATTGTTGCTGCAGCTTCTGCGTATTCAGCAGCAAGTAACTCGGCATAACTCTGTTTATTTATCTGGAGCTTACCATTAACAAGCTCAAGGCAATTCAGATACTCGGTGTTCATCGTCAGTAAAGACTGAAGAGAATCGAGACTCATGTAACCATACTGGTTATACTCTTCCATCGCACTGGTAGAAGCTTTGTACGCAGACTGGATTTCATCCATTTTGGAAGAAATATCTTCCATCTTCTGTGCGCCAGCAGCCAATGCGTCAACACCATTTGCAGAAGACTGAGCTACAATACCAACCTGTACGAGAGCCTGAATAAAAGCGTTCACGCCATCTGTATCGGCAGAGAAATCCATATCTGTCAATGCTTTACGAAGTGCCGCCAAGGCTTGCGCCTGTTCGTCAGTCAAGCCTTCATTCGTGCCCCATAAGAGATCGTTTAGTTTGCTTGCATCAAAGTCATCAATGGTATTTTTTAGAGTTTCGATTGCAGAATTGACCTTATCGAAACTATAGCTTACGTCCATACCATTGCTTTTGCCGTCGCTCCAAAAGTCAATAGCTTGGAGTTTTCTACGAGCATTTACATTCTCATTGACGGCATCAGTAGAATCATTGTAAGCATCTGCATCATCTTGAAGCGCGGCTTGCTCATCCATTAAATACTGATAAACAGTATGGTAAGCACCACCTGCGGCTCGTTGTGCTTCAGTCGTATTCTGAACAATGTAATCCAGAGCCTTTCCAAGTTCGGAATAATACTTTGCAATAGAATCTGGGTCGTTCAAATCCTTTACGCCAAAATTGCCGCTCTTGTTGAAAACATCAATTCCAGCATCCTTTAACTCATTCATAATGCCAAGGTTAGCATTTGCAGAAATAGAACTGAAGAAATGGGAACGATTATTATCCTTGGCGGTCTTAACAAGCTTGTTGCCCTGAGCATCTTTAGACTGAATCAATTTAGATTCGGATGCTTTGAGCTGTTCCTCTGTAATGTCTTTTAGCAAACCAAGTTGCTCTTCGTATTTGCCATTTTGAAGGTCTAGCTGGTTCACTTTGTTTTCATCAAGAGTTCCCTGCTCTTTAGCGAGAGCTAAAAGCTCTTCTTGGATGTCTTTTGCTTGGTCGAAATCTTCCGTACTCCAACCAGACTTATCACCAAGTTCTTCGTAGGCATCGACTAAATCCTTCAAAGAGGAAGTGGCATTTTTAGCTGCGTCAGCTTCCTCTTTGGTCTTTGTGGCCGCAGTATCGATTCGCTGTGCGTAATCAGCTATGGCGGAAACGACTCCGTTTATTGCCATTCCAATTAACGCACCAACAGCCATCGACAAAGCGAGATTTAGTGCTTTTGCCGCGAATGTTGCTGCCCTCATCGAGAGAGTCAAACCGTCAGTTGAGGCTTGACCTTTAATTGTGTATTTGATAAAATCAAGAAGAGAAGTACCAGTACCACGAATTTTTGGGTCGAGCGATTCAAACATCGCACGCATCTTTCTGAGCTTAGTAATAAAGCCAACAATATTGCCTTTATCGTCAACACTAAATACGTTTAAGAAAGATAATATCTAATTTGAGGAGAAGAATTATGAGTAAAACGATTTTAGTATGTCCGAATTGTGGCAGATTCAAATGGTGGCCTGATATTTCATGCCCACATTGCTCGTGCATTATGGTAAATTACACAAGATGGAAAAATGCAGACGAAGAAGGCAAAAAGAAAATATTAAGTGAGTACCCTCAACCCGACGAATATCATCCGATCGCTGGACATCCAGATTGGCTAAAAGAAGCCGACAAAGAAGACGCAGAAATTCGTAAGATACTTGCTCAAGAGGAAGCTCGCAAGAAATACGTTCCTCATTGTCCTACATGCGGCTGTCCTGACGTAGAAAGAATTGGGACAGGGGAAAAGATTGCCGATACCGTTGTATGGGGATTTCTAGCGAGAAAACCTAAATGCCAATTCAGATGTAAAAACTGCGGTTACGAATGGTGATGTATTATGTCTCTTATTATTGCAATCCCTACTAAGCAGGGAATCTTCGTGTCAGGCGATTATAGACGAGAATCCAAATATACCGACAGAGACTCAAACGAAGTCATGTACACCACTCATTCTGATTTTGAACAAAAGGTTTTTCGAACTAACAATGGTCATGCAATAGCTCTTGCTGGAAATGCAAAGTTGAACGATGGAACTTCGACTAATGATACTGTTTACAAGCTTGTAAAGAGTATCAATCGCCGCAAACTAACCATCAAACAAGAAATCAAGTTTGTAAAGAAAGACATCTCAGCTAAAACAGGAGATAATCCCGTTGCGCTTCTTATTGCTGGTTACGAGAATGGAAAACAAGTCATCTTAAAAACAGACACAAGAGAGAATAGTATTCAGGACGTTTCAAACGAAGACATTGCTGTCATCGGTGTGATGGGTGTCGCAGAAAGACTCATTCGCATAGTACCGCCGAGAGACACACTTTGCGAAATCGACGTCGTTGAGTATATTAAGTTCCTTAATAGAACAGTTGCCAAAATGCTGGAATTCTCGGACTATAACCCAATGGTAAGTGAAGACTGTGACGTTCTAGTTATCACAGAGGATAACGCCCGATGGAAAACCTCACTCAGAAGACTCGACTCTCTTAGGTAGTGAGCCGTAATCAGCGTAAATTACGATTGTCCCATCTTTTTTTAGGCATGATACCCCAAAATGCGGAACGACTTCTTCGATATCTGGAAGTTGAGCCGCAAATGCCTCAATTTCTTCAAGAGTTGAAAGAGGCTTTCGAATCGTGTCATTCATACTAAAACCCCCTGAAAAATCACTTATATGGCTGCGACACATATACCCGAAGTGCCCAGTCTGCGGCTGTCCTCATCTTGATAAGATAGGCGCTGGTTCCAAACTCATTGACGTGGCAGTGTGGGGATTTGCTAGTAAGAAACCGGGAAAGCAGTTTAAATGTAAAGCATGTGGATATGAGTTTTAAAGGAGAATAAAAATGCTTCAAAGAACAACAAACGGTGTTCCTCAAAAAGATTTTTGTCTTCATTCTCCTGCAAGTGTAGAATTCAACGGAAAGGAAGTTCGTGGACTTACAGCTTATTGGGATACTGGAAGCTCCGTATGCTGCATTGCAAGAGAAATTGCCAACAAACTTGGCTTACCCATCATGCCAACCCAACAAGAAGTTAAGTCAATCACAAACTCTAAAATGGCTGACATTACTGTCTGCACATTAAAAATTGGACATGGCGATGACATAATCCTTCCTGATACATTGTTTTGCGTTATGGACCCGGAAGATTTTGAATATGAACTTCTTATTGGTCAAGATGTTATAGGGTATGGAGAACTACACACTAAATACAATCCAGCAATGGAACGGATTAGATTTGAGTTTGAGATTGACCCTTCTGTGATTCCAGACCCTGAGACTTGAGCAATTCTTTCCATTGTGAGAAAATTTGTTTCCGTTCTTCCTGAGTAAACGGAGGCATCTTCCGTACTCTAACGGAAATAATGTTAAAATCGTTCATTTGAATACCTCCGATACAAAAGAGAGATGAAATCATGGAAGAATATGTACGGTATTGCCCATTTTGCGACAAATATTACCATAAAAGAGATTTACTGTGCGCGTTTTGTTTGAGAGATACTATTCTATTGCCTCAATGGAACGGAATGAACGAGCAGAAAAAAATCAATTGGAGGTTTACAAACAGACCCAAAAGAGATATCTCAGAACTAGATCCGAATTTTGTTAAAGAGATGCAAGATAAAGCCAATGTCTTTGACGCTCAATATAGAGCAGAACTGGAAGAAAAAGAGCATCCAAAGTACACCCCAAAATGTCCAACCTGTGGCTGTCCTGACGTAGAACGTATTGGCTTTGGAGAGAAGGTTGTAGATACAGCTGTATGGGGCTTTCTGGCTAGAAAACCCAGATGTCAATTTAGATGTAAAGCATGTGGTTATGAATGGTGATGTATTATGAGTCTCGTGATGGCTATCGCAAACAAAGAAGGAATCGTTGTGTCTGCGGACTGGCGACTCATACGTCATAGAGCAGACAATCCGTTTATCGCTATGCCGTCCGACCATAGCCAGAAAGCGTATATTACAAATACAAACCATGTCGTTACGTTCACCGGCGATGCTAGACTTGACACAGGCGAATTTCTAAACGACGTTATCCTTCATACACTTAAAATTACGTCAGCTCAAAAGATGCCTATCCAAGAAGAGCTTGGATTCTTGCTAAATGTGCTGGTGCAGAAAACAGTGAATAGCACTGTTTATTTAATCGAATGTGGTATCGAGAATGGCGAAAATGTGATACTTAGAGCAGATACAGGCCATAACAAAATTCAACCGAATACATTGGACGATATTGGTTATGCAGCTAGTGGTGAGCATAAACTTTATCAATCAAAACTCATCAAGCTTGGAGATAATATCCATACACTTAAACTACAAGAAATGGTTAAATTCCTTCAGGGTATAAACTACGAAATAGCCGAAATTGACAGTTTAGTAAGCCCCAAATGCGATATTATTACAGTTACTTCCGAAGGCGCACAACGTTTATATACACCTGAACGCTACGGGTGGATTGTCGATCCATGAAAAAAATTCACTGACAGAAGTGAATTGAATCAGTTCTTCTTTTTGAGATTCGTAATTCCATACCTCCGCATAAGCAATCGTATCTGCGTTTAATGGAAGGTTGGTTCTTGCCCATTCAGGATTAACTGTTCCAAACATAGACAAGTTCTCCTGATAAGGTTTTCTTTTTCCACATTGATAAGAAAGCAAGTGACTCACCTCCGTCGAAAGAACTTGATTAAAAAGCCAGGCAAACAATTCAAGTGTAAGAGTTGTGGGTATGAGTGGTGATCCATAACTAACTAAAATGGCATAAATAAAACACCTAGAGGCATGTAGCTTTTAGGTGTTTTGTTCCAATGGCATAATAATAAAAGCTCCCTGTCACATGGACAAGGAGCAAAATTTCTTAAAAACGGGTTCGACTGATTGTTTACTCGTTCGATTAACTGTTCACGCAGTCAGTCATCTGAAATGGCATACTAGAGTTCACTAGCGCCTCACAACCACAATCCCGTCCTATTCTGGATTTAATGTATCATACAAAAGATTATAGTCCTTTTGTAAGTCGGCATACTTTTTCTTTATACTATCAAGCTCTAATTGCCTTATTTCAGCTTCGGAAACCGGTCGTTTAAACCAAACTTTTCCGCCACATCCTTCACTGTCAGTAAGATTATGATGCGGATCAAGCCAAACAACATAGAATACAGAATGTTCTATTCCATTAACAATAAATCCAATTACTCTGCCCTTTGACTTGTTAATTCTGAACTGCCAATATTCATGTTGTTCATCACCATCTGGAGCAGAAGCATTTGTTTTGCTCCAATCAATCGGATGTAAATCATGTAACGAAGTTCTAATTTCTGGAATCTTTTTATTGCTAACACTTTTTAGGCAATCGAGCAGATCAAGAAACCACGCACCGCCAACTGTTTTATCTTCCGCATCTCCACCAAGATTAAATAAATCATGATTTCTATCAAAGCAAGCAAAAGAAAAAGTTAAACTATTTTGTTCAGCTTTGGCTCCATTATGTGGAAATACTTCCGTTTTTACTTCCGTGCATTTTGGTACGGGAAGTTTGAATTTAGTCTGCCTGTCCTTGCTCATAAAGTGCTTTGTAAAAATCCCTCATTGCTTTATAAGTGATTACTTCCGTACCGGGTTCCCAAGGCTCAAGACCTTTGCGAGCATTCTGCCACGGAGTTTCAGAATGAGTTGAAGCTTCAAGCTGATCGCCGTCGTATGGTCCATAAGTGCTATATACAGAATCAAGAATGTTCAGAACACGTTCGTTTAGAATACCCTCGTTAAAATCAACTTTAGGAATAGGCTCCCACCCATAACAAGAATATCGATGGTAGAGATCAGGAATTACAGGACCGTGAACCCATGCCTGAATTTCATTTTCAAACAAAGGACCATCGTCGTAAAGAGCACAGTACCATGCCTGTGCATAATAGCAAAGCTTTTGAAGCTTCTTGTGCGTCATTGATTCTTTACTAAGAAACCAGTCAGACACTTGATTTAGCAGTACCATGCTTACACCTTCCTTCTTTCACTCATAGTATACGCTAAAACACAATCAATAGCAATGGACTTTTCGTGAACATTTAAAACACCCGGCCTCCCTGCAGTAGGGAAGTCGGGCTTGTTCATTATGATGATACCTTATTTTAGAAGTTCAGCGATTTCTTCAGCAGTCATACCGTTAGCCAGTGCATTGGCAACAATATCTTCTGCCTTTTTGCGATTCAGCTCTGCCGCAATCTTTTCATCGGCGGCAGCCTTTTTCTTTTCGAGCTTTGCGATCTCTTTATTGAGCTTCTTCAGCTCTGTTTCTTTTGCTTTACGCTGGGCGTTTAGTGTAGCGATATCATCACTAATAGTTGCAATCTCCTGAGCAATAGATTCTGCGACAGTATTCTTTTCAGCGATCTGTGCTGCGTAATCGACGCCGTCGAGAACCTTTGCTTTATTCTTGCTTCCTTTAGGACGTGCCATAATAAAATACCTCCGTATATTTTGGATACGCGATTGTACTTATATTATAGCCAGAAAATTTCAGAAAAGCAACCTCTTTCTCTATATATTATAAATTACATTATAGTGGTATTGACATGGCCGTGTCGATGCGTGTATAATAAGTAGGCAATCAGGAGTTCCACATCGAACTTGTCCAATCATAGATGTAAAAATAGGCGGTCACCCTCCCAGTAGCCGGAAGGCAAGAAGGAGCGTGTATTTCTTTAACTGCCTTCCGGCAATATTGTCGGAAGGAGGATGTTGCCATGAATTTTGACATTCAGACTGTCTACTATGTCGCAATGCTGTTCTTCGGTTTTGCTGGCTTTGTTAAGACTGTTCTTGAGATTTTCAAGATGCTACATCATCACAGCGAGAGCCGTGATAAGTAAAAGAGCCGCCTATGTCCAGTAGGCAGCTCTTCATTGGGATTGAAATTGTCCAGATTTTAATTCCATTTGTTTGATGCTAACCGAGAGAACCGTCTATTGGAACTCTTGGTTGCTTTTATTATACACTTTTTAGAGTACGCTGTCAACGAACAACAGTGTACTTTTTCTTTTTTATTCAATTATTCAATCATTTTTCTCTTTCTTATATCGCGCTAGAGAGTAGCGCGTCTCCTCGTTTCCACCTACTTCTTTAAGTCGTCTGGTTACGTCTGAGGTGGACTTCTGAACTTTCGTCCAGAACTGACTATCCTTCCAGTGGTTGCTCACTGACCCTTTTTAGTCGATGAACCTTCCACCCTCATACATTATATAATAGGGGAGTGGATCGGCTGCTGACCGCCCATTGTAAACGCTACTTAGCACTCAATCATTACCATATTTTGACAATACGATAAAACCGAGCTTTTATCTCAGCATATAGCATCCATATCCTTGTTTCTATCTTTCGATTCCTACATTATATAATAATGATAGGCGATATGGCTCTTAGGGTTTCCCAGCACTCTAGGGACTATTTTATTTTTACATGGTGCCGCATCCTATATTATCAAACGCAACAAATATAAGAGGGCATATTAACTTTACCCGCACCATTTTTAAGCTTTCCGCTCATCTGCAATAAAGACAGCACGCCAGAAATGGCAGCTGTCAGAGTGGGTAATGCACCAGCGGCTTTAACTGCACCATCAGCAATGTCAACAGAAGCAGTCGCGAAGTCTACAAAGAATTTAATCAAAGAACTGTCAAGCAAATCCTGACTCAGTTGCTGGAACGCGCTATCGAGTTGTGCGAGTTTGCCAGTTATACTGGAAAGGTAGACTTCGTTCTCTTTTGCGGCTGAACCTGCACTGTTAGCCGCATCCTTCATAGATTTTTCAGCAATTTCAAATTGGCTCAATACAGCTGCCACCGCATTCGCATTACGCTTTCCGCCAAGCATTTCAGTAACATTCGCACGAGTAACATCAGACAGGCTTCCCCAAACCTCAGAGATTTCTTTCAAAATATCGTACGTGCTCTTGAACTGTGTACCAGCAGCGTCCTTCATGATATCAACGCCAGTAAGCTGTTTTAATTCAGAACGAAGCTCAGAAACAGAGTTAGCACATCCATCCGAAGACTCACCCATATTTTCGAGATCCGTTTTGGCTGCACGCAAATACATACTGACGGTTTTTAGTGTTTGTCCGGTAGATTCTGCGTTTTGAGTAACAGAATTCATCGCAACACCAAGCGAGATCGCCTGGCTTAAATCATTTCCAGCTTCGTGGAGGGCAGCTCCGCTACGAGTTAAAATCTCAGAAATATCAGAGGCACTTGCGGGTTCGTTATTAGCGACCTCGTTAATCAGGTCGGCTACCTTTTGAGCATCATCCGCCGCAAGGTCAAATCCTTTTAAAATCGAAATCATGTAAGACGAAGCGTCCGCAATATTTTCGATTCCATCACCTACGTTAGCAAATAATGTGCTGACACGAGCAAGCTCTTCTGCGTCTGGTAAGCCATAACCCAAACGAGCCCAATCTGCGGTTGCATTTACATAATCAGAAATGGATGCACCGAGGTCACGAGATGTTTTTGCTGCCCTATCAGAAAACTGAGAGTACGCTTCCGTGCTTTCTGTTGTAACTTTCTTGAGCTCCACCATGGCGTCGTCTATGTCTACGACATTATTATAAACCTCTCGCAGACCTTGTTTGACCATAGCCACGCCAGCCATAGCGATAGCAGTCTGGAAGTGCTCCTTAAACAGACGAGACAGTTTTTGACTAAGAGTTTCTGTAGTGGCCCCACATCTGCTGGCCTCAACCTCAAGGTTTGATAGTCTTGCACTAAGATCAGTAACATCGCCTTCACAGCCAGCAGCAGAAGCTTTTATTCCGTTTAAACTATCAATTAGCTAAGAATATTTACTTTTATTTGCAATAGAGTCTTCTAACTTCGTTGCACGTTCATAAACACTCTTAAACTTCGTCATATCAACATTGGCTTGATTTATATCTCTAAAATCAAATCCAAGTTCTTTTAAATGTTGACTTGTAGAATCAATAGTTGTATCAAGAGTCTTGCATTTTTTATCAAAGTCTTGAATTGCTTTCCCTGGTGTAGTGTTCTCAATAGAAGCAAGCTGGTCTCGCAACTCTTTTAACTTTCCAGAAGTTTTTCCAGTTCCATCTTCTCCATATAAATACTTTTTGATATTATCATTTTTATAGTTGGAGTTATTCTTAGAATAGTTTTCAAGAGACTGAATCTTTTTTTGATATTTTTCATACTCGGATTCTTGAGATATGAGAGTCTTTTTTAAATCATCTGCAATTTCTTGATTTTGTTTTTTTAGTTCTTTTGCAACCGAATCAGCGCCTTTTGCAGTATTCCTGTCAGCATTGAATTTTCCGGTTTTTTCGATATCCTCAAGCTTTAACTTTTGAGATTCAGTAATTACATCTTTTGTTTTTGTCTTGAGTTTATCCATCTCATCGTTGATTGCGCTCAATCTAGTCTGTACCGCTTTCAACTCAGATGATTTGTTCCCATTAGCAATTAACGATGCTTCATCTGCCTTTAACTTTGCTTGACGATTTGCAAGGCTGAAAAGGCGAGAGATATCACTTTTTGAAGTGTCTTGTGTCTTCGTAGATCCAGACTTCCCGGTATCAACCTTAACTGTCTGCTTTGCCGCAGACTGCATAGCCTTTTTAAGCTGTGCAGTAACTTTACTCTGGTCAATCTTGACATCAAGTGTAACCTTTGGAGTTTTTAGCTTTCCGCTCTTGACTACCTTATCAAGCGCATCATTTATATTACGGATAGTGTCGTTTTGATTTACTCCAAAAGCAATTTTTACTGGTTTTTCTTTATAATGCTCCTTAACAGAATTAAATTGCTTATCTAACTCTGCTTTATTTGTGTCAATAACAACCTTGACCTTAATGGCTGTTACGGCAGAAGACTCTGTGCCAGTATTTTCTTTTTCATCCATACTGTTGGTCACCTCTCTTTTCCATTTTCAACAATTCCTTTCAAAATAAAAAAGAGAAGCGGCCAGCTTCTTCAAGCCAGCCTCCTCTCATTCAAATTTTCCAAATAAATTGTGGGTTACAATTCATGTAATGCGGTTTTTACGAGCATAGCCGCTTCAACTTGTACTTTTGAAATAAATGGACGCGCAGGACGCTTTGGTTTATTTTCATTCGGTCGTCCCATTCGATTCCACTCTGCAATGTCCATCCACAAGCCATGCTCAATCCAATTAGCAAACATTGTTCCTTCTAAGGCTGCATTATCTCCTTCTCTGAATGGTGTTTTACACCACGATTCCTGCGGTCTTGCAATATCCTTTATCGTCATGGTCACAACATTATTGTCAGTAGTAACGCTACTTACGATATTTTTTTTGCTTTCGATTCCGTCAGACCGTCCACTCTTCGAGTGTACGTTTTCTGCAATGCTCGCTTGTAGTCTCGTTTCAATTTCCGGCGCAACACCTTCAAGGATGTCTTGAACGCCGCTAACCACACCGGCCAGTAAATCATCAAAGTTCGTATACGAAGAAGCAAGACTTCCCATTCATTCCACCTCAAATTTCAAACCGATCCTTTGCAGACTGAATCTTTGTCGTATCCTTCTTGATGTAATACTTGTTGGTCACATCCGTGCCAGCATGATTGAGCAGGGAAGAGACATCTTCCAGACTCATACCCGCATTCTTCAGCAGGGTAGCGCCACTGTGCCGAAAATCGTGCGGATGCAGTGTAGGCTCATCAATCATCTCACCAATCTTCTTACACCAATCACCAGCCGTGCTTGAAGTAATCGGCATCCATGCACCATTGATTTTGGTGCCAACAAACACATAGCCGCCATCCTCGATACCATGTTCGGTACGGTATTCCTTCAGCTCTTTCAAAAGCTCAGAAACTTCCTTGCTGAACATCAGGTCAACAATTTTGCCTTCTTTTTCCAGAACGTCATGTACCATACGATTCTCATAATCGATAGACTTCCAGAGTGTATTCCGCACAGCGTTAACACGAGCCATGGTGGATAGCGAGAATAAGGCGTACAGACGTAACGTCATCGTATTATCCTTCATATGAACGGTGGTCGCAGATTCAACCAGAGCGTTCAGCTTCTCTCGCATCAACTTAACCTCATCAGGCGTAAGGTATGTCTGCTTCACAACAGCCACGTCCTTGGTCGGTCGGTCAATGAACTCCATCGGATTCTCTTTGATGATTTTCTTCTTGCGAAGATACCGATACAGTGCAGAAATCGTGCTCATACGTCGCTTCATACGAGCAGAGTTATTTCCATGCTTCTTACAGTAGAACAGAAATTCCTCAATATCCTCTTCTTCAAGTTCTGTCACAGGGGCATTTCCCTGATTGTCCAAAACATAAATCATCCACTGCTTGAAATCCGATTCATAATTGTAAACAGTAGACGGGCTGAGATCACGGATGCCCATATCAGTCTCATATCTATCCCAGTATTTCAAAGACACTTGGTTTACGTTCTTGAACTTCTCAGCATCCCATAACTTCAGCGGTTTACTTCTTGTAGCCATATTAAAATTCCCTCCAACCCACCTCTAAAAGTGTTTATTCCTTTTTATCTTTTGCCAGCACAGCAGAGATCTCCTGCTTATTGTCCAGCAGGGCAGAAGTTACTTCAGAAAACTTTTCAACATCAAAGTCTTTCAAGTTACCCTTCACATCATTCAAATAGTTCTCCATAAAGTCAACGAAATCAGAAATAGGGTCAGGCTTCTTAATAATCTCGTTGAGCTTGCCACAGAGACCAAGAACAAGCCATTCCTTATGAGAACGGTCAATCTGCTCGTGGACAGCCTTCTCCAGAGAATCGTACTGATCCCAGAATGCAGAAGTATCACAACCAGCCTTGTTAATCTTGAAGTTAAAAGACTCGTAAGCAATACGCGGCCACTCACTCTGCGGCTCACTACGATAATCATAATCCGCAAAATACTTTAGAACGGTTAGCCGAAACACCACATCAAGCAGTGCGGGCTGATAATCACCGTCAATAGTACATGCCTTAACTACTTCATCAAGAAACTCATTTCGCTCCTGAAAATTTAAAACCTTCATTTTATCTCCCTTATTTAATTGTGTTTATACCTAGATAAATGTGTAAAATTATACACACTATTCTAGCCAGTAAATTTTATTGAATCTCCAAAGTAATCTGCATTTTCGTGCATTTACTTTCTTACAATGTTTATTTTCTGATTGAAAATTCAAAGCCAATTGTTCTGGATATAAAGCAGTAACGTATCCTGTATGGATTTCTCCATTTCTATATGTATAGGAAACTAAATCTCTATGCCTAATTCCTAACACATTATCAGTTTTAGCTTTCGATTTCCTTCTCATAGGTCTGATAATCCATTCTTTCACATCACAAGTATCAGGAACACAATCTGTAATACATATGGCATCATTACTGTGGGATTTTTCTATATTCCAATTGATCCTTTTGTTTGCAGTTTCACCACCGTTAGTCAGATATAATGGTCCCAGTTCGGATATTTTCCTCCGCAGGTAGTTTTTACCTTGCATAACATGCATAGCGTAATCAAATCGTTTGGGTTTGGAACCAATGATTTTGAAATATCTGTCTTCAAATTCCCGTTCCCTGCCTTCTGTTTTCTGATGACAGCCGGAGCAAAGCGTAATCAGATTTCCAATAGTATCTGCTCCACCATACTTTCTTGCCCTAATATGGTGTACTTCTAATACACAATTGGATCTTCCACATTCCTGACATTTACAGCCATCACGGATAATGGCAGCTTTTCTAAGATTTTCATCCAAACGGTTAGATTTCTGATACTGCCATTTATTGGGTTTGTATCCATCAGTCATTGCGCGGATATCTATGCAAACATCTTCAAGGCAATATTCCTGAATATCAATCCACCTGTTGAGCTGATATAACACCCTTAAAATTGCATCTTTCTTCTGTTTAATGCTTGGAGCAAGCCTGCCACTTCTTTTGGAAGAATAACGGTTATCAAACCTCGCCCGTCTGTACCTTTTGTGGTAACGGTGATAACGTCTATATCCACGTCTTACATCCATGAGATGCTTTACATCCTGGCGTTGCTCAATCGTTCCTTTGAAAACCACTTTGTTTTTGGTAGGACATTTCTGAACAATGGCAAGACCAACATGGGCAGAACCGTCATCAATCCCAACGATCATCCGGCTTTCATCATATTTATCGTACTCAACTTCTTTTTCTAATTGAATCACCATGGGGTATCTGGATTTTATTTTTGCTCTGCCTTTTCTGACTAGATACCAGCCTTTATTCACTTTTGTCGGTGCTAATGGCCAACTATTTTTATCAACAACAAAACAATATGCAATTTCATTTTCCATCTCTGGATACCTTCCTTTCGGAGTAATTTTCGTCTTGCCAATGTTGAGGAGGGTATATGTGTTTCTCTGTTATCTGTGCGGGACATTAGCACAGTTTCTTGATTGGCACTCACAGAGCTTCAGACTGACGAGCCCATCCGAATGTGTGTTTTTAACCTTTTCCCTAACGTAGTTCATATCTGCAACATATCTTTCGATAGTAGCAGTCACTAAGGCTTGAAACCTGTTGTTAAGCAAGTGCGAACAAGAAATGTGATTATACACTTGTCCACTTATTTACACTTATGTCTATGTATTAGACTGCTTAACAATTAGTCCCTTTCGTCTGTGCTTGCTTTAATTTCTTTCGCTCTTTTCGAGCTTTTTTTAGGTCGTCATAATCGACCCAGCCTCCATCAATTTTGGAGTATGTAATCCAGCGGTAATCTACATCAGGATACTTGAACCAGAACATCTTGCGCTTCATCAAAGCAACACTATCAGCGAATCCCTTCGTGTCAATTACCTGTTTACTACCGTCACTATATGTAAGTTCATAGTCTGCCACATAGTCAATCTTCCGCACCGCTACGTCCCTTCCGTCCTTATCGACCCGGCGGAACGCTTCCTGCAAAAGAAAGGGGACTTGCTTACGACACTCTACAATCTCGCCGCTTGCCAGCCTTGGCAATACAATATCTCGATAAAACAACATTTCTGCCTTACTATCATAAACTACGCCATCATATGTTCTATCTGCTGGATTCTTACTGACATTAAACTTCGTTCTGCTCTTTTTCTCCATAAAACCACCACGAAAAACAAAGGGGCGGTTATGCCCGCCCCTTACGATTTGATGTTTTCTTAACTACCGGCTTCACGGGCGTTTCATCCTTTACATCACTAAATGATCCATTTTCAGCCTTTGCAGGCTCATCCATAATCTCATGGAAAACATCACGAACAGCCGGGATAAAAGTTTCTACCTCGGCTTCCGTAACATTCTTATACTTGCGCATCAAAAGAGTAGTCAGGTCTGCTTTTGCAGTCTCTTTTGAAATAATTCCCTGACGGTACTGGTTTACGGCAGTCCACACAAGAAAGTGCGGCTCAGTGTCGCAAATCATCCGCCAAGGATTAAGACGCGCATCCTGCTCGCAATGCGGGCAAACCGGATATTCTTTTCCGCAAGTACGGCACCAATTCAGATTTGCCATTAGGCAGCAGCAGTCTCGATGCGGAACAGGCGCTTGTCTTCGGAGCAGTATTCCTGAGTAGCGCTGATTTTAACAGGGTGAGTCAGCTCGTTGTTCAGGGTCATGTCAATAGCGCTATCCATCTTGGCGTTCGGGAAGATGATACGCATCAGTTTCTTGTTTGCCTTATCGCAGGGATTGTAGCAGAATGCCTCAATCACGAACTCGCCCTCGGTAGAGAACTTGTCGGCGCTATCATTGATAGCAATGCCCTCCTCGCTCTCGTACTGATACTTCACAACAAAGCGGTCACCAGCCTTCAGGCTTGCACCAGTAGGCAGAGTAACCTCAGTGCCAGAAACAGAGAACTGAGACTCGGCGGTCTCACCCAGCTCAAAGGTCTTCAGTGCATTGCCCTGACCATCGACCAGATCAATGTACTTAAAGGGAGCATTTGCAACAACAGCCTTGGGGGTATGAGTCAGAGTCAGCTTCTGGCCGTCAGCAGAAGTCAGATACTCAACAGTGGTAAAGACCTGCTTTGCTGTAGAAGAAGCAACCTCCTTCTTGGAGCCCATCTGCTCTGCCAGAGCACCCAGATGCATCAAAGCATTAGACCAATCCGCCTCTGCAGTCTTGCTCTTGTCGAATGCCATGATGTTAACGCCCTGTGCATCCTGAGCATAAACGGTCTCGCCGCCCAGAGTCAGCTTAAAATCCTTGACCTGATTCATAGTCCACAGACGCTTACCGTTCAGGTCATACTCATGAATGCGATGAACGCGGTCGATAACGACCTCATTGAAATTAAAATCACTCATAATTTTCTTCCTTTCAATTTATTTGGATAAAATAAAAGAGCAAGGCCAATCAATCAACCTTGCTCATCCAATCCAGTTGTGCTTTTGGAATCTTTCCAAATTCCACGGTGCCGGCGTAAACGCCATGCATCGTATTGTCATAACTTTTTATTTGCTGAATCTTTCTTACATGATTCATAAATACACTCATAGGGTAATCCATAGCCTTGAAGTAATCTGCTTTAAAGCCAGACGAACACGCCATCGAGAGCACAAGCTCCGCAAGATGTGGTTCGTAACGCTTTATTTTCTGATACTCCAAGTTATCTCTGGCTTCCTCTATCATTGCAATTCTCGTTGGTTCGTCAGCAGCAAATTCAGAATGCTTTTCAATTCCATTTGCGGCACATAAGTACTGAGAAATTGTTTCATACACTACATGATCAATACGAGTATCCGTAAGTCTGTTGTGTAAGACAATCTCACCACTTATGTTATCTTTTGCCATCATAAACCCAGAAGTGTCCATATCGCCAAGTAAAATAGACATATCCTGATTTTTATTGCCTATAAAAAGTTGCCGGAACATTTCAAAGTCCGAAACCTTCTGCCAATCAACCCCAACAGAGTCGAGCTGTGCTTTATAATCGCTTGATGTAGAACAGAATAAGTAAACCAACTGAAAATACTTTTGCTCACCATAATCGATAATATCACCAACAGACGGCATGTGAATCGTAATTTTGTCATTGATTTTGAAATCTCTTCCACGCATCAAACTTGGCTCATACAGTTCTCGAAGTTCCATCAACCACACCCCACAAGGTCATCCAGATCCTGCGTCTTGAACGTCATGATTCTCACACGATGGTGTAAATCCATGTTATCCTCGATGTTGGATGTGATTTTAAGTTGCTTGATTCCAAAAATTGTACTGCCGTGTAGTTCTTTTTCCACAAGTCCACTCAGATAGTCAACTCGTGTTGCACCGCCATGACCTTTCATCTTCATCAACGCTTGGTTTACAATAACCCACACAGTAAGAGTGAAGTTTTCATACCAGTCATTGACATTGCTGCGGTCAGTCATATTTACCTTAAAACAAATATAGCTGTGTGCTGCCTCAATCGTGTCGGGAATATGGAAGTATGGGAAGATGTAGGTGTAAATTGCCTCATCAGGCTCTTCAATATCGTCATTACCCATTGCTTCAATAAGTCCGTCCGTATTAACCAACTTTAAAGCCAATTTGTTTTTGTAGTCAGTAATCAATTCACTCGTTGTCACAGCAAACTCACCACCTTACATTCAATGGATGTATTTGCCGTATCATCTGCATTTGTCAGAGAAATCCTAACAGTTGCGCCATCCATGATACTATTATTCAAAATACGAATTTTGAAAACACCATCTGTAGCAACCTGTGTTTCAACAAAGCTCTTGAACTCATCAAGACAAATAAAACTCCACTTTGCAACTTCCGTAACCTCTTCGCCCGTAATGCTTGTGAACACCGGAGTGAATCTCTTCCAAGAGCCACCAACACGAACTTCCGGCTTGCCTGCGTACTTAATAGTAGCTGTTACCTGAGAATCCGCATCCGGCTCATCACTCTTATTGGGCTCAAAATAATCACAAATCATCTTCTCGGCATTATCCGTCTTACTGTTATACTGATCCTGCCGGATATTCAACACAAGGAACCCCTGTGTCTTACCATGCAGTTCGTAACGCTCTGTACTCTGATCAACAGAAGTCGTAACATACGTCTTCGGCTCGCCATTGATAATTTCCAACATAAAGCGCTTATCAAGGTCAATCAGTGCAGTCTCGTCATCAAAAGGCATCTGCACCTTATACTCACGTTGACTTAGCGAAGTCACAATAAGTTCTTTGTTATTTGCGTAATAAGGTTTACTAAGCGTTGCCCAACGAGAGACTATCTCACCAGTAATCGGATTTTGCCATTGGATCTGGCGGTTACACAACTCCATCTTACCACGAAGAAAAATTTCATCGTTTGGTTCAATCTCAGTTACCAGCCATTTGCAGTTGTAACAGTCAACAATATCACCAAGATTTAAAGAATCGCCAGGATAAGCCTAGATTTTCTTTTCCTTAGCAATACTATTACTGCGACTAACAACCAGCTTCTGAGGTAAACCATTCACAAGAGTATTATCCTCGTAATCAACGCTATCTTTAAAGTGTGCGGCAAAATCTCGCTTTGCAAAAGCAATTTTGACATCCTTTTTGTTAGACATTTTTGCGGCACCGCCAACAGCTCGTGCCCTTGTATAAAAGTCCATCGGTACACCTCCTTACTCAGAGTAGGAAGCGTATGTATCGTAGTCGATGGTCTTACGCTTACGGGTCGAGCGGTCTTTTGCCATATAGTTATCTAACATCGTCATATTCTCCTCGTGAATGTCTTTCACAAGAGCACGAATACTTGTGCGCTCATTGGCAGGGGAGAATACCTGTAAACTCGTAGGAAGGTCCTGTGCGCTAAATGCTTTCAACTTTCCAAACTCACGCTTAAAATGTTGCTCCAACATCAAATGCGCTAACATATCAATCTCATCGAATGTGAGATCTGAATTAAACTCTTCTAGTTCTGAATCGTAATCATCGAAACTAAAATCCTCTTCCGGTTCAATGTTTCTGGTAATCACAGAAAGTGACTCCATCAAATAACTTTTTGCACGGTCATGTACAAGATCTCGCGCTTCATTCTCGGCTAAGTCGAAATACTGAAAGAAATTACTATCAGTTTCGACCAGCTCGTAGAACTTGTCATATATTTCCGAAAATGCGGTCACATTATCCCTCCAATCTTACTCGGCGGGAACGACCTCCGCCTTTTCTGCCTCTGCCTTCTTACGGCCACGCTTAACAGTAGTCTTTTCTACAGAAATATCCGGTGCAACAGTCTGTGCGCCTGCCAGCATAGCCTGCACCTGTGCCATCATATCCTGCATCTGTTTCTGCATTTCAGCTATCTGGCTCTTTGCGGCCTCAAGCTCTACATGAACATTATCAGCAGGCTTGGTCGCAGGTACAACAGACAGCTCACTGTTACGCTTGCCGACACGGAGCTCCTTATAACGCTCATCAATCAGGCGCTTGACCTTAGTAGACAGGTCTTCACCGGCATTAGTCATACGATAAAAGCGACCACGAATACGCTCAAACTGAGCACCATCCTTAATGTCAATCATACGCTGAAGATTCTCGACAGTGGGATTCAGAATCGCATTATCGATATCTTCAATGAATAGAACATCGTCGCCCTTAATGCCAATAGCCTTAAAGATTTCATTCTGCTCTTCAGGGCGAAAACGCAGAACACCATTCTTGAACGCAGAACAAGTGCTGTTCATATACATAATCTCCTCCGGCGGAATAGGAATCACACAAGGCTCTTCCACACTACCGGGCTCGAAAGTATAACCCTTACCGTTCAGCGACGAAATGGTAACCACGTTATCGTCGCAGTTCAGAACGTCAATAAACTTCTTTTCCATCACGGAACTCATAATTTGTCTCCTTTTCTATAAAAGCGGAGACCGCAAAGCCCCGCTCAAATTTGCCTTTGGTAAAACCAAGGATTTATTACTTCTGCAGAACAATCTTAGCGACACGCTCAGGATGAGTGATGCAGTAGCCATAAGAGAAGTCCTTCAGCATCAGGTGAACCTTCTCGTTATTGTTGTCGTAATCCTCGTAAGTATGGGTTTCACCCTTCATATCAAGGTTACCCACAACACCTCCGATTCCGAAGATGCGGGCATCGGGTAGAAGCATAGAGCCATCACCCAGGCGCTTTGCAGAACTAATGCCAGTGACAGCAACACCATCGTAAGTCTTAACCAGACCATAACGGTTAAACTCGTCCTTAGAAGCATCAGACAGATACTGAGCATAACCAGTCATACGACGCATCTTTGCACAATACTTCTGCAGGCTGACGGTAAACGGATTTGCACCATCTGCATACTCATTCAGATACAGGGTCAGTGCGTCCATAGCCTCCATAGTGGGCTCCTTACCGGCAACAGTAATAAGCTGATCGCCACCAGTAATCATGTCATCAACCATGCCAAAAATGTCATAGAACATCTTATTCTTCAGAGTCTCGCTCATATAGATGGTCAGTGTAGCAATGGACTTCCAACCATTCCGGCGAATCTCATTGAAAGAAATATCAGTTTCCACCTGAATGTTCTTCCAAGTAGGCTTAATAACCTCAAAGTGCAGGTAAGACTTCGGGACATTACCGCCCTTAGCGGCCTCATGCGCAACCAGTGTGTTCTTCACGTTGCGCTCTGCCTGATAATCATCATTCTCGCCAACGTTGCCACGAGTAAACATGGCATCCAGCAGCTCGTCGGGAGCATTGTAGGTATCGTCGGTCACGGTACGATTCACAAACTGAGCAATCTCGCGGTCGGGGTCGCCTCTGTCAATCAGCTCGTTGATATGTGCCTCGCAAACCTCTGCAATCTCCTTGTCCTCGGCATCCATGGGCAGATTGTACTGAGTCTTCTCAGCAACACTATAAACACGACCGGGCTTCTTCATCAGCTCAGCCACTTCAATATTCAGTGCCATAATTCATTTCCTTTCTCTTCGCGCAAAAATAAAAGCCGTCGCTCGAAAGTGACGGTTTTAAATTTCACGTATCATATTTCTCAGCTTAAATTTTTAATCAAGCAACAGTCTTTGCAACATCCAGCACACGAATAACAATCAGCTTGTGGCCGTTATCATCCATAATGTCATGCAGCTCATAACGAGACGCATCAGTAGCAACATCCCACTTGCCGTCAGTGCCAACCTTCAGCACCTTACCCTTATTGCCATCAATAGCAATACCGGAAGCATACTGGTCAGTACCGTACTGCTCACCAACATACAGAGGAACCAGCTTAACAAACTGGTTTGCCTTAATAGCAGTGACCATCTCATCATAGTCATCAAAATTGGTCAGGCTAGAATAAATGCCCTCCGGGTTAAACTCATGTGCGACCATGTACAGGTCATCAGAGGTCTCAGCAGAGGGCAGAACAACTTCGCCCTTAACCAGCTGAACACCCATACCGGTGACCATAGCGACCTTTGCGGCATAGTTAGCGGGAATATTCTTCGCGCCGTTCACCATCAGTTCACGAATCATAATATTTTTCCTTTCTCTCAAATGTTATTACTTACCCAAATATTCCCGCCATGCGTCACGCTTGTTAGCGTTAGTGGTGTTATACTTGGTTTCATTCAAATTCAGCTTGATACTCTCGGGTTTATGCACCTCAGAGGTCTCAATCTTCTTTTCAGCAGGCGCCTTCTTGGCAGCTTCAACGCAACGCTCGGCAATCACATTCTTGATGCCGGTCTCGTCCAGATTCTCAATCAGACTTGCGTAATTGCCACCATCGGAAACTTCAGCTTCAGTAATCATCTTGCTGGAGAGTGCGTACTGACGCAGATCCTCCTTCTTCTGTGCAAGCTCTGCAGCCGCTTTTTCTGCCTCTGCCTTCTCTGCCTGATCCTTATATGGAGTCAGAGAAGCAACCTCTTCCTTTGCACTCTGCAGCTCAGTATTCAGACTTGCAATAGTGTTATTCAGCTCCGCAATCTTGGTGTTAACATCAGAAATAGAAACAGTCAGAGTGATACGCTGCGGCTCGCCAAGAGAAACCTCGTTGCCCTCAACGGTGTAAGAGAACATGATGTAATCCAAATCGTTCATACAACGACCAAATTTCTTACACCAGATAGTGTGATCTTCGGGGAACACTTCGGCTAGATACATATCTGAATTAAACTTCACAACAGCCTCATTCAGCTTCTCGTACAGGTCATGACCGGTCAAACTGGAAGTCTCAGTGGTAGACTCCGGCTCTGGCTCACCAGCAGGCTCAGTACCGGTTTCAGGCTCAGTCGGGGGAGGGGTTTCACCACCTTCCTCGGAAGTCTGAACATCAGGCTCTGCCGGAGTGGTGGGCTCAGTGGTAGACTCAGTAGCCGTCTGCTCTGCCTGCTCAGTCTCGGTTGGATTCTCAACCTGTGCGGTCTGAGTCTCCTTATCCTTATTCAGTTCCAAATTTTTTGCCTCCTTTTCATTAGATTCTATATTTGAAATCTCTTTTGTATCCTCGATATAGGCATTTGCCAATTCAAGACCAAAATCGGTTTCAGCGACTTCAAGCAGTTTAGAGCACTTATATGCCGGTTCGACATTTGCACCAAGCAAACAATGTGCAGTAAACACGCCATCGTCAATAATTTTTGCTATGCGGCCACCCACGATTCCCTTATGAGCTTTTAGCACATCAATTTCCCAACTGGTATTTAACGTGCCACTCTCAATACGGCGCAGAATCGTCGCACAAGCCTTTGGATATCGCTTCCAGATCTTACAAGAGGCAACAATAAAGTCGGTATCGTCAATTTTCTCGATACCGACTGACTGAAAACTACCGAATGCATCAGTGTCAAATTCAGCAGTTTTGTATTCATTGCCATCATCGTCTTTCCTGGTGACGACTTTCATATTGTGACCGGAAAAATCCAATTCACCCTTTGGAGCTACGACCAACTTACCAACAAGCGGGTTGCCAACCAGTGTGCTCATCCAACTTTCAATAGTGTCACGGTTCAAAGCAACCTGATTCCCATTTACTGAGAAATCACAGATGACAAACTTGGCAAGATAGTGGTCTGGATGCTCCGTAATCTCAGAGCAACAGATATTTCTACTATAGAAATACTCCTTACTCATCGTTCATCACCTCACTTACTATCTTCATTTCTCTGCTGGTCATAAATTTGTTTTTCAGTTTCCTCGCCCTTTGGACGACCTGTCTTTTTATCGCTGTCACCACCACCGCCGGTGTTACCGGTCGATGTATAAGAGGTCTGGCGAGCCACAAACACATCGTCATAACCTTCCTCGGTTTCAGCCTGACGCTTACGAAGTTCGTCTTCAGCATGAAGTCCCATATACTCATAAGCAGTCTTGTAAGAACAGTTCAAAGTGGTGAACAGGAACTGAGCAATCGCCTTCTTCATCTCCATACCCATCATTTCAGTAGTAGAGACCTTCACATCAGGGCAGTACATCGGATCTACACCTGCATCTTCAAGGCGAATACGATACCATCGCTTTAATACATCTTCAATTTGTTCAGCAATCTTACCAATATTTTTCATCAACTGGTCAAGAGACACCTTTGCAGTTGAAACAGTCTGCTGACCGTCGGTATTTAAGAAACTGATCCCCAAAGCAGCCATCTCTCGGTTGCGATACTGTTTAACAGTCTCGATATTTGTCATCTCAACTTTTGGCTCAACATACTTGATATCCTTTACATAAGGAGCGGTCGTCACAAGCACGGTATTTTGTTTCCATGCACGCAGCAGGTTATCGTGCGCCGTCACTTGTTCAGAGAAGCCCTTTTTATCTTTGTTTGGTCCCATCAACTCAGGGTCAAGCTGTTGCCAGATGATTTTCTTTGCCTTTGCCTTAGCATTTACACGGTCTGAAGTATCAAAAGTTTCAAGCATCAATGCCGGACGTAATGCGCGGAACAGGGGAGAGACACCATATTTCTGCCCCATGTTGCCAATACGAATCACACCACAATGGTCAACATCCAATTTTGCATATGTATCACCATTCTTAAATGCCTGATACACCTCATCTGGATAGTTGTTTTGAATCTCGGTCTCCTGATTTTCAAAGAATAGCGCTTTATTCTTCTTGTCCTTCAGCATAGATTTGCTCAAAGCGGATTTCAGCTTAGACATATTGATAAGCACAACAGGCTGTCCATTTGATAAGTAATCGCTTATCTCAGCAATACCAAGAGGGTAATAGTCTACAATGTAGTTCTCATCCTTCTGACGCAGATATGTAATATAAGTGCCCTCTGCGTAAGTCATCGGAATGGCGGCACGTAGCAGACTTCGCACATTGATTTGTGCGTTGAAGTCATCAATCACTTCACGGGCGTAATTTACCTGTTTTGTCTTATTACGCTGTTCAGGGAACTGAGCGAAACTGCATTTGAACTCAGTATTAACATTCGCCTCAATCGCATCATAAGTAATGCCAATCAGGTCATCCTTGTTGATGTAATTACGGATGATTCCATTGACCGTCTGCACATTCGTCAGACTTGACTGTAGCCCTTGTGCAAGCTCATCAATTCGGTCAACGGTCAGTGTCTCAGAGGAGGCTGAAATTTTCAGATATGTACTATACTGCTTATTTTCAGGGTCATAAGACGCAACTGCATTTCGGATGACGTTATTCATCCTCTCTTCTGAAAGTTCATTCAAAGAGGTAATAACTACAGTACCGTCATCTGTCTGTGAAGCAGTCACGACATCAAAATCTTCCTTTTTCTTTCTTGCCACATTTTCACCTCCTCTGCTTAGAAGTCAATGTTAGAAATACAAATCGGCGGAGCAGTCATTGTCTCCACCGCAGACTGGCGCACTTTATCCTTACGACGTAATTCGTATAGACGATGAGCAAGCAAAATTGCAACATAGAACCTATCATCGTGGATTTTGTTGGCAACGTCGGGTGCCAAAGCATATGTTACGGTCGTATTTTCAGAGTTTGTCGTTTTCTGAATACTTGTGATCTCGTTCTTCATCAAGTCGATGTTAACCCACGCAGTCTGTTCCTCTAAGGAAAGTTCATGCGTCTTCAAAATTTCTTGACCAGTTGATTTATCCACACCGTCTACTACCTGAACATAATCTCCGCCGTTGTATTCAAGAGGGAAATGAATGACACCAAGATTCATCAGCTCAATAAATTCCTCAACCATTGCAGTGCGGAATTTACGAGGACTAATTAGACGTAGCTTATCAACAGCATCTGGGTAACGGGTATCATATCCTTCATATAATTCATGATTTGCGTCGATAAAACCACGATGTTCTGCGCCTGTTTTATCAGTCCAATTGTTAAGTAAACCGTCCGCATATGTGGAAGTACCACCGCCGCCAGCGCCTTGGTCAATCATCAATCTATCAATGTACTCGTAATCAGGATTTTGACCATTGTAATGTAGAATCAACTCATGTAACTGCTCAAGCTGACGATTAGAATCGAGCTTGAATTTTTTCTCGTTCGCAAGATCAACCATGTTCACGCAATTTATAATGTCGCCACACATGCCGTTTTCTGGATCGTTATAAATACGCATAACGCCAACAATAGAGTTATCCATTGTGCGGGCAGGATCAAACGCAAGAATATACTGATAGTTCCTATCCCAATAAAGCTGTGGGATATACTTTCGCTCATTGCGACGAACCGTACCCCATTTGATGATCTGGTTTACGCCACCATCACGGCTTGGTCGATTATAATATTCACGCAACGCCTTCATTTTATTTGACTTTAGAGCTGCATCTACCTTGTCTTGTGTCAATAGCGCTTTGTATGGCTTACCCTTCATATAAACTTTGATTGCAACGTCACAAATCATATCACAAACAAAATAATCTCGATCTCCTGCAATCATGTGCTTTGCAAATTGTTTGTAGTATTTATAAAAAAGCTTGTCCATCGTGTCCTGACTTGAAGCATAAACTAGCTGAGTAGGAACCTGACGAGGCTGCATTTCAGGATTATAGTCACTGTCAGTGTCAGTGACGAAATCCGTATTCTGTGTTGCAAAAGCTTCACAGACAACAATCAGTTCGTCGGAGCAGAATGCCGCCTCATCAAAGAAAATAAGACTGGCTCGCTTGCCACGCACACCATCTGGGTTAGAGTTCAAAGTGTTAATAGAACTACCGTTATAAAACTCAACAACATACCCGGCAGGATTATGACTAAAACCACTTTTGTTGGTTGCAGACTTTTTCGTTTCTTTCTCTGCAATATCTTGCAGACTACGGATAGACGCAGCCGTCTTACCAACACGAGTAACAATTTCTTCGATCTTATTAAATGTCTCTTTTGCTTGATCACCAACATTACTTACAATATAAATAGACTGGTTCTCATATAATATTGCCTTTAGGATAATGAAAACAGAACCTACAAAAGACTTGCCAAAGTTTCGACTACACGCCTAAAGAACATGACTTGCATTCCAGCTTTGTTCCAGCATATATGCCTGAGCGTCAAATAATTGGATACCCAATAAATCTCTGGCCGCAATAACAGGATTGCGCCGATAGAATGCAATCGTTGCCGCATCACACTCATAAATCTTACGTTTTGCGGCTGTAATAATAGGCGCTCTTTGTTTCATCCTCATACGGCATCACCATCCGTATCTTTTGCGCTTGCATCAATACCGGCATCTTCCAACAGCTCCTTGAGCCGCTGATTCTCGATAAGAGACAGCCTGTATTTTTCCTTAGCGTCATCACTTTCTTTCTGGAACTTATCAATCAGTTCTCTTTGTGTATCGAAAATTTCCTGCATGTCATTTTCGTCAAAGAAAGCATTTTCCTTGATTGCCTTAACACTCATATCTGCCGCCCATTGAGTGCCCGGAGACCGTAACTGGTCGTAGAAATTTGCTTCTGCACCAGCAATATCCTTTTCACGCATATCCTTCATTAAGAATGTAAGCGTATTACGTCCGGCATCCTTGTTAGAACGGTTCTTGACAGAAATCTCGTTTTCCTTGGCAATCTTATCGTTGTTAGAAACCAACTTGACCTTAATATCATTCAAACTCTTGATTGCCTCAGCTGAATTCATCGGGTTTAAGCGGGCAATCTGCAAGTCGATTTGACGTATCTGGTTATTGTTGTTCACAACCTGAACAATCTGGGATAGCTTGAACGGGTCGTCCTCAATACCATCTTCAAAATACTTGATGAGTTCGCTAAACAAATAGCGGCGGTCGCCCTCGTTATAGCCATCAAATGGGTCGTACCCAATAACAGAAATACAGTCATCCTTTGCTTGGATCTCAATCTTAGACCACTTCTGTTCTTTCTCTTCCTGAATGTCAACAGCCGTTTTATTTAGCTCTCCACTTGTAATCGTAGTGCAGAAGTTTTGAAACTGAAACTGTTTGTTATTTAGTTGGCGAAGATATAAACCTACGGAGAAATTATTATTATGAGACACAACTGAATCAAAAAGAGAATTGTAAAACGGAGCATCAAGAAGATGACACAGTAAGATACAAGCAGTACGTTCACTTCCATATCTTGTCTTAAATTCATCAAAAAGACTATTCACGCACTTCTTACAAAGAGGCGCATAGCAGTCATTTGCTTTATAAAGTAAGCTATGTGGTAATCGATAAAAAGTTCCTACCGGATCTTCTTTTTCATCACCGCAACGACAACAATGGTAGGTTGGCTTGTTTGTCAGAACGATATCTTCTTCAACAACCTTTTTCTTTCTAGGCAAACAAACACCTCCATTCAAAATCAAAATAAAAGCCGTAGAATGTGCGCACATCCTACGGCAGCAAATACACCCTCTAATGTGCTTGCATAGCAGAGGCCGAGAGTGTTTCATTTTATTAAAGACCTATCATGATACGCATCGTTGAGAGGCTTAATAGGTTCTGTTCTTAAAAAGCGTCTCTCACATGGTACGCACTGCAAGTAGGCGAGTGAGAGACTAATCATCTATGTGAGCTTGCTATATTCACGACATTTATGTCGGTAACATACCTCGCCCTGCCAGCGAACTAGCATAATGACCAAAAATAAACCTACCGCCAGAGGGAGTAAAAAACTGACGGTAGGCTTGCAAAAGGGGAGATGCTGGGTGCGGGAGTTGGATTTGAACCAACGACTTTCGACTTATGAGGACGATTAGCTACCAGACTGCTGTATCCCGCGTTATATAATGCCTAAATGTCATCTATTTCTTAATCGTGTGCGCATCACAGGTTAATCATAGACTGACTTCGGACTTGCCTCCAACCGCGAATTGGAGACCATTTTACTGGCACGCCCAGAGAGACTTCAACTCCCAAGAGGCAGATTTAGAGTCTGCTGTTTTAAGCAATTAAACTATAGGCGCATAAAACCTACCTTTTAGCCGGTGGTAGGGAACCGGTATAATATAGGTCCTCCGAGAGAAGGACTGGCGCGGTCTCAGAGATTCGAACTCTGGCATCGGGTTTGCCGACCTAACGGTTTTCAGGACCGTTCTCTTCAACCACTTGAGTAAGACCGCACAATAACCCTACTTTCCTGTACGGCTACCTTTATATAAAGGTGTAGGGAATAGCCGTCCAATCTTTGGTGAGCCAGGTTGGAGTCGAACCAACGATGTTTCTAATGTCACGGAGTTACAGTCCGCTATCTTCGCCACTGGATATACTGACCCATAATAAAACAAGCATCCATCAAGCCATCCGAGCTAGTTGAATTGTTCTCGTGTTGATAAAACGCTTGTTTTAAACTTTAATGGTCCGCACTTACGGTGGCGGAACACCTGATGTTTTAAATCGCGCACTGACACGGCGCAATGCGATTGGCTTGGCATTTTGCTCCTCGAAGCTACGCTGCGTCTGACTTTACAGCTTATACACGGTTGCAACCAATGACCGCTTTCGCCATGCCAGAAGTCGGGTATGATCCGACAGTCTGTTGATTACAAATCAACTGCATTATCCATTTATGCTATCCCGGCACAAACCCGTAGACATCCGCCTACGGGCATAGAAAAGGAGACAATAAATGATGTCCCAAAGCAGACCTTGCGGTCGTACTTCTTTTTTAATTACCCACTTATTGGTAGGGTGTCACCGCTTTTAATTCAAACGCACAATATGCGTTTTACTCTCAATCAACCTTCCATCCTTGTCCTGATAGACAACAATGAAACCCTCTCGCTGCGGAGTGGTCAGTTTACCGTCTGCATACTCCATCTTTGAAGTGTCGCAACAGCAACCCTGCTCGTATAGATTATACTTTCCGACAGAATAAGAACCGACACGATGTACATGACTCATAACCAGCGAATCAAAATCAAGTCCAATATCCTGAAAATAGCGTAGCGCTTTTTCGCTTGTTTTCAAAATTCCAGATGAGAATGCCATAGGATGACACAGAACCGTACTTCCTATCTGGCTGTACCAACTGTCGTTGTAAATGATTTCAATACCTTCTGCACTAAACACTTCAATCAAAGGGTCGTAATGAACCTTTGTATGAAGTTCCTTGTTATAATGGTTAAATCCATCAATAAGAATAAGTTCAAGTGCAGTCTTCGGCATCAAGGCAAGTAAATCCTCATCAATGTTCTTGGCAAGATAATTTTGAAAACGAATATCATGATTACCGTAATTAACAACAACCTTCTTGGGTTGAAGCATTTCAATCAAGTCAATCAAATACTGTCTTGCCAACAAAATTTCATCCATTGGACTTTGCCGATACACACGCGAAAAACGCGACAGGGCAGCCGCGTCTACGCAATCTCCGTTTACCTGAAGGATATCAATCTTACCAGCGTACTCACTAAAAGTCTCAATGGGCTTCTGGAATGGAATATGTAGGTCGGAAATAGACAGAATGCAGGTTCCAACATCTCTATTAGATAAGGACTCCTGATACTGCATACCCGCACGGAATGCCTTAAAACGCTTGCGATATGCACATTCACCAAAATTCTTACCCAATTCATCATTGAGCACCTTGGATGCGCCATCCCAAGTCAATTCTCTAGCCAGAACAGCATTCCCGATTCTTACAAAGAAGTCATCACTCGTTTCTTCTGGCCGTTTATTATAGCAACCCATTGGCATCAAGCCGGATCGCCCAGCAGCTCATCAGAAGTAGAAATATTGATGGTGACGCCCTCAATACCATCCCACTTTGCCAGAGCTTCCTTCAGATTGAAGACGTTCTCACCGTCCTTGGTGATCTCGGTGATAGTGCCCTCGGCAGTATCAATAATAGCGTTCTTAAAAACAACACTCTTCTTAGCAACCATAATTTTATTCTCCCTTATATTTTATTTCAAAATTGAAGTATTTTAGCATTCAAGAGCATCAGCCCAAGTGCTAATCCAACCACGATGATTTGTATTCAACTCACAAATTGCGGTACGGTCATGCCCCCTGAAATGCTCCATATACGGAATCAGTGCCGACCGTTCCGGGTGCTTATACAAGTCACATTGACCAGAATGTCCGATCGCAATGAGGAGGCACGAGTCTTTTACTCGCGTAATAACTTTCTTCGCATCGGCTAGAGTGAAATTTTGTATTTCGTCGAGGATAATAACCTTGTTTTCAAAGTTGACACCTCGCATATAAGTATGTGCTGCACACTGGATGTACGCACCATACTTCTGACTTTCAGGATTTTCATCAGCAATTACCGCCGTATTTGGATTAACGCCAATGGTTTCAAGAGCCTCGAAAAGTGGCTCCATGTACGGAGCACTCTTTTGTTCCTGAGTTCCTGGAAGGTAACCCTGTTTCTCTTCCTGAGTAGGAGATACAATATACACAATGCCATTGTAACGACCATACTTAACAAGCAGGTCAGCGACACCAACAGCAATGGTAGTCTTACCGGTTCCGGCACGGGCATTCGCAAAGACGACATCAATATTAGGGTCCCAGATAGCGTCCCTAAAAATTTTCTGTTCTGGATCAAGCGTCATACCATAAAAGGTAGAATACTCATCCAGACTCTGAGGGATATCCTTCTTCTTACGCATTTCAGTCTTATCAGAAGCCATATATTACAACTCTCCCTTAATTGAACTCATCCACATCATCGCAAATCTTATCTACGATACCAAAGTTGACCTGCTCATTAGCATCCAGATACCAATCCTTAGCCTTATTTTTGGTCATGGTCTTCTTATCAATAGTAGAGTGAGCCATAATATACTCACGCATCTTCACAACCTGCTTCTCATAGTAGTCCATAGCCATCTTAGACTGCTCAAAAGTACCCTGTGCACCGCCAGAGCCACTGTGAATCAGCGCAGTAGAATGAGGCAGTGCAAAGCGCTTCTGACCAGACAGTAACATCACAAGAGCAGCGCTCATTGCAATACCTGCATTGATAGTCCAAACAGGAGTCTTACTCAGCGCAACAACATCAATAAAGCTAAACATTGCATCCAACTCGCCACCATAGCTGTAAATAAACAGCTTAATAGGCTTACGCTGCTCAACAGGAGTATCCTTATCAATACGGTTATACTGCAGAATCTTTTGCTCAATTTCAATCAGAGATTGGTCAATCTCAAAGTCAATAAAGAAGATGCGATCCTTCTCATCAACGTAGAAGTTCATCATCTCAGGAGAGGGAAGACCGCCACCATTCATAAGGTTGGTGATCTCTTCTGGCAGTTGAATTTCAAAGTCCAATAGTCTATACCTCGTTCTTTCAAAGATTAGTAACGTGCGTTACGCTGCATCTGCTTCAGCATCTCGACAGCGGCAATATTAAAAGGAAGCAACTCAAGATATCGAGCAGACTCTTCCAGATACCGCTTGTGACGGGTCTTTGCAATGCAAGCATGAGGGAAGACCTTTCGCACAGCCTTCGCTTCGGACTTAGTGATTTCAATCATTAGGTAAAACACCCTTTCAAAATAAAATAGGTAGGAAGAAAACAAGCGTCCTCGCTCTCTCCCTACCATAACTTTCCGCACTGTGTTTTACTCTGTATATGTAAAATTATAACGTATCTACGTTAAAATATCGCGCTTTTCCGCATTTCATAAATCAAACATTTTTCTATTTTGTGCGGTTTTCTCGATATTTACGTTTTTGGCGCACTTACGACAGTATTTTTGTCTGCGTCCGGTGCGAGCAACCATCTTTCCGCAACAATCACACCTGATATATTCTTTCCCACAATACTGGCTCCATAGAATACCAGCATTCTCAAAATCGTCCACGAAAATCTCATGATGAGAGTCCGGCTCTGCAATCAAAACATGGATATTCAAGTTGTCAATCTTTTTCAAGCTAGCAAACCCAATAAAGCCAAGATTATGTAACTCACAGATCATCTCGTTCTGTTTTTTCTCATTTACAGATACGTTTGCCATCCTGAAAATATCAGCCGTATCTTCCGTAATCCAGTAGTTGCATTTTTCATTAACAGCAATATGGTATTTTGCCAGACACAGCATCGTAAACATCAGGCGTTGCATCTGCTTGCTTTCAAGTGCTTGAATCTTCTCTACCTCAGCCTTCGTAATGCACACACCATCAAGTTCGACCATAGGACGACCTTTAGCAGAAGCAATCGCTTTATCAATCAATTCTCTATCTAGTACCTTGTTATACCCTTCAAAATGACGTAGCATATACTCGTTAAGCTTTTCTCTTACGTCATCCTTTGAGTATCCCTTATAGAAATAATACTTCGCTACATAATACAAAACATGCCCCGCTTTCTTCCAAGGCACATCCTTCTCTAGCCACTCTTCAGCGTAAAGAACTTCATTCAATACAATCATCCGCATCCTCCTTGCTATTCATGTCAACCAACACATCCTTGAAACGCTTGCCGTCATATTCAATATCGCCATTCTCATCCTGCACAAGAGAATGCACCATACCATTATGGCGTTCCAATAAGCGTTTAATCAAAGTATCATGAAACAACTCCCAGACGAATGCAACACTGGATGCATTCTTTTTACAAAGATCAAGCAGAATGTCGCAAAGCACATCGTCATTAGAACACTTATCGTGAAGATTGCGGAACATACTTTCCTGATACAGCGCAATTCGCTCCTTGCGGTCTGCGCCGGTTTCCTTATTATTATTTCCGTTGCCAGAATGGATTGCGTTACCACGAGCAAACCTCAAGTAGTCCTTAAAGATAGAGCGGATGCCATAATACTGAGAGTTGGTATACTCAACACCAGACTTGAGCGAGTCGTAATCAAACTTGCGCTTTATCTTGAGTTCTTCTTCAAAATCTTCCAGCTCGTCCTCAACAGTCCAGCATAGGCGGTTCATGGTACAAGAATTGATTCCGACCGGCATCCGATAGAGGTAATACTGGATAACCATTTCATCCACATCGTCCTTGACGGTCTTTTGCATAATCTCATCCAGACCGGCAAATCCATCCCACTTGATACGCTTGCGAGCTGCGGCCACATACTGCTTGTAATCACGCATCTGAGCAGGGTAGATGTAGCTCATAAAGTATGGCTTACGCCATGCGCAAATACTACTCCAGAACTTCTTATCCTCGATAGTATCAGGATTATCATCGTCTTTAACGACGCAAGCTTTATTGTCATACCAGTATTGCGGCATATCTGTCGTAGCTACGCCTTTTATTTTGTCGATCGCGTTTTGTTGATAAAGCTGTCCGCAGATAATGCGATACGTAAGTTCATCGTACTCTTTACTACCTTGCTCAAATTTACTTCGCACATCAAACATCGTTGTAATTCGGTTTGTTGTACGTCCAATATTATCTCCAAATCCGCTGATATTAGATTCAATAAAATCCTTTTCGGTCGGAACTTTTTTCTCGCATTTACGCTGGACACAGAGAACGACCGGCTCATTTACCCATTTGTCAATGAGAACTCTATTGTCGGTAGAAAATGTAAGGTCGGCATCGAAATCTTCACCGTTAAGTGCTGCACACATATTATCCCACGCATTGGTGATAAACACGGACTTCATATAGCGATACCAGTATTGGCAATCATCAGATACATTCAAATTCATGCACCGAATATTTGCCATCTGACTCATAGGAGCTCTAAAACAAGCAACCCTCTTGACGTCTCTATCATTCCAAAAACGACTGTAAACCTCACCAGCCTTTAATAGTCCGGTTACCTCCATCCGAAACATAGACTGGCAAAGCGCATATGGATCGCCACTCGCAACTTGAAAATTCCCTCGTACCTTTACAACACCCGTTTTTGCCTGAGAGATTCGCTTTTTAATAAAGTATCGAATCCGATTCTGCACATAAGGGTCGTTAATTATTTCCGGCTCAATCATAAGAGCCTTAATATAGTCGTTTTCCAGACTGTTTATGTAATTCGGGTCATCACGCATTCCACTACCACGCAAATACAGCAACGCATCACGCCAATCACCGCCTATGACGCCCTTGATTTCGTCCAAAGTCGGCTTTACAAGTTCACGAATCTCATCATTCGTAAGCTGATAGCTTTGGATAAACTGATAATTCAGATTGCGCTCCTCATCAAGCTCCAACTCACAAGTCTTGGTTACAGAGAAGTGATAGTGGTTCTCTCTACAGTTTTCAAGATAGTCCTCACAACTATGGTAACTATCCCACAGCTTCAACATAGAGGTACTAAGAACTACTTGAATCCTATTTATATCACGATAATCTCCCCATGCGTCTTTTAGCATATTCTGTTTCGCTACCTTCTTAGCAAACTCACGGAAAGGGAAGGGGAATAACATACCTTTGCAGAACGCATTTCGCACACAGAAGCCAGACGCGGTGGATGGAAGCTTCAGGTCCTCACTCCACTGCTGTGCAAGATCGTAGCTAATAAGCCCAAAACCGTCATTTGCACATAGTTCACAATTATGTTCGTTATCTTCAACTATCGTAGGTTCTCCAGATACTCCGTCATCCAGAACAACAACATGGTCTTTAAAATGCGTATAACAATCATCAACAACAAGCACACCATCAGGGTCAGTAACCGGAATAGAAGCAGAGCAGGCAAGCGCTCTATAAGCCTCTAATTTTGCAGGTACAAACTCCATTCCTTTGTTACGGCCATTATCGATTCGCTTGCGGATCTCGTCAACAAGACGGTCGCTCACAAACACAATCGTGCTGTTCTTAACACCACCGGTAGTCCCAACCAGACGACGATACGTGATTCCATTGATTTTAAACCCCTTCGGAGAACATGCCCGGCGGTAGTCGTTCTTCTTATCAACCACCAGACACATATAATCCGGCTTGAACTGAACTGCATCCAGCTCAGTGTATAATCTCCGAATTTCCCGGCGGTTCTCTAAGCAAGAAGGTTCATTCCGTAGCATTTTGATTCTACGCTTGATACTCCGTGCCTTAGCCTCTGCGTCCGTAACACCATTCAACTCATCAATCCATCGTAGAACAGTGCTATCAGCCAGCGAGATAATCTCGTGGTTTCGTCTGGCTTCGTCTAATGGTAGAGTTAAATCCCATTTTTCTTCAACCAGACGCTTCGTATGGATCTTAAAAACAAACTTCTGGCAAGTTTGCTGCTTTGCCATTCGGCAGTCACCTCCGTGTTCTTCTTGAATGTATCCTGTAATGTATAGCTAAAATGGAAATACAAAAGCAGACTTTTATAGATAGCAGCTCTCTCCATCTTCCATGGCCTTGAGCCAAAGTCGTTCGCGCTCCTGATAGAGCTCGTCCAGATAATCTTCAGCTGACTCATACTCCCGGCGAGTCAGGCTGGCATAATTCATATCCCGAATTAAATACTTAATTTCCGCATCAACATCCTCGTAAGTGCGCATTACTTAACCTCCTCGTCCATAACAGCTCCACAATCAGGACAAAACTTTGATTCATCGACATTTTTGCTAGAATGACAAACCGAGCATTCAATAAAGAAGCTTTCTCCAAAATCTTCAAAATGCTCAATCCAGTGAGCATGAACCACTCGACGGAACTCACCGCCAGCAGATATCTCTTCTTCAAGAATGCGCTTTGTGTATTGCATTGCCATATCGCACCACATATCATCAATAGACTTTGCGTTACCTCTGTCACTAGGGCGAGCGATGGCACTATCGAGGACGCCAATCAATCGTGTTGCATTTACAAACTTATCCATCACTTAACCTCCTCAGCCACCCGGCGAATCATCTCATCAATCTGTTCAAGCTCTGCCAGTAAAACGTCCACTGTATCAGCATCACTCTCGGAAATATTCAAATCCTTAATCTTATGTAAAGCCCATTCAAGGTTCGGGTAATAGCCAACCGTAACCTCCTTTACGCCAGTGCCCATCTCACCAGTCTTTGGATTCTTGCCAGCTGGCCGCTGCTCAACGATAACGAGATTTCTCTCATCGCAGTTTTTAATAATGTATTTACCAATCTGTACACGCATCTCTTAGTCCTCCTTAAATATTTCTAGCGGCCTCAAATGCAGCCACATCGTTCATGAAATCATTGATATGTAGGTACTTGTCAGCCTTCTGCACAGTCTTTGGCTTGAACTCTCGACACTTGCATCGCACCTCATCACAAGTGGTGAAGCACGGGATCTCATACTGGCATTTTGTGCAGACATATTTCTTGTGAAACTCCGGCAAGTGTCCAGATGCTTGGTAGAACTCATAAGTTACCTTTAAATCAATCCAATAAGGGTTATCAAAATTCATTTGCGGCTACCTCATTATAAATATAATTTTCACATGGAATTTTTTGTTCATTTGGAATGTAAATCAATGCATACACTAATTTTTCAATAACAGTTTTACTTAAAGATTTCTCAACATAATCACTACACGTCTCCGCACCATTTTGAGTGTATACGATGTATTCTTCTCGTACTTTTCTTCCGCGCTTTATATTTGCTAGTTTCGGAATGTTCTCGCAAATGGCGTCATTTAAACGGTGAACACACTCTAAACAGGTTTCCTCATTTGTATTATTCCGCATACGTTTAATAGAAGTTGTATCAATTATAATATGATACATAGAATAAACTGAATCATACGGAAATATATCTGTAAATTTATTTTGTAATTCGTTATAAAAATACGATGATTTCCCACTCAAGAAAATGTCTTGCTCGTTCTCACATTCTTCCCCTGAAGATTTTTTAAAACTATGGATAACCTTGCTGAACAAATTATTATAGTCTCGTAGCTCTACTTCTGTAGGAATATGAAGCTTATCACAGCCTAACTCTTTACTAATAAAAACAGGAGTATAATTACAAGAGATGAACTCTTTGTTTTTCTCCATTTCTTCCAATGCATAATAAATGTATTCTTTAAGTGAACTGCGTACCTTTCTTTTGAAGTTAATAATATCCGTGACTTTTGATTCATCACCATAGACTTTAGTGTAAGGCTTGTCGAAATCTTCATTTATCATTCCGCAAGCTTTTGCTATATTATCCAATGTCCAAAATACATCAATATTACCATTTTCAACTTCCGGTGAAATTTTAGATAATTGATACCGAATGATTTCTTTGATGTTTGAACCGTATTTGTTATTCCCGCCCTTTGGTCTAGGAGATAAAATTTCAGTCTTTGGACGAATCTTTTTTACAGTGTAGCAGAAGCTTTCTTTTTCTTTTTCTAGTACAACATATCTGTTTAATTCGGCCATGATCTGTCTTTTGCTACTACCGCATACCGCACATCCATTCCTATCCAAAATATTTAAATATTCAGACAATGCACGGAAATTTTTAAAAACCTGGCCTTCATATAATTTATCAGTCATATCTTGTGTTATATTATAAATTTTATTCATAAAGTCTCCTTATCTCTTATAAGACCCATACCATTTAAATCCAGCACGAGGAATTCCAGAATTCGCAGGAACACGAATCATTCCATCTATAAAGAGCTGAAGAACCTCATCACTTAACTGTCTATGCACAAAGCGAAACGGTGGTTGAGAAGCATCATTATAATATTCTGGATTTTCTTCCAACACCGCTCTACCTCTTCTGACGGTAGAAAGCGTTGGAATATTCTCACACATCGCATCATTCATTTCGTGAAAGCTTTGCTGTTGCAATTTATATTCCGTCCGTGCCGCAGATCGCTTCAACGAGTTCGGCTCAATCGTAATATGGTACATCGGTCGTGCTAGGTCATATGTAAAAATTTCCTTGAATCTATTATCTAATTCTTCATAAAACTCATGAAGTCGTCCGGTCAGAAATACGTCTTGTTCACTCTGACACACTCGACCAGATGACGTATAGAATTCGTGAAGCACATTCGTATACATCTTCATATAAATGGCCTTTTGGTCTTCAGATGGAATATGGTACTCTTCTGGGTCATGGTTTATAAACACAGCAGGGCAGTCTTCAAAAAATATTTCCTTGTTTTTCGCCATAGATTTAAGCGCAGACTCAATATACCCAACCATTGTAGATTTAGTACATTGCTGAAACGTCTCAGCATCCGCTGCTAAATTCTCTCTAAACTCATCCATTTGCTCACGAGCAATACTTTCTAATGGTGTACCAACTATCTCAGCCCAGAAGGTATCCTCTCCATGTAAATCCTCTGGATATTGATAAAAATTCTTATTAGCCATTCCACACGCTCGTAGTATTGCAGTTGGTGTCCAAAAGAACTCCATCCAACTACTGCCATCACATTCTTTAAGTAAGTGGTAAGCAATCTGGTTCTGCAGACGCAATGAGAACTTTCCTTTATTTCTTGTCGGTAGAGGAGGAAGTACCTCATTGTCTGGACGAATCTTTACAATAACAAAGCGTTTTCCTTCCTTTTTAAACTCAACAAAACGATTCAGCTCTTCAAGAAAGTGTTTTTTGCTAGTTCCATCTAATGGCTTTCCATTTTTGCCAAATACATTAAGATAAGTAGATAGTTCTAAAAAATTAGAAAAAATCTGACCATCCTTCAATTTACCTATTATCTCCCATGTGATCTCGTATTTTTTCTTGTCCATATAACCTCCTACTCAATTTAGTTGGATTGACGAGTCTGTATTATATATATGTATGAAGATACATGGTCGTCAATCCAAGTACAACTATCACAAAATATCTCTTAATGGTTTACTCGACTTGAAGCTATGGCGCGCAAGCGGCATAGATTCAATTTGAGTAAACCTACGAGCGTCCTCAGACGCGAGATCCCTCTCCACGCCCTGTCTGGAAGACTGCTATAAATATCCACCACAGTTATTCAATCACTAACTCCTTTACAGTATCCTGTATTGTATAGCTATCTACACTCATTATACCATGAGTTTGCCAAAAATTCAATAGCTATCTAATACAGGATACGAATATTCCTGAAGCCTATTATAATAAGGTATGTTTCTGGGAGGTATTGTTCTCTATGAAGGACATCCAAATGCTCTGTGTGTTCTGTATAAGCTGCCAGAGGCTACAATCATGCTCCTTGTAGGTCCTTAGAGTCTTTGAGAGTGCTGCTCAGATGTCAGATCAATCCATTTATGGCGATAGGGGATTACAGATAGGTGCAAATAGGTATTTTATGCTCCGAAGAATGATCATTTTCGGTACATTTATGGTACACATCGGGGAAACCCGCATGAATCCTAGCTTTTTCGGCTTTTATTGGGCCAAAAAGGAACAAAATAATGGGTAAAAAGGTACAGATAAAAAGAAAAACTAGCCAAAATATAACGAAAATACGTTAAATTCTAGCTAGTTACCGAATGAGCTACCGATTGAAAAATAGCGATTTTAAGCCATTTTTAGATATTTTGAGTGGAAAAATGAGTGATTTGTAAGTACATGTAGGAGAGGGTATAGGGGTGTATTTTGGGATATTTTTGTCAGGGGAAAATGTACCCCGGGGAGGGTTAGGGAAGTGGTTTTAGAGATTTGTATGGGATGGATAGGAGAGATTGGGAGAATTTGAGAGGATGGGAGAAATGGAAGATGGGGTGATTTTTGTGGAAATTGTTGTGCAAAATATATAACGAATAAGAGAAAATGAAATTCATAATTGGTGATTATGAATAAGAAAGATGTACTGGGGGCTTCGGCTGCAGCCTGATCAGCGCCAAAAATGAAAAGTGTGCCCCTACGGCTTGAGTGCTGGAAATGCTCAGAATACGACACTCAACCAGGGCAAGGGCAAGGCGTGGTTTTTGGCGGTATCTAGTATCTGAAAACAGGAGCAACAAAAGTTAAAAAGTTTTAACTATTTCAATTCAATCTTACACGTTGCCGGGTGTTTCTTTTGTTCGCTGATTATTGACACGTTGCCGGGTGTTTCATATCTTATATACTATTCCATATATCAAATATATACTTTTCAATATACCATCCCGTTTTCCCTTATAATGTAATTATAATATAAAGCAAAAATCCATTTGTTGCGCGTGCAACACTTACGGTAATACCGCTTGACTTTTCCGGTAATACCGGCTATAATAGTGCCATGCTCAAGGGCAACACCGGAAAGCGGAAAACATGATGGTTCTGAAACACCGGAAAATTTCAGTTTCCACTTTTTGACGTTTCACCGCTTGAGCGGTTCAAAAAACAGGGCTTGACAAAACGGTAATACCGTGATACAATACAGTCAAGCTCAAGGGCGAAAGCCCAAAAGCAAAACCCAAAACCCAATAGCACATTGACAAGTCAAGACTTCTGATTTTAACCTGTTTGGTTTAACTCTTGTTTAATTACAAGAAAAATCATGCAACAAAAGTCAAGATTAGAAGTTTACCATATCGGCAAACATTTACTTGTTTTGTCGGTTTGGTGCGACAAGTCACAAAAAATCGCACCTTGAATTTTGATAACACTATCTTTGCGGTAGGGGCGGAAACGCATAACCAAAAGCAAGAAAAGCGCATATTGGCAAACAAGATGTTTTAGACGAAAGTCTTTCACTGGTCCCTAGGTAAACTATACCTAAGAGGATCAGCAAGGATGGTCAACAGTATGCACCTTGTATTAAAAGCGTACTGTACCAGAACACTAAACAGAAAAGAGGTGTATTCAAGTGTTCAAAGAAAAGCTCAAAGCCGTTCTTTTTGTAGCTCTTTTTACTATCGGTTTCATTCTCATTATCGCTGGTATGCTGATTAGCTTTTGCGGATTGGCATACATGGGATATGCGGTTGTTCTAACCGTCTACGGCGGTTGTTCACTTCTTGCAACAGCTCTTGTTGAGGACATTCTCAAGTAAGTCTATCCGGCAAAAGCCGTCACGTCAATACACAATAAGTATAATACAACAAAGGAGATAATACTATGTCTAACCTGTCTAACGTCTGTCTGTCCATCCGTAGCTCTAATAACAAGACTTCTACCGCAAGGGGATATGCAAGCAACGGCAAAGCTCTTGTTAGCTTTACCAACAAGGGCGGTGTTAATACGCTCAAGGCATACCCTAAGGCCGATAAAGTGCCGTCTTATCTGTTGATGGACGAAAAAGAGTATACGGCATACGGCAACGCAATCAAGTACGTTTACAATTCCGCTTGCCACGTCAACGCAAGCACTACCAACAAAGAGGATGAAAGCATTATCAAAGTTTACACTACCGACTTCCATTCTTGCCTGTCTGATCTTGCAACCATCGTTTTTGGTGAAACTTTCTCTATGCAAGAGTATCCCTCTTTTGACACAGAAGTCCTTGCAATGGCAAAGACTTACCTTACCACCAACATGGATGGTGACGTTTCACCGGCAAACCTTCCAATCAATCGTTTTGTCAAAGCTCTTGAACCTATGCTTTTAAGCGTAGCAGCACACAGCGTTTTCCTGAAAGACTATGAACGGGACTATAACCTTGCTTGCAAGCGTTGCAATTCCCGTATCAACAAGGCAACGGCACAGCTTGATAAAGCACAGTCAGAGTATGATAAAGCATTGTCTGAACTGGATAAGGCAAAAGAGCAGATTGTCAAGGACAAGAGCGACAACACCATCAAAGCGTCTACTAAGAAAACCCATGAAAACAATCTTGACAAGGCTCAGAAAGAATTTGATGCAAAAAAGAGCGTCCTTGACACCATCAAGAACACTATTGACACATGGAAGATCAAGCTGGCTGATGCTGAAAAGACTTACAAGGCAGCAAAAGCGGCAGACTCTGAGAACTCTTAAAGTCAAACCTAAGAAGTTAGTATAAACATACCAAAATGCAATACATAATACGCCTGACGACTAGAGGTACAGGGGAAGAAGTAACCTCTACCAACGGCAAAACGCCGTCACAAGATACCATGAAAGAGGTGAAATATCTTGAAATCCTATCAGAATACGATGGGAGAAGTGCGTCAGAACACTTCTGGGCACTCTATCATCTACAACGGCACAGAAGTCAAAGAGCTTGATCTTTACGGCACATTTGACGGCGTTGTGTTTGTCAGTCGTCCATTTATCGCAATGAAAACAGGCTTTATGCCTATGTACGTCAAAACGTCTATGGGATGGATTTCCGTCCATCCTTGCAAGATTGTTGACTTCCTCAGAGAAGCATACAAGGCAAAAAGTGTTTTCCTTTATGACTGGAATGCCTATCAGCAGAGCAAGAAAGAAAAGCGTCTTGCAATGGAAAAGGCCAAACAACAGCAGAGTGAAACGGCTTTTCTCAAAGCGTCACAAGCTAATGCAGATGGTTCTTTGCGCTACCATAAGAGCAAGAAACGTCTTGACGATCGCTATAATGAAGTGGGTAAACCATTTCAGAAAAAGCATTCTCAGCGTGTCGTATTTGGCTCTAGTGAATACGTCACAGTTTCTGGCTGGATCTACGGCAAAGAAGTCTTGATGAATAATCATAGCTTCCGCATGGATGAAAGAATGTCGTACTACATGGACGGCACTGGATGCTGTGCCCGTGATTTCGATAACAGAGATATGCGCCCTTTGAATGACGTGTTTCCTGTGGAATCTGGCAAGAAAGCAAGGTGATAATTTTGAGTTTGACAGCAATTCGTCAGAATGATATAATTGCACCATCAAGAAAAGGCGGTGTAATTATGGCAAATCGTGACTACGGCAAAGAGTATGAACGTGAAAAATCACGTACAAAAATAATTCCCATCAAGGTAAGTCCAGAGTTTTTTAATGCTTTTACAGCAAAAACAGAACTTGATGGAACTTCTAAAAACGCAGTTCTGAAAGCCTGTGCTGAAGCATACACCTATGGAAACCTCATCATTGATGAAGATGGTAAACCTAAGATTCTGAAATGATTTTATTGTAAAAATCTTTGTCATCTTTTTTGATTTTTTCTAAAATTAAATCAAAGTAATCTCCATATTCTAAAACAAAAGCAGCAAGCTCTCGTATATCATCTGGCACAGTTCCTTTTGTCCCATCAAAATGAAAGCCTGTTGTTATGTAGTGATATGCGTCAGACAGATCATAAGAATTAGCATTTAGAAAAACCTGTGAATACTTTTTAGTACGACCTAATGCCCAACAACCACAGAGGCAATCTAAACAGATTTTGAAGTCATTATCCATATTATTGTTTTGAGAAGCATGAAAAATATTCAACTTTGCTTCTTCGACCTTTGTGAAAACATTCGTCATAAATTGAATTTTTTCTGATTCAAGATAGTGAATGGCTATACATTTGCTTCCCATAGCAAGGACTTCCTTTCAAATTATGATGTCTCTATTCTAGCAGAACCGAATACTCACGTCAACAAACACCTTATGACCTAAAACTCATAGGGTGTTATTTTTATGTCCTAAAATGAATATTTATTCAAATAATATGCAGAATATGCAAGCCTAAAATCACATAAAAGAGGAGTTCTACCATGGCAATTTTGGCTATTGAATCGGCTCTCGATATTGCCATAAAGTTTGGTGATACAGAGCTTGTGAAAATCTATCAGGAAGCCCTGAAAGAAGCCGGTGTTGAATACGTCAGCACCGCAAAATGCTGGATTGAATAAGAAAGGATGTTTGCTATGAAATCGCTTCTCATGTTTTTCGGTTACACCGCATATCAGGCGGGTTGTATTGCACCTATGATGTGGTTTTTCGTTCTGGGTGCTATCGCTATGGGTGTGGCAGAATGGAAAGGATGGTTGAACTGATGAAACTTGATCATGTTTACCCCGATATTGTTAATCGCTTTCAGTATGTGAAAACGACTAACGCAGACGCTTGGCAGAAATATGTTAAGAGCGTCATTGCAGAGCATGAGTACAATGACCTGTTAACCAGGATTGCGTGGGATTTACTCAGGTATGTGTACACTTCTGGTACGATTTGTGGGTGGTACGATAAATATAACGTACATGATTCGCATATCACAACGGCAGTCAAGAAGGCTTATATTGAAGTCTTTGGAATGCCGTCAGAATAAAAGATATGTTTTAAGGAGGGCTTAACATGACCGCAAAACAGTATTGTCAGAGCCATCCGGTAACCGCTTATGATAGCAGCTACGGCAGATGTGGCGGTTTCCAGATCCATGGTGACGTTCAGTATGGCATTGATGATTACCTTTATGGTATGTCTGGTGCGCTGTGTGAAGATGAGAAATATCATAGTTATCATCATCTGAAAATCATCTATGCACCGTCTGGCAGAGCATACGTTAAATGTTTCGGTAAATGAATCTATCTTGATGAGTGCATGATAGTGTAAAGGAGAAGCGACAATGAAAAAGGGCCAATGGTTCATGAACGATGAAACAGGTGTTATTACTAACATTCATCGTGAAGCTGTCGAGTGGTATCGGCAGGGTGCAAACGTTTCTATCTGGATCAACGGCGTTGTTGTTTGCCGTTGGGGTCACTAAGAAAGGAGAAAATGAAAATGAGAGCAAGTGTTGAAGTGTATGAAAACAACGCAGGCGGTATCTGTGTTGCAGTCTTTGGTCAGAATGGTTTGACGAATCTGTTTATCGTTACTCCTGATGGTAATGAAACAAGGATGACGAGGGCATTCTATCAGGAAGCATTATACGGGTTCCCTGGTGAGGATGAATACAACGCAGAAGATTTTTCTGGTCTGTCCATGGATGATGCTTACGCAGACATCTGCAACAGCAACCTGATTGCAGAGTTTTACGACAATCGTGTTGTGAACCTGTATCCGGCAGACATGGGTATTGCCGGAATGGAGCTGTTTGGTATGGCTTGACCGGACGTTCACAAAACAGTCACGAATAAACAACGAGTCAACGTGCTAAAATGCGGCGTTAATAAAATCTACATTTTAGTGCTTGACAAAATCAGCAGTATCCTGTATTCTATAGCTATAAAGGGCAGTCCATCAAAGGACTTTTATTTTTACCGTATAGCTATATAATACAGGATACGAGAGGAGGGCTATAAAATGGAACGGAATTGGAAACTTGGTGACGATATGGTTGTTAGCGACAATCTTCTGGATGGTATCACGTTTGATGATTTGATTCTAACAGTGTATTGCAACTGTCCTAAAATTACAGAACAGGCTGTAAAAAAAGAGCTGAAAGAAATTCTTGCGATTCATATGCAGGATATGGAATTTTTACTCGAAAACAATATCGACAAGATAATTGAGATGGCAAGTAAAAACAGAGAATAAGGAGATGTGAGTATGAAATGCAATAACTATGATTACGAGAATTTTCACTACACAAGTGATAGTTGCCTGATTCTTATGAGTGAGGTTCGTTATAAGAAAAATGATTTTGGGGAGATGGTTCTTGTACCGGAAGAAACAAAGGAAGAAGTGGTTTCGCCTACGTTTTACACAAACTACATTACAGCAATTCCGTTCTTTGATGATGATTTCTTTGGCCCTCATGCTTCTTGCGAGGCTGAATGGAATAGGACACCGGCAGGAGCCGTGCCTACTGTAATAACGACAATCAATGGAGCAGGTGATGAAAAGATTGTTGCCACATTTACATTCATCAGTAAAAGTAATCTTTTGAATACTGCTGGGTGGCGCGAAAAAGAAATTATCAAAAATGCAAAGTACTTCCATATCGAAAGAGTTGATGGTGCAGATATGATTTACTTCTACACCGAAAGTGATGGCGATACGTCAGAGGGTATTTTTGACACTAAGAGATCTGTTTGGAGGGGTTAAAATAATGACTGATGTGCAAAAAAAGATGTGGAACACGCTGGTTAAAATGTCTGGCGAGGACGTTGCAAGATTATTTGTGAATTGGTGTGGAGAACAAATCTTGGACGATGATTTTTACAAAAATATGATTGATGAGGAAATGATTGAAAATGAAGAATGATTTTTACTGGAACAGGAACTATATGACTGTTGCAAAAAATGTCAACGAAAGGCACCGTACAAAAATTATAATACACAAAAATTGGCAGTGGTATTTTGCTGAATTTGATTCATGGGAACAACTGCATTTCTTCGAAAAAACAATTGGATTTAGAACTTGCTATCTTGGGATGGAAAATGGAATTGCAAGATTTTCTTTGAATCGTGAATTTAGAGAAGAAAAATATTTTCGGAAACTGTCAGAAGTTCCAAATGAAGCGAAGCCTATTAAGGCATTAAGTAATGGAAGTATTGTTACTTGCTATTTTTTGAATGACGGAAAGATTATTCATTGGTATCGCCCAAATCCTAATTCTAAGAACGTCTACAAACCAATGACGTTGCAACAGCATATTAGGCACTGCGAAGTGTATGGTTTATATTGAAAATCAGGAGAGTGAAGAATGATTATTGATTCCATTCTCGACCGCATGGACGGCAGACACTACAGTGCACATGATTTCTATCTTGAAATCAGAAAGTATGAACGTTTGGGTGTTGGTACACACGGCGATGATATCTCTATCGCCATGGATTACGGTGATAACAAAGATGTTCAACGTGTTCTGTGTCAGTACATCCAGCGCAATGGATACCCGGCAGACATTGAGGACTACATAAGAAGTCAAGTCTGGGTGGTATAAGCAGCAGATGCTAGGTGATTAGCGGTACTAGGGCAGACATAACCGCTACCAATGCGAAAGCATAAAAATATTATAAGGAGCGTTAAATATGAAGTATTTGAGTGCGAAAAAGTTTTCAAGGGACGCACATCCATCAATTCACTACACCGGCAGTGTCCGAGGTATGAAAAAGCTTGGATTATGGGGAAAACATGATGAATGTGTTCGTTGTGGTAATTATATTTATAATTTATCTATCTGGATTGGTGGATACGATTTTTGGCATTAAAAGGAGCAATTGATATGGAAACAATGTACGATCGTATTAAGCGGATGGATAAGCATGAGCTTGCTGAGTTTATCTATGTTGTTTATCAAGCTGGTGTTAAAGATGGTGAACAGAATCTTTGTGATTCTCCTGCTGGATTTTTTGGTTGCGGTTACTTCCTTAATGATAATGCAAAAGTATGGATGCCGAATGATAAGCCCGAAGATCTTTATGATGCTTTTTATATCTAAATATTAAAAGGAGTGTTTGTTTATGAAAAGATTGGATATAACTGTGAACTGTATGGCGGTTTACAATAGCTTTATTGATGTCCCCGATGATATGGATATTGATGAAGCTATTAAATATGCAAAAGAACATCTTTCCGATGTTCCTATTCCTGAAGGTCTTGAATGGGTTCCTGATAGTGACGTGTTAGATGAAGAGAACTGTGAGTTTGAAGATATGGATTAACTAAAATCATGCTTTTATAGGAGGATTTTGTTTATGACTGTTTCTGAGTTCGTTAAGAAGTTGAAAATGATTGGTTATGACGAAAACACAGAACTTGTTTTCAGCTATACAGACAGCACCGAATTTAGCGCATGGCACGAGATTGCTGTTTCTGCAATTAACGAAGCAGCTTGTCTTGCTGATGATCCTAATAAGCCTTGTGAGAAATTGATTGAGATTGAGATGAAGATTGGGTGATGAAAAAATGAAGAAAAAGATACCGGTTATTTTCCGAAAGATAGACGGATACATTGATGGGTTTCTTCCGACACTTCCGCATTCGTATGGCAGGGTCGAAAGCTATTGTCGGAATGAAGGACATAATGAAGCGGATTACTTTTATGCAATCAAAGGTCGGCTTGCTACCGAAGATGAATACAAGGAAACACTGAAAGAACTCCGTACAATTTATGAGGATGATGAATCCGAGTTGGTTGTTCGCAAGAAGATTGCAACATACTGGAAAGCAAATTTTTATGAGGTGTAAAAATGTATTCGGAAAAGGAATTTATTGAAGCGTTTTGCTGGATGTATGGCGTGTCTAAAGCGGAAGCAGATAAAGCATATATGACCAGTAGTGAAAAGCACATTGAAGCAATTATTGATTGTTATAAATCGAATTGCAAGAAAGCATTTTACGAAGATTGAGGTGAGAAAATGACTGAAAAAGATAAGCGTATTTTGAAATACGCAATTGATAACTTGGTTGCAAGAGAGAATAGTTTGTGTGAAGGATTTTGTAAAAATAATCCTACGCATAGAGCAGAACGTGAGCGTGACCGGGATTTGGTTATCTTTGGTATTCGTGATGTTTTGTGTGAAGTTGAGCGTCTTGAAGAACAAGAGAAAGAGATGCTGGAGAAAGTCATACATGAAGTGGTTCAGTTTTGATTGGGGTGATAAAAATGAGTAGTTACAAACCGGAAGAAGTCTGGACTGCATTTGATGTTTTATCAAGCAGAATTGCCGATTCTGATGAAATCGGGCAGAAGCGTTTAAGACAAATCAAGATCACTCTTACAGAATACTTTGAAATGATTAGGCATCTAAAGAAAACTCCTTTATGGGATATTTTTGAATATGAAAAGAAGCTAGAACAGCCGCTTGACCTTTTGGTTTATGAAAATAATCATCTCAAAGAAGAAATCAATAAACTTCATAAAAAGCTGGGTATTAAAGAAAAATATAAAACAAATCCATACGATTATATGTTCCAAGATGAAGCTGGATTTAGAGACAAGGAGTGATTGTATGACCAACACGGAAAAGAATATTGTTCTCGCAGCTCTTTCTTTCTATCGGCGTAAGCTGATGGATCAAAGCATTAGTTTTCTCAAGGCTGGCAACCATGAGGATGCTAAAGTAAGTACGATGGAAGCAGCCAACGTGAATGCACTGGTGATTAAGTTTACAAGAGAAAAGGAGTTTGCAATATGAGAAACCTGTCTAAGCAGAACCGTAAGAAAATTTTTGATTTGATCAAACGTGATTGCACATTTGTTGGCTCTTACGATTTGGAACATTCTGAAGAAAGTGTTTTGACTTATCTCCCGAAGCCCGGCACACAGATTCACAAAGATGTTGAAGAGGTTCGTGTCATAAAGAACCGCAAGACTGGAAACTGGGTTGAATCCGTTGTTGATGTGCGTTGGTATTACGGTATGACTTGCGCTGATGCAGAGATGATTGAACGCAAATATCAGTGCAAATCTAACAAGTGAGGGTGTGGAATATGAATAGCAAAAATAAGATTGTTGTTACTAGCTGGAATGGTAAGTCTTGGGAAATGACACCTGAACAGATTGAAGCAGCGTACCGTTACAAAGAGCATCAGTATCGTATTGAAGATGCAGAGAATCAGCTTGATGGCAATGCTGATTGGATTGAGGAAGAATACGGTTATTCTCACGATGAGATTATGGACTTTGCTGACGAGTTAGCAGAACGATTCGAGGACAAATTTGATTGCAATGTATCAGAAAATGATGATTGGGTAGCCCGTATCACAGAGATGTTTGACGTCGCAGGTAGAAAGGAGAGCAACGATGACTGATCCTTGCCGTTATTGTGTAGCACCGGAGCGTTATCCTGGTTGCCACGACCATTGCAAAAAGTTGAAAGCCCATCGTGAAAGTGATGAGTATAAAAAGCTGTGCGAATATAAGAATACATACCTAAAAAGCCATTCGACAGCAAGCTCATCTCAAATCAATAAAGCGATGCGGTATTTCAAATACAAAGGTTATAGCCTTTACGGATTTAAGAATGTTGGGAGTGTTTGATATGAGAGAAAGATACGATGAAATATTAGAGGGCTATACCATACTTGAAGATGAATTAAAAGAAGAATCGGAATTTGATCGGTTGATGGAGAGTTCGTATCAAAAGTGGCTTGATACACTTGATGAAAGAGTAAGCGATTCATTAAGAATAATGGATATGGAGGTTTAATAAAAATGAGAGAATTTGAAGGTTTTATTTTTCCTAACGGAAGAATTGTAGCGATTCCTGAAGAGGAATATATGGCAGCTATCGAAGCAGGAAAAGAAATTCTTGTGTTTTGTGGTGGATGGGCTGGTGGATACGCTAGAGCGTTTGGTGCAGATAAGGAACAGGATATTTATGAGCCTGATAAAACTTGTTACATGGTCTATTCGTATGATGTCATGAATAAGACATTTACGCCAGAAGATATGAAGCGGTTCGCTAAAGTGATTGTCACAGATGGTATCCGTGTGTACATGAAAACATGTGAGCCGGCCAGTGATTATTATTCTGGAACCTTCTGTGACTGTGGTACGAAAGACAGGCTCGAAGAACATTACCCTGACACTTGTAGCAACGATATTGAACAATACGATTTCAGTGATTGTCAGACGGTTGATTTTGATATGACGGTTCGTATGCTAGGTGCAGATGATAAAGATTACGAAGGTATGGTAAAGATGCTCAAGGAGATTTTGAGGTGATAAAATGTGGGTTTTAGCTAAATGCCAATATTCAGATGATAACAAGATTGGATATGCTGTATTTTACGATATTGATAAGCTTGGGTGTGTAACACTTATGTTCAAAATATATGAAGATACAAATTCTATTGAGTTCTTTTATTGTCTATTAGAAGTGAGCGACCGGCTAGAAAAGAAAACGTGTGAGAATATCTTAAAAGCTTATTTGAAAGAGAAAGGGATTTTTGCGGAGGATTAACTATGTGGGATTTAATGGGTAACAATTATTCAGAAGTATATGGTATTGGATATGCTTTACTGAATGGAATTTCAGCTGGGTTTTATGTGAGTGTCATGTATAAGAATCTTGGAAATGAAATTTACTTCTATTATCTTGATGATGCTCCTTATGGAGAACTCGATGATAATACCAAAAATAAAATTGAGGATATTATCTATGATGACCTTAACAAGCGTCATATTTTTGGGGAGGACTGATTATGTGGGATTTAAGAGAAGTTCATGCACTGCACGATGGTGAAGGTTGGGTTTGGAGTGGATCTTTCCATCACGAATTTGTATTCGTAGGTGAAAATGAAGATCCTAAAGAAATCTTTTGGCAGGAATGTCAGATGTTCTTCCTTCAGGATTATTTAAGCAAGTGTGAAATCGTTGATGATGGCAACATTTTGGAACTTCAGTTAAAGGATTCTGGCGAGCCGGTTCTTGCTATGATTATGGAAGAATAAAGGAGCTAGAGTTATGTTTTTGCTTATCAATATTTACAGTAGCAAAACAACGTCGGCGTATGTTGCTGGCATGGATAATTTTGAAAGCTACGATGAATCAATAAAAGAAATGAAAAAACGTGTAATGGATGCGTACCTGAGTTATCACAAGGAATGGGAAGATAACAAAGAAGACGAGTATCATGAACCGTATATTGATGGAGATGGTACGACCTATTTTGTTTCTGGGTATGACTACAAAGACATTTGGCAGGTTTATTAACTGTAAAGGAGAATGAATTATGACACGGTTTTATCTTAATGCGGGCGCTCTTGGCCGTTGGATGCACCAGAATAAAGCACAACATACTGGTGCTTACGTTGAGGGTGTTCTGGTTGATAGTTTTGTCGTTGAAACAAAGCGTGGAGTTGCAGCTATCTATGAACACTACCTAAATGAGTGGACAAGCAACTATTATATTGAGTTTACCGATTATAAGAACGGTTTTAAGAACGGAGAGGTCGATAAAATTTGGTCTGATTGGTACACATTTGAAGAAAAGGCTAGCGCATAAGAGGTGAGTGAATATGGATAAAGATAAAAAGGTTTTTGAAATTGATACGGCAATCGGAAAGCTAGTTATTCGTGAAAATTGGGACCACGATTATCCTGGTGTAAGCGTTTATTTTAAGCGACCAGATGGGGCAGAGATTAACATATCTGATACGGAAGTTGATAACGAAACAGGCGATGTAAATGTTTTTGTATGGGATGACCCTAACAACGAGGATTATTCAGAAATGACAACGATTAGCAGAGAAGAACTTCTTAATGAAGAAGATTGATAAAAGGGAGATTTTAGATATGAAAAAATATATTTTGATCACCGTTAACGAACGGAAAATTTTCGAACCTGATTATTTTGAAACTCTTGATGAGGCTCAAGCAGAGATGAGAAAACGTGTTGAGAAAATCGTGAGTCAATCTGGCGGAGAAACGGAAGTTGATTTTGAAATCAACAATGACAGTGCCTATGTGACAGATGCTCATTTTGAGCTTGGCGATGGAAACTGGGATTTTGCAATTTGCGAGGTGGTTGATACGAAATACCCTGAAAATATTAAAGACGCCATGTTTACTTCTGTTTGGGACGGTGGTTTTGAGATCACTACGAAATGCAAGGTGAATACGGAAACAAAAGAGATTTTCGATATCGAAGTGTCGGAATCAAATGCAGATGTAGTGGAGCTGCTTGATGAAGAATATGTCACGATTGACGGCGTAGATTATTCAGCTGCAAATCATGATAACATCGATGAAGACGATAAAGAAACTTATTGGTATGAATAAACTTCAAGGAGAATAAATATGACTGCTCTATATTGCTATGACAACGAAATAATAAAGTGGATTTACGGCGATAATCTGTATTGCTTGCATATCCAGCATGATGATGAAGCAGATAATAATCCTCGTTGGTGGGACGATCATGATTCTGTAATGGCATGTTTTCATTCTCGTTATCATCTTGGTGATAAAATTGATGCGAGTACGGCAGAAGATTTTTGGAATAATCTTGTTTACGAGTATTGCTCCGATGAAGAAGTTTTAGATGCACTTTTTAACATGAAGTTGGAAGATACCTGTGTCATTATTGATGAAAATTATAGTGACGAAAAACGATACGCCATCTGTGGTATCGGAACTCTTTTTGATAAAAAAGTTTCTGTAAATCCAATGTATGTTGGTCTGAAGTACAACGAAATTGTTACATACGTTACTGGTGAGTTTTCGATTTGTGATTGCCAGATTCTTCTTAATAAGTATATTGCATGGCTTCCTCTTTGGCTGCATGACCATTCTGGTTTGTCTATGGATTGCGATACACGGTTCAGAGGTTTATGGGATGACAGTAATATTGGTTGGATTGTGACCGCAATTACGGATAGTTCGGATAGTACTAAAAATGAAGCAGAACGAATTATGCGTGATGAGGTGAAGACTTATAGCGATTATCTTTCCGGTGAGAATTACGGCTATACGCTTTATCGAGAAGAGCACGGAGAATGGAAGGAGATTGACAGAGCATTTGGATTTATCGGTTCTGACGTGTTTGAAAACGGTATTACATACAGCGTTGATTGTGGCCTTGAAACAGCATTAAAGGAAGATCGGTGCCGTATCGGAGATGCAGAGAAGGTTGTGACCGTCACTTATAACTTTGATAAATGTTGAGTCCTAAAAGGGGTTGAATAGATATGGCATATAAATACACCGAAGAAGAAGTTTGGGATGCGATTCATACACTTTCTGATATGAGAGCTGGATTTAACTGCTTTGACGAAAATGATGTACAGAAGTATGAAGCGTGTTCAATGGGGATTGTTGCATTAAGAATGCTTGTAAACGCCGATAAATGTTGAATTTTAGGAGGAAGATATCATGGATGACAATATGATGGAACGTCAGATTGCTGATTATATGGTGAAACATGGTACTGAAAATACGAATTATGGCACATGGGTGTTTGAGGTCGATGAACTGGCGAAAAAGTTCAATATTACAGAGAAATGGATTCAGGAACATGAAGACGGTATTATGTCTGAGCTGTATCTCAGAGAAGAAGTAGCTGACGTTGAACGTGAATTAAGCGGCAATGATATGACTATCACACTTTTTGATGTGGATTTTTACACCGACTATTGCCCTAATTATATTGAAGACGAACAGGAAAAGGATGATGACGTAAATCAGTATTGGTTTGCTGAAACTCGTTGGTGTACCGATGATATTATCGATATTGCAAAAGACAATGGAATTGAAATGACTCCGCAGCAAGCAGAACAGTGGTGGAAAAAGAACGAGAACTGGTTCAAAAATGTTCTTGTTGAATATGGTAACGAAGTTCTTGCCGATGCGAATTTTAGTGAGGTGTAAATTATGAGCTATTATAACGGTCCTTGTTTTTCTTGTATTGAAAAATCATGTAAGAATTGCCCGTGTGCTGTTGCAGAACCTATTGACAATTCATATTCGGATGCACAGTGGATGCACAAAATGAGTCGGAATAAAGAGGACTGTGATAAATTTGTTGAACGTCTTTGGAGAGAGAATACTGATATTGCATGGACGGAAAATGAACGTGGAGAATTAGTTCTTGATCAGAATTGGAGAGGCTTCCCAGTTGGTAACTTTACACAAGATGATTGGTTCCTTTGGGTGGATGAATTCCATAGTAAAGGCGTCGGTTGGGTTTACGAGAACGTGAGGGTTTGATTATGAAATATATGTGGGCGGTCTGCGATGTTGAAGCGGACGGAAAATATTATGCCTATCCAATAAGGATTTCTGTGGCAGATAATCTATTAAGTAAATTAACCATTAAGGGTATTAAGGCTGCAAATCTCTGTGAGAGCAAAAAAGAGGGCAAAAGAGGTTGCGGATATGTGGAATGAGTGCCATAAGACAAATAAACAATATATGTTCACGACAGATAATCCAACGTTTTGAAAGGAGAAAATTATATGTGGTGTGTTATCGAATGTGGTTCTAAAGGTGAAATTTTTGAGCCTGAGTTTTTTCAAAACGAAAAAGAAGCTATGAAATATATCGTGGATGATTCGAAAAAATGCTATGCAATGTATTCTGACCTTCCTAATGTTCTAGCTTATCATGATAATGACGAACTCGAAGCACAGGTTTGGACGGATGAATTTGGTTTCAGATGGAAAGCATTTGATATTTCTAACAAATTGATGTAAAAGGAGAGTTTTATTATGGCTATCGTAAATGGATTTGATACTAAAAAGATTTGCGCACAGCTTCAGAGAGATCCAATGTATGAGATATTTCATTCCGGTGATGATTATTACATCGTAGATGGAGTAACGATGATTCGATGTGATTATGATGTTATTGAAAAACTTCGGCCAATTCTCGGTATAAAGATTCCTGATTATAATACCGGTTTAACATATCATGTAAAGGGTGGCTGGTCGAAAACCCCTTATGAAAACCTACACAAATATTTTTCGATTTGCCAAGAAGGTCACTTTCATTGCACCGATTATAAATTCACGGATGTGATCAATATTAAGCAAATTAAGTATGGTCTTTATCAAGATAACGTAATGGTTTGTGAGCTGGCAAACGGCGAGAGGGTTCTTTTGAATAAGCGTTACACTGATATGATGGCTCCTGCTAAGAAATGGGGTTGGTTTTCTGAGGGCAGAGATCGACTGAATGCGGTTCATTTTATGAATAAGAAGAATATTTTTGAAATGTGGATTCTTCCTATTCGTTATAAGGATGGTGAGTTTGATGTTCTACCATCTTGAATATTCTGTCAGACATTTTATGTACGGCGATACATATAGAGGGCATGAAATCTATCCCACAAAAGAGCTGCGCGATGCAGAGATTGATTGGATGAAAACGTGTTACAGCAAGCCGACAGAGCTTGTCTATACAACGTATGAAACCGAAACGCTTAGTGAAGATAAGATAATAATATAATGAGGAATTAAGGGAGTGAGAGTTATGATTATCCAAAATTGCGGATGGGATCATTCAGTGGACGAAGTTAAGGAAGCTCTTGATACACTTTCATATTGGTTAAGAGAAGGTGTGACAGTTGGGATTTTTAATGAAGAAACCAACAAATGTGAGTTACTAAAACCTTTTGATTCAAAAAAAGCTTTTATTTTGGGGGCATTAACTTATGACGGCACGTGAGATTGCAGAAGATTTTATTCGCAAGACAAACCCATATAGATGGAATGGACGTGGATACAAACCGGATACATTTAATGATAAAAATCAGATTAAATATCATGTAGATGGTCACCCCGAAATTGATGTGGATGTTTATTATGAATATGATGCTGGCGATAATAGCTGGTGGCATTTTTGTGATGCACGTGATAATGTTTCTGGCGATAAAATTCTTGGTGTGTGTAATCCTAATGTTTGGTCTATTGATGCGATTGAAGAATCTGTTAAATATTTATTTAGCAAAATGAATATTGAAATTAAATAAAATCGAGGTTTTAGAAAATGGAACGAACTATGAATGACAAACTCATGGAAGCAGCACAGGTTCTTATTGAAAATGGAATGAGTGCAGATAATGCGTATGTTGCTTTACAGGCGCAGTGTTATATCCTTTTGGACATTGAAATCGACGATTATCTCACAGATGAAGATTATGAAGAACTCGAAGAATACGAGCAACAATTGAATAAAAAGGGAATGTGACTATGATTACGGTTGTTTATGACGATACGATGTGTAATGGTACTTACCGTGTAGAATATAAAACAATGGAAGATGCGGTAGAGTCTGTCAATAATGATTTTGAGAGACTGATGAAAGAACTGCGATATGAAGGTTATGAACCTGAATGGATTCGTGACTGCCACCATATGTTAGAGGTTTATGTTCCGAATACGTCTATTAACGCATGGTGGGATTTTGAGTAAGGAGAATTAAAAATGGATACTAACGAAATCGAAATGTTTGAGCAAAAGATGATCGACAGTGCATTTATTGATGCTGTTGATTATGATCCGAAGGTGGCTGCACGAGCTGTAGGAGCACGCAAGATGAAAATGAAGGGCGTATGCTCTTTTAATGAGTATATTAGCTATTTGCAGACCATTACCGGTAACGCAAAGTTGTTCTGGAAGTATCAGTTTTGAGGTGAATGATATGTATATGCTTTTAGATGTTTATATGCAGAATCTTGCTATTCCTAATATCATTGGGAAGCGAATGTTTGATACTTACGAAGAAGCAAAAAACGAAGCTATAAATCAAGCTGAAGCAGAATTTCAAAACTACTATCAAAAAATGTATACAGGGACTGGATATGAACCTGAAATTACAGAGATGAATGATAGCGTATATATTTCTGCACTTAAAGAGAGTGAATGGTGGACTATTGTTGAAGTTTGATAAAACAGTTCTTCTAGGAGATAGTAATATGAATGAAAAGAGATTTGAAATTGACACGCCTATTGGAAAACTGGTTGCTGAAGCTGGTGGAGATTATAAAGATTATCCAGGAATTTACATTTATCTTCAGAGAGAAGATGGCGTTCAAATTGATTTGTCTTGTACGGAAATTGATAAAAAAACTGGCGAAGGCAGAGTCTTTATCTGGGAAAATACGTCTACGGATGAATGCACCAAGATGATGCGTTGGGCTAAAGAACAACTTATGATTAAAGAGTGAGCGGAGGGAGTAAAACAAAATGACTACTAATAATCCTATGACTGTAATAACCTCTAAGCCCTTCGGCGCACTGAATGTGGATGTGTACCAGAATGACAAGCACCAGTATTACATGACTCGTGAACAGATTGGCACGGCGCTGGAGTACAGTGATCCTAGAATTGCCATTTACAAAATTCATCAGCGCAATGCAGACCGCCTTGATCCATTGAGCTCCGTAACCAAACTGGTTACTCAGGTCGGAAATCATACGGAAGAACGCGAATTGTTCTGTTACAATCTGCGTGGCGTAATGGAAATCTGCCGTTTCTCTCGTCAGCCGAAAGCAGATGCGTTTATGGATTTCTGCTGGGACATTATGGAATCTCTAATGCGTGGTGATTCCGTTCTGGCTACTCCTCAGATGGATGCTGCACTGAGTAAGGAGTTCATTGATGTAAGACTTCACGCTCTGTTTGATAGTATGAAGAATCTTCAGAGCGAACTTGATTCCACTCGCAAAGATCTTAGTGAGCAGATTGAGGAAGCTCGCGCTACTAGCAATGAAGCACTGAATGTGATTAGCAGCGTATCTCAGTGTGTTCATCAGATTAGGGACAAGCAGATGGATAACGCGATTCGCGCTAAGAGCTACACTCCTCGTAATGTGTTTCAGGATGAAATGAGTGACTGGCGTAAAGATTTGTATAGCAAGATTGGTGTGATTGCAAACACCAAAGGCTACACGAGCAAAGAGACGCTTCACAAGATCTATGAATATCTGAATCGTAATTATGGTTTCGTTTTGGAAGATGCTCGTGCAAAGTATATTAAGAGAACGAATCGTAGCGGGAAAATCTCTACGATTGATATTATCGAAGAGGACTCCACTTGGAAATCCGTTATGGGTGCTGTTGTTGCAGATATGTACGCAGCAGCTATTGAGCGTCTGCACCAGAACCAGAATGAACTTCGTCCGGCTTTAAAGACTGTTGAAGCAGTTCCCGAAGCAAATGTAAGTGATGGTCCTATTGTTGACGTAGTAGTCAAAGAAGTTGTAGAAGATAAGCCTAAGAAACAAAGTGAAACGGCAAAGATTCTTTTCCCAATTATGATGCCTCTGGCAGAAAAACTTGGTGATAAGCCGCAATATAAGCACACTTATACCCTGATCTATGAGCGTATTGGTTATAAGAAAATGAATAATTTGTTTATTGCTTATGAGAAGGCTCATGGTAAAGCACCAAGTCCGAAGACAAAGGTGTTTATCGAAAACGAAAAGAATCTCGCACTATTTAAAAGGGCTGTAAAGCAGCTGATGAAAGAACAGGAGAACAAGTAAATGTACGTAATATCGAACGGTCATAATTATATTATGAAACGGAAAGGAGGTCGGATTTGTGCCACCTGTGATATTAACCTAGCGTTACAGTTTGAATCTAAGGGGCTGGCGATTTGTGAAATCAACAAGCTTCCCGCCGGGTATAAGAACGGGCATTATGCACCAAAGTCTATGGATGAAATCGAAGCCGCAAGTAAGAGTCCGAATATAACGGCTCCGGCTGCAAAGCCGAATACATATGCATTTCACATAGAAGATTCTGAATGGCTGACCGAGTTGAAGAAAAATCTTGAGATTACAGACAAAACAATGGGCAGTCTTAATGATTTATACACCAAAGTCTACGGCGATTTAACTGCGGCCAGCGATGAGATTGCTGATATTGAACACGCTATTGAGTTCAAGACTGTGAATGCAGCACAAGGTTATCAGCTTATGGCAGAACTTAAAAGAGCTCGCCGGAAGCGTAGAGAAGCTAAGGATGCAAAGCTTTTGCTTGAAATTGTTATGAACACAAAAACCAGAGAGTGGGGAGATGGCAAGCTGGAAACTGCTATTGAGCAGCTTGGCGCTCGTCAGTTCACTCCGAAAGTTCGTAACGATCTGTTTGAAAAGAATTGAGGTACATAAAAATGACGATTCATATTTTACACGAATGTATCGACTCTAGCGATTTTTACGCGGAAGGTAATATTATTACCATTGACAAAGATAAAGAGAAGTTGTCCGAAAAGATGTTCTTGCTTTATAAGGATTGCCGGAATTCGGAAGGAAATAGTGTGAACCAGGACGAAACGTGGTGTGATTCATGTGAGGCGTCCGTTGTTAGTGGGAGCTCTGGAAATTACTATCGACATCATTGGAAAATTGACAAGTTTGAGGTGTGAATTATGATGGTATATGGAAACATAACGTGTAATCGCTGTGGCATTACATGGTATGGCCCTAAATGTGGAAAGCTCTATTGTGATAAATGTCGTAAGATAATAAGAAATGAGGCGTCCATTCGATGCAAGAATAAAAAGAAACATAAACCAACATTTGTTGAGATTGCAAGAATGGCAGACGCTGAAGGATTATCTTACGGTAAGTATTGCTTGAAGTATGGAATTTGAGGTGAATGTGATGAGTGCGCTTGAAAACGAAAAGAAAATCGAAAATACTGTTGCTCTTGATTTTTCTGACTATGATTCTTCTAACAAAGAAAAACGTCAGAAAGTAGTTAAAAAGAATTATAGCCTGACTCGTATGGAAGCAAATCATGGGTCAGTTCAGCCCATTAAAGACAAAGAGGATATCAAACGTATTTCAGAATATTTCTGGATTAAACGTCAGTACCGCAACTGGTGCTTGTTTAATGTAGGATGTTGCACAGGATTCAGAGCAAGTGATTTGCTTCGTTTGAAGGTTTCTGATGTAGCAGCTACAGATATGAATGGAAAGGTTGTGGTGAATTTTAACGCAAAACTTCGTGTTAAGGAAAAGAAAACAAATAAGTATCGCATTCTTAAAGTTCCGGCCCCGGCACTAAAGTGTATTCAAACTTATATCAATATTGATGAATTGTCTTATGACGATTGGCTTTTCCCGTCTCGGCAAGGTAGTTGGAAAAGCTCTATGAGAACAAACGGTGGAACGAGCGTAAGCAAGTCTGATGTGTTCCGTAAGTATGATGCTAATCCAAAAGAGACGAGAGATCCGCTTGATGTGGATTCTTTTGGTAGGATTATGCGTCAAGTCGGTAAGGAATTAAATCTTCCCGTCCAGCTTGGTTCTCATAGTTGTCGTAAAACCTTCGGATATCAGTTTATTGCATCTCATCCAAATGATGTAAAAGCCTTAGCTTGGTTACAGCATAGTCTTAATCATAGTAGCCAGGCAATTACGCTTCGCTATATTGGTCTGGATGAAGAAGTGGATGATGAATACTACTCTGGGATTGATTATGGCGTGGACTGCCATGAAAACTCTTGAGGTGTGTTATGGCTGATACTTATATTAAAATCTGGGATACTTATGAGAGCTACTTCGAACCCCTTAGTGCTGCTGAGGTGGGGCGTCTGGTACTGGCGATGATGAAATACAAATCGTCTGGAACGGAGCCTGAGCTCAACGGAAATGAGCGGTATGTGTGGCCTGCTATCAAGAGAGATTTAATTAAAGATGCCGAATACATCGAAGGTAAGCGCATTTCTGGAAAGGCTGGCGGTGAAAGCAAGCGTAAGCAAAGTGAAGCAAACGCAAGCAAAACCAAGCTAGAAAAAGAAAAAGAGAAAGAAAAAGATAAGATATCGTCTTCGTCTAGTGATGAGACGACAACGACGAAATCTATCGAAGATGTCTTTCGAGAGAATATCGGGAAGCTTGGTGTTGCAGGAAAAAAGGCTTTGGCAGAATATGTTGAGCGCATGGGCGATGAACTTGTACTTGCTGTGATTGAAAAGTGTTCTGATCTAGGTGGTAGTACATGGGCTTATGTGCGAAAAGCACTGGACGAAGCTGAATCACTTGGTTGTAAGACTGCTGATGATTATCGTAGGGTATGTCCAATAAGGAGTGGTCGCAACACGAGAGTTGATAGACAAGCTCCTAGTGGGAATGATTGGTTAAAAAATGCGACGAAACGTCGTTCACTAGTTAAAAGAGAGCTAGAAACAGCATGAGTGGAGGTTTGAATTATGGGATTGTTACTTGGTTTAGGCTTGCTTGGTGCAGCGTTTGGTATTGATGCGGTAAAACAAGCACCGTTTGATAGAGCATATCGCCGTCTCGAAAATGAATGGGGTACTTGTACATCGGAGGAAAACAAGCGGTGTAACGCTCTTGAATACGCAGTCAAGAACGGTTTGTGTTTCGAGAATGAAAAGAAGCCTGTGATTGAGTGGCAGAAGCTGAGAGATCTTCAGTGGAAGTATCAGTTAGCTGGCATCTCTTGGCCGAGAGAATCCGCGATTCGAGATGTGTGCCGTCTGGCGGCTCGTGACCGTGGATTTGAGTACAAAGGATATTTGCGAAACACATTGACGTTTGGCTATATTACTGATCCGAAAAATATTTGCAAGCTTGGCATTGTAGATTGAAAGGAGATTTGAAAATGAATAACACTCGTAGAAAAGCTATTAAGCAGATCATTGACCGTTTTGATTCCATTCGTAAAAAGCTGGACGCGCTTGTGTCTGAGGTCGAAAGTGTAAAATCCGATGTTGAGGATATCCAGTGGGAAGAAGAAGAGTATCGTGACAATATGCCGGAGAACCTGCAGGGAAGCGAACGGTATGACAAGGCAAATGAGGCTTGTACAAACCTGTCTGATACTGTGGATGCTCTGGATGATATGATTGGTGCGCTGGATTTTGATTTTGGTGATGTGACTACTTCTCTGGAGGAAGCGATGGAATGATTAAGACCACAAACCCATTAAAGAGAAGTGCATGGGCTGTGTTCTTGTACAGAGGTAGGCAAGTTTATTCATACCTACTGCGTAATAGCAATCTTGGTGATAAGGAACGTATGGTAGAGCTGCTGGCACGAAGGTACATGACAGAGCCTGAGAATATTGTTGTAGATATTGAATTTAGAGATTGAGGTGATAGAGAATGACCGCATTTGTAATGTTTGCTTTTAATGTGGCACTGATAATAGCAGTGAATAACAGTCCGTTTGCGTTTTAAGTAGAGGCATGAATATGAAAGAACTGGAAGAAATTTACAATAGATTATATGATGAATACATTGATGCTAGACGAGAGCATTTTGAGTCTGCTCTCGATATGAAAAAGAATGGTGGCAGAATATATCTACATGGTAAAGTGCATGGGTTAGAAATTGCTATTAGCATCGTCGATGAAGTGCTCAATAGGGTTAAGGCAGAATATATCAAGGAAGCTTTTGACGTGGACCCATATAAAACCTAAATTCTGTGGAGGTAAATATGAAATATACAAAGCGTGAAATCATTAGCGCATATCGAATTCTTACGAAGAATATTCAACAGAATGATCTCGGCTGGCGTGGAAAAATGATTTTAAGTGATGTACTTGATGACTATTTCAGCCGTATTGAGGGTGAAAAAGTTGTCGTTGATCCGAAGTATGGAAGTTTTCGTTGTCCAAAATGCAATACCGTAATTACAAGTGAATATGACCATTACTGTAGACAGTGTGGTCAAAAGTTGGATTGGAGAGAAGCGCGATGAAGATTGATTTGACTCTCAATGAAGCACGAGTTATACACGACGCACTTGATGTGACAAGTCTGTGCCGGTCTGGATGCTATATGGGTTATAAGAGCGGAGACAAGGATCTGTGTTTTAGGCTTGACAAAGATGGTGATTGGCATTGCAAGCTAATGCGTGAAATTGATTCTATCAATGGCAAGCTTGAGGATGCAATGGACAAGGGCTGATAAAATCCGGGTTCTTGTGGATACTTAACAAAAGGATGTGCAGACCGATGATATAACTATTGATGACGTAGGATTATTAGTAAAATTTTGGTAATTTTGGTAATTGTATTGTATTTGATCTTTGTGCGGTGTATGCTTGAGACAACCTCAATACAAACGGTCAAATCAAAAGACATGTGAGGTTAATATAATGTGGATTATGATAATTTTGTTTATGGCATTGAACGCCGTGCACGCACTTGGTCTGTTAGAAGCGCTTTCTGATGCTGATGATCAGAGTGAGCGGTTGGAAATGGAACAGGGAAGGGATGGTCGAAATGGATAATTTGAAACCGTGTCCGTTTTGCGGTGGAGAGGTTGCAATTGCCGAATCAGGGACCGATGCAAAGAAGTGGATGTTTATTTCGAGAGCGCACGGCAAAAACAAATGCACTTGCCGTGTTTTTATGGAAAGTGGGGAGTATTGGTTTGATTGCCCCGAAAAGGATAAAGAGAGAATTAAAGCAGACCTTATCGAAGCATGGAATAAACGAGTTTGATAAAAGTTAAGATTTAGGAGAATATATGTGGGTTTATGTATTTGACGAACCAATTCCAGAATACTTTAAAAACGGAAGAGCATATCTTTTGAGTTTATATTTTCATAAACGTTATGGTTATGAGATTAAGAATGAAACGGATGTTGTTATTGCATCTTGGGATAATTCATTAGGTTGTTTTCGTGAGTCCACAACAAAGCTGGAAATTGATTCGAGAGATATTTCAGAATGGTGGAAAGACATTTGATAAAAGCTGAGATTTAAGGAGAATGCCTATGAGAATAAAAGTTGGAGATAAAGTTTACGCTGAAGATTGGTGCGAAGGCATTATCGATGAAATCGACGGAGATACTGCCATTGTTGAGTTTGATACTTCTTGCGGAGGTGGAAGACTTTCGTTTTCGTTGGAGGAACTTCAGTTAGCAGAGTCCGATAAAAACTAAGATTTAGGAGGTGTTAGTATGGAAAGAAATTGGATTATGACTTGCACTAAGTTCAAAATAGTACGCGAACTTCTTGCAAAGAATGAAAAGACTATCGATATGTGCAAGCAGATTCTTACTGCGCTGCAGGCGTGTGATGACGAAATTGTTGCCAGATTTTCAGATTGGGAGTGGAGAGAAGACTTTGCTGAACTTTCGTCTGAATTACATGATGAAATTTACTGGATGGATGCAGAGGAATCGTATGCAGCTTGCGAAGAGATTGTGAATGACCGGCTGAAAGAAATGTACAATTTATGTGACGATGCGAGTGTCTGGCTTGCTGTTTAATAAGAACTAAGATTAAGGAGAGATACATTATGAAAAAGTTCGTTGCTCTTTTTGAAGGTTGGAATGATAAGCACGAACATGAGTGTATGTGCTATGTTGTTGATGTAAATGATGACTTTGAAAGTATCTTGAGTGTTGAAGAACAGGCAGAAAAGATGGCTCGAAACGAACATCCTAATCTAAAAAATTTTGAGACGCTTTACATCAAAGAACTGCTTAAAAGATAAGAATTAAGATTTAATTGGAATGGTTTTAAAATGATTTATACTGTAACAATGATTGACTCGTTTAAGAACGAGCAAAATGCGAAATTCAGCTCGCCGGTATCAAATACAAAAGGCATCTATTGGATGCCGGATGATAGCTGGATCGCCGGATACTTCACGGATTTGAAAGAAGCTATCCAGTCTGTGATTGATAATGTGGCCGATGTCTTTGAACATTGCTACAATTACGCGGTGATTGAAGGGTATGAGGAAGGGCTGTACCCTAAGCCAGAGTTGACGAAGTGGTTCAAATATGATGCCAAGAGCGATACGGTATTTGAGATTGAACCGCCGTTGCATAATAATGTGCGTGGGTATGCATTTTGAAGAAGGAGAATAAAGACTATGAGTAGTGTACTTATTGATCGGAAAGTAGCAAAGAAGGTAGAATCTATCTTCGAGCATCCTGATAAGGTCTATTCGGTGTATTTAAAGACTGGTGGAGATGTCGTTTGGCTGCAAGGTGAAATTGAGCTGTATGAATTTTTGCGTAGCTTGTAAAACTAAGTTTTAATATAGGTGATTCTATGACAAGAAATGAATTGCTTGGAGCGTTGTGCTTTCCAGAATATAATTTTCTTCGGGAAAATGAGCATCTTGGCAAGCATATGATGTTCGTAACGGTCGGTGGCAGTCATGCTTATGGGACAAATATTGAGGGCTCGGATCTTGATATCCGAGGTGTGGCGCTGAACTCGAAAGAAGACCTTCTTGGTCTCGGTGAGTTTGAGCATTATGTGGATACTCAGACCGATACAACGATTTATAGCTTTAACAAAGCTGTGAAATTGATGTGCAGTGGAAACCCCAATATGCTGGAACAGTTAGGGAATGCCGATGAACTCGTTATTAGCTATAACCCAATGACGCAGCTACTTATGGACAACAAAAACCTATTCCTTTCAAAGCGTGTGATTTATTCGTTTGGAGGTTTTGCAGGCAAGCTGATTCAGAAGTCTGATACATTAGACAAAGATCTAATCTACCATAATTCAAAGAAAATGCACAAGACGGTAATGAATGCAGTTCGTGTATACCTGATGCTCTTTGACATCTTAGAAAAAGGTGAAATTAAAACCTATCGAGATAACGATCATAACTTCCTGAAGCAGCTTCGCAACGGTGAATATGACTACAAAGAGATTCGTCAGCAACTGATTCCTGCCTATGAAAGCAGATTGTCAGTTGACAAGAGTGAGACTTACCTGCCTGACAATGTTGATTGGAAGCGTGTAAACGAGCTTGTGATGACTGTAAATGAGGAGTCTTTAAAGATTTGATAAAACCAATATTTTTGAAAGGAAGTGATTTTTATTAACTCTAATTTGTTAATAAATCGTGAGCAAAGTATTGCTATTGTGTGTATTATGTGCTTGCTGGCAGGGAATCTGGTATCGAAGATCAGCCCGGTGGCTCAGAAGCAGAGCAATTCGTACCTTTATAATAGTAGTCCTCCGGCAGTGAGCATTGTGCAGCAAGAGGAAAAAGAGCCAGAAGTCATTGTAGAGACTGTTGTTGAGACGCGGATTGTGAACTTCAGTCAGGGAAAGCGCGAACTCACTGATGATGAGCGTGCTCTTGCGGAGCAGATTGTTGCTTGTGAAGCAGGTGCTGATAGCCTAGAAGGTCAGATGGCTGTGGCTCAATGTCTTTATGATTCCGCTGTACTTGATGGTCTAACTATCCAGCAGGTCTTTAAGAAGTATGGTTATAGCTCCTTATATAATAGGAAGGTGACGGCAGAGAACGAACTGGCTGTGTCTATGGTGTTTGATTACGGCGCTAAGATTTCAGACAAACCTATTCAATGGTTTGTAACTCCGGCGGCAGCTCCGGGCAGTTGGCACGAGCGCGGAGCAACCTTTGCTGGACAATTTGGCGCACACAGGTTTTATTATGACGCTAAGCTGGTTGTGGATGATGCTGAGTAAATGGCATCATCTAAAATTTCGATAAATAATACAACAAAAAGATGTGTAATATGTTGACGAAAACAAAAAGATGTGTATAATATATCTTGAAAGTTGTTTATGTGAGCGGAAGGCGGTATTTCAATGAGTGAGAAAAAGGTTTTGGAAATTATACAGGTTGAGAACTTTTTGAAGTACATAAGAAAAAAGCGAGTGTGGGTCTGTTTTGTTTGGGATGATGTGGATGTTCACATGATATGTAACAAGATTGATAATGTTGGTGTAGAGACGCATGGAATTGTCAAAGGTATTGGATTTTTTGGAAACGAAAGTCATGTTGAGTTGCGGCAAGAATGCTACGAAGTAAGGAGGATAGAGCTTAGGCCGGGCGATAAAGAGAGAGCGTATGAGATGATATTCGATAATACCAGCGTGTTCGTATCAGAGAATCCTGAGTTGTACGGGCACTAAAAATATTTTCAAAAACCTATTGACTTCTGTAATAGTATCCTGTATAATATAGCTATGGAACGGAGCTACACTATTATAGAGGTGAAAGACTATGGACAACAATATTGACCCAAAGGTCGGAGAGGTTTGGTTGGTCGATTTGTCAAATGCGACAGGCCATCAGCAGCGCGGTATTCGACCGTTTGTTGTGACGAGCAACAATAAGCGCAACTTCTTTAGTCCCACAATTAAAGGGAATCCGTTGTCTTCCAGAATATACAAGCGTTCTCCGGTTCATGTCCTACTCTCAAAGGAAGACTGTGATTTCCTAGAGGTTGATAGTATCGTTCTCTGTGAAGAGACTGATACACTTAACAAAGGACAGTTCATCAAGAAACTTGGTGTCTTGTCGGAGTGTCAGATGAATATGATCGCAATGGCAAGATGCAAGGATGAACCGTTTTTGCTCGCAGCATTCCTGAGCGGCGTACAACATACTATGGAATTTCAGAATTTTGCCGCATTTGCTTGATTTTTTATAAGGTTTAATGGTACACTACATATAATAAAAAGGAGTGTGCCACTATGCTTACTGAAGAAAAAATCAAAGCTTTTGCCGAAAAGTATTCTGATAGAAGCGGTGAGTTTGTTGTATCGACACTTAACCATGTTATGGATTACGAGGTCGAGCGTGGGTATGAGTTGTTTGGCTTCACAAAAGATGATTTTGTAAAGATGTTTGCCAAATACAATTGGGTGAACTCAAGTCGTTCGTTTAAAAATGTGAAGTCGATAATTACAGGCTACATCAAAAGCGAAAACGAAACAAGTATGTATGATCTGGCTGACTTTTCAGAGAGCGATGTAAGCTCGGACAACATGTACGAGGACAAGTATTTTGCGTCAGTTGATGAATTTGTTGACTTCTTAAATAAGTACGAAGAGCCATATCAGATTCGTATGAACGTGATCGCCGTGCTGTACTGGATTGGCCTTACTTCTGAAGAGGTTTCTAATCTGACGATTAACGATGCCGATTTTGAATCTCGTACCGTTCTTGGCAAGACTGATGTTGACACGAGGCTGATGAATATTATCAAGCAGTGTTATGAAATGAAACAATACGATGCTCCCAATATGGGAGGATACAGAACATTTTATGTCATAAATGGTGATTACATCCTTCGCAAAACAGAGGATAGAACTGGTGCAAACAGTGATCCAAGAATGTCTACAAACACAATTCATAGTTATTTCACGCGCTTGAATGATATTCTCGAAAGAAGATATCATTCAAAGGCTTTAGACCGAAGACATCTGACCAGAAACGGCGAGTATGTCAAGGTTTATAACTACTGTAAAACTCATCCAGAATTTAATCTTGCAGAACTTAGTTTCGGAAATGGTAAAGATCCTCTTGCGGACATTATCGGAAGAAAGTGTAGCAAGGTTGCATACATTAGCTTCCGGCAAGGATACAAGGGCTGGATCGAATACTTCCACAAAAATTAAAAACAGGGGGCTTCGGCCCCTTGATTTTAACATTGTAACTATATAACACAGGATACTTATTAGAAAGGAAAATGTAGATGAGAACGCTTTTGCTGTTCCGTGGAGCACCAGGTTGTGGGAAGTCCACCTATATTAAAGAGCATAATCTTGAGCAGTACGTATTGAGTGCTGATACACTTCGCCTTATGTGCCAGAGCGCACAGGAAACACCTGCTGGGCAGATGGAGATTTCTCCGCAGAATGATGATGTTGTATGGGAGATGCTTTTCAAACTGCTTGAGGTGCGTATGAGTCATGGCGAGTTTACCGTGATTGATGCAACGAATTCCAAGACGGTCGAAATGAATCGTTATAAGAATCTTGCAAAACAGTATCGTTATCGGATGTATGTTATTGACATGACTGACCTTCCGATTGAGGAATGCAAACGAAGAAACGCTCAGAGAGAATGGCTGAAGCGAGTTCCTGAAGCGGCCATTGATAAGATGTACGCTCGGTTTGCTACTCAAAAAGTTCCTTCTGGCGTGACAGTTCTTCCTTCTACTACGGATGTGATATCCGATTTGAACTACTGTCCGAATGACTTTAACCAGTGGAAGAAGATCCATGTCATCGGTGATGTTCATGGCTGTTATACTTGTTTAAGTGAATACCTTGGTGAGATGAAGGACGACGAACTTTATATCTTCATTGGTGATTATCTCGATCGTGGCATCGAAAACGTTGAGGTATTCAAGTTCTTGTGTGATGTTGTAAATAACAACCGCAAGAATGTGATCCTTTTGGAAGGGAATCACGAGCGTTGGCTGAACAAGTGGGGGCATGATGAACCGGTTCAGAGTGAAGAGTTTGCAAACTACACTCGTCCGCAGCTCTTTAAAGCTGGTATTGATAAGAACACTGCTCGTAAGATCTATTCCAGAGTCGGCCAGTGTGCCTACTTTGAGTATGATGGTAAGCGGTATTTCGTGAGCCACGGTGGTTTGAGTTATCTGCCTTATTTTCTTCCTTTCGTATCTGCTGATCAGATGATCAAAGGTGTAGGTCGCTATCCTGATATGCTAACCGTGGCTGAGTCTTGGGAAAAATCGATGCCGGATAGCTACATTCAGATCTTCGGTCATCGAAATGTGCAGGATGTTCCTATTGATATGGGCCATCGGTGCTATAACCTCGAAGGAAAAATCGAATTCGGTGGATATCTTCGTTGCGTGGAACTTGAACACGGTCAGCCCGTCAAGTGTGTAGAAACCAAGAATGATATATTCCGAAAAGAGGAACCAAAGACCGAATTTGCCGTTGAAATGAAAACTGAGTTCGATAACGCAGAACTTGTTAGTAAGATGCGTCAAAGCAAATATGTGTTTGAGAAGCGATTCGGAGATATTTCTTCTTTCAACTTCTCTCGTGAAGCATTTTATAAGAAGCACTGGGATGAGGTTTCTACCAAAGCAAGGGGATTGTTCATTAACACAAAGACGAATAAGATTGTAGCTCGAAGCTATGATAAGTTCTTTGCGGTTGATGAGCGGAATGAAACGAGAATTGGAAACCTACAGAACACTTTGAAGTTCCCGGTGACTGCGTATCTAAAAGAGAACGGATTTCTTGGTATCATTTCGTATGATGCAGAACAGGATGGTCTGTTCATTGCAAGTAAATCCACTCCTGAAGGGCCTTTTGTAGATATGTTCCGAAAGATTCTCATTGATACGACTTCTGATGAAGATCGTAAGAATCTGAAAGAAGTTGCAAAAGAGAATGGCTCCATCATCTTCGAGGTGATTGATCCTGTGAATGATGCACATATCATCGAATATAAGAAACCGCACATTGTTTTGCTGGATATTATTGCAAATGATATGAATTTCAGTGTAATGGATTATGATGATTTGAAGCGTGTAGCCGAGAAGTGTCATCTGCAGATTAAGGAGAAGGTTAAAACCTTTGAGAACTGGAGTGAATTCTATCCTTGGTACGAAGAAGTCATGCACGAGAACTATCTGCATCATGGTTTTGAACACGTTGAAGGTTTTGTTTTGCGAGACAGCAATAATTTCATGTTTAAGCTGAAGCTTCCTTATTATAAGCACTGGAAGTTCTTGCGTGGTGTCATGCAGAGCGTTCAGAAACGTGGCTATTATGAAAATACCGCAAAGTTGTTTACTGCTGAGGATAACCTGTTCTATGGTTGGATGCGTGAGCAACGAGAGAAAGACAAAGATTCTTTCTGCAAGAAGGGTATTATTCAGTTGCGGAACGAATTCTATGCAAGTAAGCAGAAGAGCTGAATTAAAATAGACATTTTATCGTGATTTTCGTTAAAATAATTAACGAAGTGTCGTGATATTTCTTCCTCCGAAAATGCCCTGCGCTGGGCTGACAGCCGGGAAAGACCGGCGATGAGTCTCGATGCTGGAATGGCAGACAGGGAGCTCTCAAAAAGCTCTGCGAAAGCATATGGGTTCGAGTCCCATTCGAGACATATAAGCACCTGTGGTGAAACTGGAAAACACGATGGACTTAAAATCCATTTCCGGCAACGGATTACGAGTTCGAGTCTCGTTGGGTGCATATTTCTGGGCGTAGCGAAGTTGGTATCGCGCCTGTTTTGGGAGCAGGAAACCGCAAGTTCGAGTCTTGTCGCTCAGACCATTACGAGGATTCGCCAAGCGGATAAGGCAGTGGAATTTGACTCCACGACCGCAGGTTCGATTCCTGCATCCTCGATTTATATGCGGATATGGTGGAATGGCAGACACGCCAGATTTAGGATCTGGTGCTTCGGCGTGTGGGTTCGATGCCCACTATCCGCACCACGGTCATAGAATGGTTGCGTACCGTTTGTTGATCTCCTTTACTATTATTTCCAGCTCGCTCGTAATGGGTTAGGCTGGGTTTACATGCAGCGGTCGTATAACGGTTAGTACATCGTCCTTCCAAGTCGATGGAGTGGGTTCGATTCCCATTCGCTGCTCCAAAAAGAAAATCAGTTATTCTAGCTCGTTCGGGGATTGGCCGTACATTGGCGACCGGAAAGGCGTCATACCGGTAAAGGACGTCAAGCCAGACAAGAAGAGAAATAAGGTGTAATCCGACTAGCTATCGGATAAATACTCTTCGATTCGCCAGAAAACTAGAATGTAAAATGAATGGTTGGCTGTTCCTGATTTTCTTTTATATGTGGGATAGTAGCTCAATGGTAGAGCTGGCGGCTCATAACCGCTTGGTCGCGGGTCCGATTCCTGCCTGTCCCACCAGCCCGATAGGGCATACATAAAATCTGCTAGAACTTTTGTTTTATAGGCGACGAAATAATATGACGTTGATACGTCTATTATTTTTTCGCTCATTTTCTGAGTTTTAGCTATATAATACAGGATACGAAAAGGAGGAATGAAAACTGAAGCATTACGGAGATATTACACAACTTCATGGATGGCAGATTGAACCGGTTTCCTGTATCACAGGAGGCAGTCCATGCCAAGATTTGAGTCAGGCCGGTAAACGTGAAGGTTTGGCTGGTGAACGCTCTGGATTGTTCCTTGAAATGATTCGTGTGATTACAGAAATGAGGGAGGCCACTAATGGAGAATATCCAAAATTCGCAATCTGGGAAAATGTCAGAGGAGCTTTCAGCTCAAGCAAAGGTGAAGACTTCAGATGTGTGTTGGAAAGATTTGCACGCATTGTCGAGCCAGACGTTTCAATTCCTCGACCTTCAGGAAAGAACGGAAAGTGGGCAAAATCTGGAGCGATTTCCGGTAATGGATGGTCTCTTGCATGGAGATTGTTCGACGCTAAATACTGGGGAGTCGCCCAGCGTCGCCAGAGAATCGCGCTTGTCATGGATTTTGGAGGACAACGTGCCTCAGAAATTCTATTTGAGCGCACGAGCATGTCAGGGGATTCTTGTGAGAACATCCCGGCGTGGAAAACCTTTGCCCAAACTCCTGAAGCAAGCGTTGCTGGATATGATCGAATGGTGGAATCCAGGAACTCTGTCACAGGTGGTGCAGAAAGTGAAGGAACAAGAAGGTCTGGAAGAGAAGGAATTGGACGAGTATTGGAGTCAGACCATCGAGAGACTTCGACTCGATGCACAGAACCTGCAGCCTACACTCTAAAAATCCGTTCTGGATGTGAAGGTGGTGGTAAAGGTGCTCTGGTTCAAACTGAATTGAGTGCAACGATTTCTACGTTGCAAGACCAGACGCTGATTTGTCTAGCAGAAAATCCCTCCTTACATAATTTAAAACAAAAGATTTCGCCGGTGGTATTTGAGAGTCACAGTCAGGACGCTCGATACACTCAGCAGGGTGATACAAGTCCGACTTGTACTGCTCAGTGGGGAACGGGTGGTAATAATATGCCGCTGGTCGTTGAAAAGAAAGCCTTTGCAATGCAACGCATCGGCGAGTACAAGGAAAGTGAACAGGCGAGCACAATGAAGTCTCGTGACTATAAAGATGCTACTGACCTAATTGCAGAGAAAGAGCCTAAGAATCTGTGGTGGATTGTCCGTCGTCTGACTCCTACGGAAGATGAACGGCTTCAGGGTTTCCCAAGCGGATGGACAGATATCGGTGACTGGATTGATGAAAACGGAAAAAAGCATAAGACTTCTGACGCAGCTCGCTACAAGGCCCTCGGTAATTCAATCGCATTACCGCAATGGTATTGGATTTTTCAGAAGATGAAACCGTATATCGGTGAGAATCCTACTCTTGGTAGCCTCTTCGATGGGATCGGCGGCTTTCCGCTAGTATTTCAAAGCACATATGGTGAAGGTACTGCCATTTGGGGGTCAGAAATTGATAGCTTTTGCGTTGCAGTAACTAAGAAGCATTTTCCAGAAAAGCAAAGAGGATAAAAATGGGAGCTTTTATTGCAAGACAGCCTAACGGTTTGCTGTGTCGGTTTTCTTCGGTGGTCGATTGTGTCACCGATTACAACATGACCGAAGAAGAATATATCGAGATGTGTGCTGAAAAGGCACGAAAAGAAGCACGAGATGTTCTTGACCATTATATTAAGCCGTTTGAAATGGTTGACAGGTGTTTCTTCCCGAACAACATGACAATCGAAGAACACAAGCGGATTATGAAGGAAATGGAAAAGCCCGTTGACAAAGCAACTCATATTCCGTAATAAGAAAATCTCATAAAAGGCTAATTCAAATAAGAGGTGACACGATGAACAGCAAAATTCCTATCAATGTAACCATTGACTCTGGTTCTTTGAATATTCCAGCAAGTCCTATCTTTCAAAAGGAAAAGAACATATATCTTTGTCCGTTTTGTGTGACGAAGCTGGAAAAATTCGAATATGAGTGTTCTGATTGTCATCACAAGATGGATTGGAGCCGATGGACTGATAAGAACGTCAAGCATGATTGCGGTTTTAGTGGAGGTGAAGTGCTGTGAAAGTCGGATACATTCAGGAGTACGATTTGAAGCTTAATCCGCATCTGACCGAGAAATTTAAGTTTCGTGAGGAACCGTTCACTCGTCATATTTCAAGTCGTGGCGACAAGGTTCGTAGCAAGATGTTTTATGGCTCGATTGATTATGATGAAATCAAGGCCAATGCAGACATCATGAAGAAGAATCCAAAAATTATTTTGATTCGTGAGCCATTTTTACTTGATGATGAACTTCGTGAAAAGGTTGTTAAGTGGGTCGAGTGGGCGAATAAAGCTGATCCTAGTGAGTACAATCCTTTTGCAAAGAAGGAGTGACACATATGAACATAGATTTCTTCCAACGGCGTAAAACCCAGCTTGAAGATACACTTCTACTGAAAAATCAGGCAGTTGAGATGCTTGACTATCTAAAGACGCATTGCATCAATGGCGACCAGTATTGTGCCATTCGAGATTACATTGAAGAAGCTGCTAAGATTCTGGAGAGTGACCTCGAATACGCAAACAACAAACTGCAGTCCGCATTCAGACCTAAGTATAGCCGGAACAACAGATTGACTCGTGCTCAATCTAAGATGTTCCGTGATAGAGAATATTAAAAATGGGGTGATGCCGTATGAACACATGTAAGAAAATATGTAACTGGTGTGGTCGTGAAATCAAGCCGATAGGTAGCGAGCAGGGAATCAGTTTTGAGCATCAATACTCTTATGGTAGCCAACTTGATGGTTCGTTTTTGAGTTTTGATTTGTGTCCTGAGTGTTCAGAACGGTTCCCAATAGTGCTCGGCGCAATGTTTGTACATAATCCATTAAAGGACGATTTCTAACGGTGAGTGCCGTATGAAATATAAGCCACCAATAAGCCAGACGGAGGATAATACATAAAATGAATAGTGCATGAATTGATTTAAGACGACAGCAGGAAACATAAGTGATTATCAATGAAACAAAATTACATAAAGGAGACTTGATATGGCAGATAGAATTTTTAATCTTCCTCAGACCCGTGGTTCTTTTGAGATGGCTGGTAAGGTCACCGGCACCCAGCGTAGTAACTTTTATAACGAGAAGGAGACTAAGAGTGGTGCTATGCGCCGTGTCCTGAGCTTTGGTGTTCAGACTTCCAACGAAAACACCTTCTATATTGATCTGGCTGGTATGCCTCGTGATAAGGTTTACTTCTTCCGCCGTGCCGACAAGGACAAGGGCATCGAGAAGGACAAGAAGGAAGTCGCTTGGAAGGATCGTCTGACTTATGTTGCACCGGAAGGCTATGACATGATTGGAGTTAAGGTCGGTGTTACCAAGAAGACGAATGAGTCCGGTAAGGTCGTTAATGATAACAAGACTCTGACCGATTTCGATGCAGCTAAGGAGATCTCTGAGAACCTGCATGACGGTGACAACGTGTATGTCCGTGGCAACATCGAGTACAGCACTTACAATGGCAAGCATCAGATTCGCTTTGTTCCTACTCAGGTGTCTCTGAGCTCCAAGGAGATTGACTTCGATGCAGAGGGCTTCGAGGAGCTGGCTCTGTTTACTCAGACCATTGTTTACACTGGTTGCCGCAAGAATGATGAGTGCGATGAGGTGGTTGTCGATGCGAAGATTGTAAACTATAACACCATCGAGGATGCAGAGTTCTTCATTGATTATAAGGCAAACGCTCAGAATAAGGTTCTGGCTGATTCTATTCGTAAGCGTCTGAAGCCTTATACTAGCTTCGAGTGTTTTGGCCCCATCGTTAATCAGCAGAAGGTTGAGGAAGTTGAGACTGAGAATATCTGGGGTGGTCCCAACAAGATGAAGCGTCAGGGTACTCCGGCAGTTCGCAAGCTGTATATCGAGGGTGTTAATCCTGATTCCTTTGATCCGAATCCTGGTGATAAGGATGCGGAGCCCACTTACACTGAGGACAATATCTCTGAGGCACGTGCAAAAATTGCTGCCAACGCTCAGGCAAAGAAGGACTTCGATGGAAAGGCTGCTGAGAACGACACTTCTTGGTGGGGTGGTTCTAACAAGTCTACTGCAACTCCTGTAAACGAGGAAGAGGATGACTGGGGAGTGTAATTTTTAGTCTTAGCTAAGTAATACAGGATACTCATAAAAGAAAAGTTTTATCGTATTTACGTCAAAATAAATATCGTAGGTACGATAAATAATTTTGATAAAAACGGAGGAATTTACATATATGAAAATTCGTAAGGCTTCTGAAACTCGTGCAAAGCTGAGAATGTTGGTCTATGGTCCTCAATTTTCGGGAAAATCAACATATGCAGGTTTTATCGCTGGCTTGAAACGTTCTGATGGAACGGATTTCCGTGTTTTTTACGTTGATACCGAGACGGGTTCTATTGATAACTACGTTAAGAATCTGGCAGCTGATGGTATTAACCCTGAAAATGTGATGATTGCGTCTACTCAGTCTCTGGCTGAAGTCCAGGATGTTATTCGTACTATTACTAATAACGATGACTTTGAGGACGATGATGGAAATGTGATTCTGGACGGTTATGGTTTACCATTCCGTGCCGATGCTCTCGTTATTGATTCGGCATCCGTTCTTAAAATGACAGCCCAGCAAGGACTCATTTCTTTCTCGCAGAGACGAGCACGTTTTCGTGCGAACCTTTCTGGTGCAACTGGCGAAGAAAAGTTCGTTAAGGTTGAAGGTGCTGGCATGGAACAGAAAGATTGGGGCACCTTGAACTTCAAGGGTCAGTCTTTGATTCTGGATTTGAATGCTTCCGGTGTGAACTATATTGTTATCTGCCGCGAGAAGGACGAGAAAGAAAATAAGATTGTGGATGGTAAGTCGGTCAGTATTGCGACTGGCCGTAAACTCCCTGATGGTTTTACTGGTCAGGAATACAATGTCGATACCGTTATTCGTATGTATCGCAATAACGATGAATATAAGACCGTTCATGCTTTCTTTGAGAAAGATCGCACTGGGGTCCATGAAGCTGGCGATGATGTTGAAGACCCGACTATTTTTGAGTATCAGGATTTGCTTAATGCAACTGCAAAGAATAAGAATGTCGTCATTAAGAATGGTTTAAACGATGCTGTTAAGACTGAGGTTAAGCTGAACGCTCGTGACCTTGGCCTCGATGAAGAGGACGTTAGTGATGAAACTCCTACAGAAACTAGCTCTGAGAGTGGCGAACTTACCATCAATGACATCAAGGCAAAGCTGAACGACCTGATTGCTTCCGCTTCTCCTGTAAAGAAGAGTGCCGCACAGAAGGCAGTTAAGGCAGCTGGCCTGTCTACCGCATTCCGCTCCATGACTGATATCGAGGAACTGAAGAAGGTCGCCGCAATCATGGAGAAGGAACTGGCTTAATGGAACTTACCCGTAAATGCAAGATTTGCGGGAAGAACATTTTCATCGAGCGAGACCGTAGCACTTTTTTCTACGACAAGACTGGTTTTTGCCATAAAGATTGTTTTGTAGAGGAAAAGAAAAATCAAAAACGCCCTTGGACAGATGACCTGCTAAGGGCATTTTTTGACAAAGTGAATGACACTACGGACAAAAAGATCGGTGATCTTCTTTCCAAAAAGAGAGAGCAAGACCACAATCGTGAGCTTGCACATATCAAACAGGAAGAAAAAAAGATTCTTTTCGACCATATTCGAGATACATACGCCCCGGCGGTTGTTCCGGGTAGCTTCTACTCGAAACTTACGCAGCTGATTTCCGGTAATTATAACAAATATAGAGGTTCGATTCCTCCGCTAGAACTTTACGATATGTGGGTTCTAGCGAAACCCCGACTAGATAAGATAATTGCCGAGAAAGAAGCAAAGGGTTGCGATATGAGCCAGCGGTGGAATTACGATTTGGCTGTTTTGCTGGCTCAATATCCTAGTTATCTTGAACGAAAAGAAAGACTAGCTTCGATTCGCAGTGAAAGCGAAGATAAAACGAAGGAAAATCTGACTGAAACGGTACTGAAACGGATGAAAACAGCACCAAAACAGAGTGAAAACGAGAATGAAATTGATATAAATGCAATTCTCGATGAGATATAAAAGAGGGGGTGGATCAGTGGACCTCATTTCAAATATCCCGAATGAAATTCTATTTGTTGGCGCAATTTACAAGCATCCTGACTATTTGGTCGAGTATGGGCATTATGTCAAGAGCAAGTACGATTTTGCCGATGAAGCAACAAAGTTTTTCTACGATACAGCGTTAATTATTTATGAAACTCGGACTCAAGAATTTAATAAAACGTCTGTTTTAACGTTTATGGCTGAAGACGAGTCCAGATTATCCCAATATAAGCGGCTGAAAGGCTGGTCAACCATTGAATACTACATGAGCCTTGCGAATGACGATGATATCAAGGGATATTTCAATATCCTGAAGAAATATTCGCTACTTCGTGAGTACCAGAGAAACGGTTTTAACATCGAAGGAATCTTGAAGCATCGACAGTTTGAAATGTTTGGTGCTCAGGACATTTACAAATTGATTCGTGGCAAGGCCGACAAGATCAACACGGTTATTATCACAAACGATGATGCTGAGATTTTGAATAATGGTCTGCTGCCAATGGTCAATGAACGTCTGAGTGTTCCTGATATGGGCTTGCCGTTCCAGTATCCTATCATGAATGATTTGTTCCGAGGATTGAAGCTGGGCACTGTGATGTTCAATGGTATGCCATCTAACGCTGGTAAGACTAGATACATGATGGCGATTGTTGCCTACGTCACATTGGTTCAAAAGCAGAAAGCCCTTCTGCTGCTGAATGAGATGGATCTTGAGTCAGTCCGGTATTGCTTACTGGTCACCGCCATCAATAATCCTGAGTTTCAAGAGTTGCATGGTCATCGTTTCCATAAGGACGAGCGAGAAATCACCCTTGGAATGTACCGGGACGCGAATGGAAATTTCATCTTCAGAAAACAAAACGAAGACGGAGAATACATAGAAAGTATTGATGAGTTCACCGCTCGTGTCTACGAGGAAAGCGAAGAGTATCGCAATGTTCTTGATGTTTGCCAGTGGATTGAGAGCGAATCACAAGGCTTGATTATCGCAAAGGATGTTTCTGCTGATTATAGTGATAAGTCCCTGCGATTTGAAATCCAGAAGGCAGCTCTTACTCAGGGAGTTAAGTATGTGTTCTACGATACTTTAAAAAACGACATTGCATCTATTGGTGAATGGGCAGCGTTTAAAGTCACAGCCACAGAGCTTGAAGAGATCGCGAAAAACCTGAAGATCTTTATCTATGGCAGTATCCAGTTGGCCGAAAACGCTCATGAGTATCTTCCTGATGAGTTGAATTCAAACAACATTGCTGAGTCAAAAATGATTAAGCATGTTGCTTGGACGATGGTTCTGTTCAAGGAGATCCCAAAAGATAAGTTCGCGAAGTATCAATACATCTCTCATGACCCTGAGTGGGGCGGTGACTGTGCCCATCGGCTAAATCCAGATAAGCGGTATTACGTTGGAAACATCGATAAGAACCGCTTTGGTGAGAAAAAGAAAATCATGTTTGAAGTGAATTTAAACCAGAATGTCTGGAAAGAGGTCGGTGTCTGCACCAGAAAGTAAGGAGGTGGCCTGATGGATTGCCATTATATAAAAGTTACAGAAGGTACTTTCAAACAGGATAAGGAAACAATTCTCCGAAATCTAAAACGGCAAGCCGTAGATGAAAAGAGTAATGACACTATTGTGACCGATATCTGTTGCGAGAATGGTGCTTGCTGGGAAGGTAAGGTTGCTTGGCTGGATGAAAATTATGTTTCACTAAAAAGTTTCTATCCTGACGATCCAGATGGTCATGTAATTATTCGACTCGATAGTATTCGATACGTCTGTTTGATGAGAGATATCGATACGTGTATTGATGAGTGGATGGCTAAAATATGGTAAATATCGCAGATCTGAAAAACTACATTCTTGAAGAACAACAGATTAAACCGATTCTGGAGGAACTTGGTTGTCATCATATCAGTCACAAGACTGGTTATTACCAGTGTGCAAATCCAGATGGTGACAATAGAACGGCACTCTGCATTTACGAGAATGAAAATCTTACTGCGGTAGATTACACACGAGATATTGCCAATGGAAAGACCAGTTATGATTTGATTTCTGTCGTCCAGTTCTTTCTGGAACTGTCTTTCCCAAAAGCTATTAAACAAATCTGCGAATGGGTTGGCCTTGACTACTATCACAACTTCGAGGAAGACCTTCCTAAAAGTATGTTGATTCTAAAAGAGCTCATTGCAATGCAAAATGAAGGTGAAGAACACGAGGATGACCGTCCGATAGTCCCCATCTCCGAAGCCATCCTCGGTTATTACAAACCTTATGTGAACCAGATTTTTGCTGACGATGGGATATCTTATGAGACGCAGCAGGAGTTTGAGATTGGCTTTGATGAACTGACAAATAGAATCACGATTCCAATCAGAGATGAAATTGGCACTCTGGTTGGTGTAAAGGGAAGATACTTCGGCAAGCCGCCTGAAGGTGAATTGAAGTATCTGTATCTTGAGCCGTGTGCCAGAAACCGTATTCTGTATGGCCTGTATAAGACAGAGCCGTATATCAAGAATGAAGGTCTGGTATATGTTGGTGAAGCTGAAAAGTCTGTCATGCAGATGTGGAATATGGATGTCTGCAACTGTGTGGCGACTGGCGGCAAGAAGGTTTCACAGAATCAAATTGAAATTTTGACACGTCTTTGCGTTGATATTTGTTTTGTCTTTGATAAAGACGTTCAGCTTAGTGAGCTTATGGTTCTCGCCAATCGATTTGTCGATGGCGTAAGTGTGTATGCTGTAGTAGATGATAAAGGGATTCTGGATGAAAAGGAAGCCCCGACTGATAATCCTGAAAAATTTAAGGCATTGATTGAGAATTGTGTTAGGAGAATTAAATGAATGTAAAACTCTGGAAGGGGAGTAGGAACGACCTATCAGACCCGATTGGAACGATTATGGAGAACAGAGGGGTTGAGGATTATAAGACCTACATGAACCTAGATGATTCTTGTCTGAATTCTCCGTGGGAACTGGACAACATGGAAGATGCTGTCAGGCTGTTGAACAAACATATCTGGAATAAGTCTATTATCTCTATCCTTGTAGACTGTGATGTGGATGGATTCACAAGTGCTTCAATGATGTTTCAGTATTTGAAGACGATTGGTTATTTTGGAAAGATCAATGTTCTGCATCATAGTGGTAAGGAACATGGACTCTCTAAAGAAATCGAAGTTCCACCTGAAACCACTCTGCTGATTATTCCTGATGCTGGCAGCAACGATGTTGAGCAGTGTAAGGAACTCCGCGAAAAGGGCATCGATATTCTGATTCTTGACCATCACATCTGCGACAGAGAGAATCCTTACGCAGTAATCGTCAATAACCAGAATGGTACATATCCTAACAAGGAACTGTCTGGTGCTGGCGTGGTATATAAGTTCCTTCAAGCTGTTGATGAAGATAATTGGACTGATGTTGCAGACCGGTATCTTGATCTGGTGGCTATCGGAAACATCGGTGATGTTATGGATATGCACTCGCATGAGACGAAGCGCCTTTGCACAAAAGGTCTGGCACGAATTGTGAATCCGATGATTTGTGCTTTGATTGAGGCAAACAGCTTCAATATCAAAGGTGACCCGACTATCAATGACGTTCAATTCTATATCGTTCCGATGATGAACGCACTGATTCGTGTTGGATCATCCGAGCAGAAGAAGCGGATGTTCCGTGCGATGGTCGGTGAGGAACAGACTTTCCAGTACACTCCGACTCGTGGCAAGAATGCCGGTGTTACGATTGACGAGACTCTGGCGCAGCATGTAGCTCGTGAGTGTTCGTCTTGCAAGTATCAGCAAAACAAGACCAAAGACAAGGCTGTCGCAGAGCTTCAGGAACTGATTGAAAAGCACAATGCAGATCAGAATAAGATTCTCTTCTGCAACTCCACTGGCATTCTTGACAACACTCTGACTGGTGTTGTGGCAATCAAGCTGGCTGAAATGTATGCAAAACCGTGCGTACTGCTTCGTACATTCGCTGATGAACCGGATTATTACGGTGGCTCAATGAGAAATCCTGACGGTTCTCCGATTGAAAGTTTAAAGGAGTTCTTGATGAGTACCGGAGATTTTGAGTCAGTTCTTGGTCATGATAATGCTGCTGGTGTGAAAATCAAGAAAGAAAATGTACCAAAGGCGATTGCGGATTGCAATGAGCTGCTTAAAGATGTCACGATGAGTAAGGTAATTGTAGTTGATTTTGATTTTGACTATAGTAGGCTGACTGTTGCATTGCCGAAAACCATGTACGAAATGCACAAAGTCTGGGCACAGGGTATTTCCGAGCCGTATTTCTACATTAAAAACATTCCGCTGATTCATAGTGGATGTGCTCCGATGGGCAAGAACGGCAATATGTGGAAGTATTCTGATGAAGAAAAAGGCATTGATTTTGTGTGCTTTGCTGATAATGGCCGGATGATTGGCTGGGTCAACAATGACTTCTATGGTGGTCAGGAAGAGAAATATATCAATGCTGTGTGCCGGTTATCTTTAAATCAGTACGGAAACAAAGTAACTCCGCAGGCGCAGATTGTTGATTTTGAGGTGATTTAATATGGGAAATTGGAAACGTGCTATCGCCATCGACTTTGATGGCACTCTCTGTGAGAATAATTATCCTGATATCGGTGAGCCAAACTGGAATGTCATTTATCAAGCAATTCAGGAACAGAAACACGGTGCTGGTCTGATTCTCTGGACTTGCCGGGAAGGAAAGCTTTTGTATGATGCAATGGAGGCTTGCTTTGACTGGGGTATTCAGTTTGATGCAATCAACGAGAGCCTTCCTGAATGGAAAGAGCATTTTGGCACTGCTCCTAGAAAGGTTGGAGCTGATGAATATTGGGATGATAAGGCTGTAAAAGTAAAGAATGGTTGTCTTGTTGAGGTGGATTAAATGGCTGTTTACATTACAGGTGATATCCATGGTGATTTTAATCGGTTTTTAGAATTGGAAAAGTTTTGCCATGAACACAATCTTGGAAAGAATGACTGGATTGTCTGCCTTGGCGATGTCGGTTTGAACTACTACGGTAAGGATGATCCTCGCGAATGGAGCATTAAGACGATTGCGGCAGATATTCCTGCGAATCTGTTTTGTATTCATGGAAATCACGAACGCCGCCCATCTCGTAAGGATGGTTATAAGATAAAGGAAATCAGTGGGGATATTTGCGGTAAGGTGTGGCATGACTCACATTATCCAAATCAGTGTTTCGCTATTGATGGCGAAGTCTATCAGACTCTTGCTGATAGGGAAATTCTGAACTGCCTTGTTTGCGGCGGAGCTTATTCTGTAGATAAATATTATCGGTTGGAACGTGGCTGGAATTGGTGGCCGGATGAACAGCCGAACGAGAAGACTAAGAAAAAGATCTGGAATATTACACATGACCCTCAAATCGATGATATTGATGTTATGCTCACGCATACATGTCCGTTCCGGTTCATTCCAACTGAATTGTTTATCAGTGGTATTGATCAAAGCACAGTAGACCAGTCAACTGAAATATTCTTTGATAATATATACGAATGTTATCCTAACGATTGTAAACCATTCTGCTACTTCGGCCATTTCCATGGTAACAAGTACACCGATGACTATGTGATGCTTTTCGACGATATTATTAAGTTTGGAGATAAGGTGAAGAGTGATGAGTGAATATCATGTGAGCTGTGGTATGTTTGGTATTTACGCAGGAACTGTTAAAAAGAATGGAACCGAATGGAAGGATAAAACTCGTGTCACGGATGAAGCTATCGAAGCAGTTCGTGATTGGCTTCTTTCTGAAGCTCAGTTCAACAATAACACTTCTAGTGGATACTCATGGACAACAAAGGAAGGTAATACTGTAACTTTGAAAGTGTCTATCGAAGGTAAGGAGCAGACAGATGATTAAAGATAAAAATTTACGAGTGCTTGATTATATTGACGGCAATGAAATCCTCATTCAGATGGGAGAGGAAAGTTCGGAACTGTCAAAGGCCGCAATAAAGTTTTATCGTGCAATTGACATGAAGAATCCAACACCGGTAAGCATCAATGAAGCTTATGAAAATCTCGTAGAAGAATTCGGTTATGTGTTGAACTGTATCTATGCATACTTTGATGATGACGCAGACAAAATTTGGAAGTTCACTGCAGAGGCAGATAAGATTGCTGATGAGAAGCGCAAGCGCTGGATTAAGCGCCTGAAGGAACGTAATCAGTTTTAATGGTGGAAGGAGAATAGATGTCAGATAATTTTGTAAATCTTCATGTACATACAGCGCAGGGTTCGTTACTTGACTCTATTCTTACCGTCAAGGAACTTGTAGACTTTGCCAAAGAGAATGGTCAAAAGGCTATTGCTGTTACGGATCATGGCAAGATGCACTCTTTTGTTGACCAAGTTAAGGCTTGTAAAGCAGAAGGTATTAAGCCTATCATCGGCTGTGAAGTCTATGAAGTAGATAATCAGGCAGAGAAAGCCGATACAAAAGACTATAAACAACCTCGTTATCATCTTGTTTTACTAGCAAAGAACGAGACCGGTTTAAAAAATCTATTTAAGATTGTTTCAAATGCTTGCGTTGATGGTATGTATAAAAAGCCTCGAACTTCTTTGAACATCATTGAACAGAACGAGTGGGGTAAAGGTATCATCTGTCTTACAGCCTGTCAAGTTGGTCGAATGAGTAGATTACTTGTTAATGGCAACGAGACTGAAGCATGGCAGTTATGGAACAAACTGAAATGGATCTTTGATGACGTGTTTATGGAAATTCAGTCTCATGATACGCCAGATCAGGCTGAAGCTAATGCAAAAATTGCAGCTTTTATCAAAAAGTACAATCTTCCGTATACCATTACAACCGATGCTCATATGCTTTCCAAGGAAGATGTTGATGCACATTCAGTTTTTGTAGAAATTGGAGAAGGACGAGAAGTTGGAGAAAGTTATGTTGACTGCTATCTTCAAACTGAAAACGATGTTTTGAAAACATTGTCAAACCAGTTTGATGAAGACTTCATTCGAGAGGGCTGCTCAATGTCTGTGAAAATCGCAGACATGATTGATGATATCGATATCGGTCTTGGACAGCCGAACCAGATGCCAGAAGTGAAAATTGAGGGAAAATTTGATTCTCATTTTGATTATCTTCGGCACCTTGTATATGCCACTTTTAATAAAAAATTCGGGTGGATGAGTGAAGTGGAACAGCAAACCCGGCGGAATCGTATTGAGATGGAACTGGATGTTTTGAAGTATGTTGATTATATTGACTATTTCATTATGCTGTATATGCTTTGCAAAAAGGCTGATGAACGCAAAATTCCTCGTGGGTACTCTCGTGGTTCTGGCGCAAATTGTCTTTGCCTTTTTATGGAGAATGTTACTCAGATTGACTCTGTTCGTTGGGATCTTGACTTCTCTCGCTTTGCAAACAAAGGTAGAAAGAGCCTGGCAGACTTCGACTTCGATGTCTCTAAACGTCGTCGAAAGGAACTTATTGCTATTGCAGAAGAACTTTTCGGCAAAGAAAATGTTGCTCCTATCGCTACGTTTAACTCTTTGTCTACAAAAGTTGCCATCAAAGATATTGGCAAAGTTCTGAACGAAGACCCAGAAAGCCCGTATTATATGCAGATTCCGTATGAATTACGTAATGAGGTCGCCAAGTTAATTCCGACTGTAAAAACGCTGGATGACCTTGGCGAAGAAGTTGAAAAGGAAGTTCTACTAAAGGATATCCTCGGAAAGAGTGAACAGCTTTCTAATGTATATGACAAGTTTCCTCTATGGTTCAAATACGTTATGCGTCTTGAGGGTCTGCCTAAGAGTATGGGTCGCCATGCTGCCGGTACATTGATTACGCCCAAGCCTGTCATTGAATATTGTCCTCTTTGTATGGACAGAGAAGGCAATCAGATGTGCCAACTTGAGATGCACAATGCCATGGATGATTTGTCGCTGGTCAAGATGGACTTCCTTGGTCTTGAGAATCTGGACATTATTGACGATACGTTAAAGATGGCTGGATTAACATGGGAAGATGTCGATATCAACCATCTTGATCTAAGTGATAAGGCTGTCTATGATACCGTCTACAAGTCGGGCAACACAATTGGCATTTTCCAGATGGAATCTGCAGAAGCACGAAAGATGTGTGTTGAAGCAAAGTGCGATAATGCTGAGGATATCATTGTTGTGAACGCAGCGAATCGTCCTGGTACTAAGGACAGCTTCCCGACGTATTGCTCCAATAAACTTCATCCAGAGACTATCAAACTACTCCATCCTGACATCAAACAGCTTTTTGCTAAGACGCAATACATTCTTCTTTATCAGGAACAGGCACTAGCGGTATTCCGCTATGCAGGATTCCCTGAAACTGAGGTTGACAATGCTCGTCGTGCTATCGGCAAGAAAAAGAAAGATGTTATGGCATCCTTGGAAGTTCAGTTCCGAGATGGTCTTCACAAGAAAGGATGGAATGATTACCAGATTTCTGAGATGTGGGCACTAATCTTGAAGCAGGCTTCTTATTCCTTTAATAGAGGCCACGCAGTTGCGTATGGACTTCTTTCTTACCTGACGGCTTACCTGAAAACTCATTATACTGAGTATTTCATGGCTGCGTGTATGATTACCAAGGAAGACGATTCTGGCAAAATGGGTGTGTTTATCAACGAATGCGACCGTCTACATATTCGTGTCCTTCCTCCAAGTGTCAACAAGTCTGATATGGAATTTAAGGCTGATGCGGAAAAGCACACAATCCTGTTTGGTTTGAAAGCCATTAAGGGAATGGGTGAGAGTGTCGCTTCAGGAGTGATTGCAGACCGTCCATATTCTGGACTGGCAGACTTTGTTCAGAGAGCAAACGGTGGTAAGATTGGAACCTCAAATGTTGTCAAGTTGATTAAGGCTGGCGCTATCCCGACAAAGGATAAGAAAAAAATCTTAATCACTTTTGCGAATATGGTTTTTGAGAACGAGTATAAAGAGAAGAGTTTCCACGAAATGGCATCTATCCCCAAGATCTCTATTCTCAAAGACGAATACGGAATTGACACAGATTCTATTAAAGACAAACCTACCAGACTCGCCTTATATAATAAGGTAAGAAGGGAGCGCTGGGAAGCGGACACATGGAATCGAAAGAAAGAAAAAGACAAAAAGCGGAATGCCTTTATGCAGGCGTTTGCTGAAAAGTATATGCAAGACGAGCACATGTGGGAATTTGAAACCCTTTCAATGTTCTTGACTAGCAATCCCATTAAGGATGCTTGCACCTATATTGATGCTGGTCTTGATACTGTAGAGGATGGCGGTGAGGCAACTGCTATTTGTGTCATCGTAGACATCCAAAAAAAGAAGGATAAACGTGGCAACCAGTTTGCATACTTACATGTTTACACGACAGGTGGTATTGTTGAAATGATTTGTTGGGCATCTCAGTATGCACGATATTCAAGTCTAATTTCAAAGGGCAGCGATCTTGCAATCCTTTGCAAGAGAAAAGAAAATTCGTACATTGTTGAGAAGATGAAGCCTTACAAACAGTGGCTGCATGATAGAGAGATAAAGCAATGAATGGTGTTTTATATACTATTGACGGAGAGGTTCTTTGTGAATTTCCTGAGTTTAAAATTGATTGGCACAAAGATAAAACTGTAATTAAGATACATTGTACGAATTGTTGCGTCGTTAGAAAAGTTCAGAAGTGGAAGTTTGACTGCGCAGAACAATGCGAGCTTACCACAAAATGGTTTTATTGCAGAGTGTGCGGAGGACTGACAGAATTTAGATTAGGTGCATAATAAGAGGGGTTATAAAGTGGCAGATAAGAAATTTAATGAAAATATGATCCGTTGCTACATTAGGATAAAACGAGTCTTTTATCCGAAAGATGGAAGGGAGGTGGAGCCCGGCGGCTTCGCCACTTTCTCTGCCGAGGTGGTAAAAGTCAAGCAGGGAAATCCTGTCATGAGCCGATACAGTGACCTCCGGCTAAAAGGCAACGTTCCTAGCCTCGATATGAATAAAACTTATTCGTTCTGTGGTGAATATGTTCATCATGAAAAGTTTGGTGATCAGTATAAAATTATCTACATGAATGAGTTTCAAGAGATTACTGACCCGGAAGAACAGAAAAGCTTTCTCCATTATATCCTGACCGACCATCAGTTTGAGATGCTTTATGAAGCATTCGAAAATCCGTATGAGATTATCAAGAATGGTGATATCAAGTCGCTTTGCACTGTTAGTGGTATTACGGAAGGCCGAGCTCAAAAGATCATTGATGCTTATGAAAACAACATTGATAACAGTGAGGCGTACACAAAGCTAATTGAATACGGTCTGACCCCTAGTGCTATTGAAAAGCTTGTCCGTCAATATCATGGCGCAGACACTCTGGTGAAAAAGATTGAAGAGAATCCTTACGTCCTAATTGACGATGTGTATGGCATCGGCTGGAAGAAAGCTGACGCTCTAGCTCTGAATATGGGTTTGAAACACAATTCACAATTTAGAATTGAAGCTTACGTCATGCACTTTCTTGCTGGCCGTGCCGAAGAAGGCAATTCTATCATTCCGGCAAACCAGACAATCAATAGCTGTATCAAGGAACTTGAATTGGACGAGGGAGACCAAGAGGTCATCAAGAGGGCACTTTTTCATCTGCATGATGTACGTGAAACACTTTGGTGGAGCAATGACCGTCAGGAATTTGCTTTAACTAGAGTGTGGAATCTGGAAGATAGTATTGCGAAGGAAATCAAGCGTCTGGCGGATGCTCCTGTTGAGCCGATTGGCCGAAATATGGATGCAGCAATCAATGAGGCAGAAGATGCCCTTGGTATTGAGTACACCGAAGAGCAGAGAGATGCTATTAAAAAGGTGTGTTCTAATAATATTGCTATTGTCACAGGTCTAGGTGGATGCGGTAAATCAACCGTTGTCGCTGGTGTCTTAAAAGTTCTTCGTGGTAAGTCTTTTGCACAGACTGCACTCTCTGGCCGTGCTGCCGCTCGTATGCAGGAGATTACTGGTCAGGATGGAAAGACTATTCATCGTCTCCTTGGATATGACATCGAGAACGGTGGGTTTGTTCACGATAAGGACAATCCTCTGGATGAGGACATCATCATTCTGGATGAGACCTCCATGGTTGGCGCTCAATTGTTTTACGATTTGATTCAAGCAATCGAAACCGGCAAGCGATTCATCATGATTGGTGATGACGGCCAGCTTGAGAGTATCGGTATGTGTAACATCTTCAAGGATATGCTTGCATCTAAGGTTGTTCCTGTGGCTCGTTTGACTAAGATCCATCGTCAGGCAGCCAAGTCTGCAATTATCACGGAGAGCATTAAGGTTCGTAACGCTACGCAATTGGTGCCTTATGGCTGGGCTGGTAGTGAGATTCGTGGTGAACTTCGTGATTTGGAGCTTGATATCTATAAAGACGCAAGTGAGTCATTCAACCACATCATCAACCAGTACCGTACCTTATATAATAAGGTAGGGAATGATAGTGCGAAGATTCAGATTGTACTTCCACAGAAGCTGCGTGGTAGTATCTGTACTTATGAAGTCAATAATGCTATTCAGGAAATTGTGAATCCGAGTCGTGGTCAAGCAGAAGCAAAGGTCACAATCTATGGTGATGGCAAGGATAGAGCGTACACTCTGCGTGAGGGTGATCAGGTCATCATCAACAAAAACAACTATGAGCTTCACACATACAATCTCAAGACAAAGAAAAAAGAAGAGAAGTGTCCGGTGTTCAACGGAAACCGTGGCATTATCCGAAAGATTGAGAGTAGTTTTATCCTGGTTGATTTTGACCAGTGGGGAACGATTTTCATTCCTCATTACTTTGGTGGGAATAACATTTGGGCAACGCTTGAACTTGCCTATGCTCTGAGTTGTCATAAACTGCAGGGCAGTGAGGCTCCGTATGTGATTGTTGGCATGGACAACTCTGCGTACCTGATGTTGACGAGAGAATGGCTCTATACGGCCATCACTCGTGCCAAGAAGTATTGTGTGATTTGCGCCGAAACTCACGCTCTTGATCGGGCTGTAAAGACTTCGAGAGTTCCATATAAGCGGACGTTCCTGAAGGAATTTTTACGGAAAGAATTTTCAGAAAAGCATTGACAATTATGCGTGTATCCTGTATAATATAGCTATAAAAAGTCTCCATCCCGGAGGCTTAAAATTCTCTCTTTAGCTATATAATGCAGGATACGGGAAAGAAATGGCTTGCTCGTAACGACAAGCCTTTTTTATTAGCTACAACTATATAATACAGGATACGCAAGGAGGCTTTATGACAGATAAAGAGCTTATAGGTAAGCTTGATGCGATGGTTAAGGCATTGCAGAAAGCAAAGAAAAAGACGGACAAAACCCGCATTTTGCTGGATACACGAAAAGATTTTGGAGATGAGGCTGACGAGCTGATGGCATTCTTCCGATTCCTGCTTGACCCGGCGATTGTGACTGGCCTGTCTGATGCAAAAATCAATAAGAAGGTAACTGCAAAGCCGGATATCGAAATTCAATATCTCAGCTGTGGATACCTTTATATTATGGGCGCTGGGCACAATACCGGCTCTGATGCATCCATCGCAACAATCCAGAATTATTTACATAAAAATCCTGAATACGAAGAGTTTCTGAAGCGACTGTTCACTAAGAACTTGCCGATTGGAGTCGAGGCAGCGACCATCAATAAAGTGTACGGCGAAGAGATTATTCCAGTCTGGGAGGTCCAGCAGGGATATCCGATTGATAAGGTAAAGCTGAAGGATGGCATTTGGTTCAGTTTGAGCCAGAAGATGAATGGCAATAGGGGAACTCTATATCGTGGAGATTTAATTTCTCGTCAGGCACAGAAATTTGAAGGTCTTGACCATATTAAGAATGACCTGCTCTCTTTGTATGATGGCGATGCGACGAGGCGAGATTCTTTGGTATTTGACGGAGAACTTATCTACAAGAATCCCGAAGGAATGTCGGACGGAGAGGCGTTTCGTTTCGGAACTGGCCTACTTAATTCTGACAACAAGGACAAGACTGAAATCAAATTTGTGATTTTTGATGTGATTCCTGTTGTAGAGTTCGACCGTGGGAAATGCGCGGTTCCGTATCGGACGCGCCGTGAATGGTTAAATTGTCTTCGCGCAGAGATTACTCGCAAGAACCTTGAAAACATCGAAATTGTTCCAATGGTATATGAAGGTACTGACCAGAGTGTGATCTCGAAGTGGCTTGATTATGCTGTCGAACATGATTGGGAAGGTCTTATGTTGAACACGGACGTCCCTTACCGCCGGACTCGTCACAATGGTTGTCTCAAGATTAAGCGTTTTTACACTGTTGACCTGCGAATCACCGCAATCGAGGAAGGTCAGAACCGTCTGGCTGGCACGATGGGAGCTCTCGTTGTGGATTACAAGGGTAATGTGCTTCGCATTGGCTCTGGCTTTGATGATGCTACGAGAGCTGCTGTGTGGGCAAATCCTGATAATTACATCGGTAAGATTGTGGAATGTAAGTACAAAGAGGTTAGCTGTGATAAGAAGACTGGTGCTGAATCTCTGCAATTTCCGACCTTTGTGCGATTCCGAAACGATAAGAATGAAGTGAGTTACGGATAAGGAGAAGATTATGAAAACTTATTATGCAGTAACCGAAGGCGAATATTCAAGCTATCGGATTATTACTATCACTGAAGATAAAGAAAAAGCGGAAAGAATCGCTGCAGCCTACGACGGTGATGTCGAAGAGTACGAGGATTGTATTATAAATCCGATTGGCGTTTGGAATATTTATTATTACGAAAAGAATGGAAACTGGGTTGTACATCATTCTGATAGAGACGTAGAAGATATCGGAAAGTGGGAACCTTATTATTTTGAGTTCAATGATGGGATGGTGTGGACTATTTATGTAACCGCTGAGAATAGAGAACTTGCTCAAAAGATTGCTTATGATAAGTATGCTCAGTGGAAAGCTGAACGGGATGGATTGGCATGAATCTTTCTAAGAAGTCCATTAAACACATTCTTCGGATTCTGGATAACAAATGTATTGAAGTTCCTACAAAGGCATCCGCTTATAGCAATGGTGGACGTAGAATTTTGACTCGTGATTTTGAGCCAAAGATGTCACATGGCATGAATGGTTGGCAACGAATTGTCTATGTACCATCCGAAGGATATTTTTACGGAATTTATAACGGAAAATCGGAAGAAGATTGGGATATTCCAGATATCTGGTCTCCTGCACAGCTTGCTGATTTATGAGGTATTTAAAATGCTACTTTTAACGCAAAGCGGAGAAATTATAAATCTTGACCGTATGGCAATCATTGATACCGCAAGCCTTAATGTTTATGCAAGGCAGGGCATGGGTGAGCGTGGAATTATCCTTGGTAGTTATAACTCCGAAAGTAGATGCTATGACGTTATTGCAGAAATTTATGACGAATATGCACATGGACAGGATATGTATTCCATGCCGAAGGATTAACGATGAACGATTTTCAGAAAATCTCCATCCCAAAGAAAGAACGACTTGAAGTTCAACTTACCGATGGCACAGAAGAACACAATATATTGTACATAATTACATCTCTAGCCACTATTAAAGGTGCTGAGATTTTTAAAAATTTTCGTTTGTATTCTGTAGGCTCCGCCGGGGAGCTCAACTTATTAGAGAAGCGAGACGGCGATCCCTACTTTGATAAGCTGAAAGGAACAGAATATGAGTAATTCGATGAATCGAGAAGACCGGCGCAGAGAGCAGCGTAAGGCACGAATTCTTGCCCGGCGAATTAAGAAGGCTGGTGGCCCAGATTTTTTGGCTGGAATGCCCGCAGAGGAATGGGAACCCAAGATTGGCGATGAGGTCACTATTAAGGTAAAGAGAATTCAGGGTAAGAAAGATTTCTTTAAGATGAGTCCTCAGTATCAGGACTTTATCAATAGCCTTGAAGACGGAAAGCCTTATAAAATCACCAGTACTGGTATGAAGGGTCAGGTTTATGGCATTGATGCACATCCTTATTTCCAGATTTGGAAGGGCGATATGGAACCCTACAAGGAGTCCTAATGAGGATGTACTTCAGGACGGACTATTATGCCGATATTGGCATAGATGAAGTCGTTCGGCTTCAAAGAGGAACTACATACGAAGTAATTTCAGAAACTGAATTTTTTTATTTTATCGTAACGGATAATGAATCATTCAGAAAAATGCTAAACATTGTTATGGTTCCAAAAGAAGATCTCGAAGATGATATATATGTCGTGACTGGTAAGAGCGAAAAACTTGAGGAAGGAGGTGGGGCGATATGATTGGTATTGACCATCGTGAGCAGGGTCGTAAGGAACGAGCCCTTGCAGAATATTACAGAACCTTGGCTCGATATCCGACTGAATGTGGAGAGCCAATTACATATCAGTTGTCAGAGGAGCAGCTTAAACAGGTTCTCTGCGGAGAGGTTACTGTTGATGAGTTGATTGAAAGAGGTGAGGTAAGTGGCAGTTGACCAATACGGGAATTCATTTGGTGTTGGAGATTATGTGTTGATTACAGAGGTTCCATCTGGCCTCCCTTATTTTGCAATAATTTCGGTTGTAAGGGTCGAAAAAATCGAAAAGGATAATCATCAAAAAGATGTAGTTTATTTCGAACGATGGTATCCGATTGAACAACGTGGAGAACTTATTTACCGGGAAGCAGATGATTGTGTTGTGACAACTGAACATAACTATCTTGTTGCATTGAAACAAAGAGATGAGTGGGACAAGAAGGAGGAAGAAAATGGTTGACGTTCTCGGCAAGAAAATTAGCGTTGGCGATACAGTGCTTCGAGCAAGCACAAAGGGTCATGAAGGTATCACTTGGACGACGCACAAGGTTATTGGCTTCACTCCAAAGTATTTAAAGGTTGAGCCTGATGACTGGACAAAGAAGTTTGGAAGCAAAGATTATCAGCTGATTATGCCATTCAATAGCCTCGTTATCAATGAAGAAGATGCAAAGTATTTGGAGGATTAAATGATTGTTGATTTGATCGCGTACACACAGCGAGTTGTTCCTACAAGTGATAAGAATCCTTTAGATATTGTGGAGGAAGCTGCGAGTATTTGTTACGATTCTTCAATGACTGACGATTATAAGATTGCCAAGGGATGTAAGGCAAGCGGTCACTATTCTGTGCTTGAACACATCAACTTTACGTTCTACGTCAAAGATGTAAGCCGAGCACTTCTGGCACAGATTAGTCGTCATCGACATATTAGCATGAGCTGTCGCAGTCAGCGCTATTGTCAAGAGGATGGGTTTAAGTATGTAAATCCGTTTACCGGTGAAGATGCTGATGTTTTCGATAATATGATGTCGGACATTGATACCGATTATCAGATTCTCAAGAAGTATCATAATGCCAAAAACGAAGACGCCCGTGCAGTTTTGCCAAATGCTTGCTGTACAGAATTCTACATCACGATGAACGCTCGTGCCCTAATTGAAATGAGTCATCTTCGACTTTGTTCTAGGGCTCAAAAAGAAATCCGCGAGATGTTTACAGAAATGAAGAAGGAAGTTGCACAGGTTTGTCCTGAAGTAGCAAACTGGATGGTTCCTTCTTGTGAGGCTAATCCGAAGTATCCGTTCTGCCCAGAGGGTCGTGGTTGCTGTGGTCGTCACCCGAAGCTGGCAGATGTTTATAAGCCTATTGAAAAAAACAAGGAGGTTATTGATGCAAACACTTGACGAAATTAAAAAGAACGTCGAGCACCCGTCTTATTACGGCGGAGCAGACAATCCCTATGAGGCCATCAAAGTGCTGCGTGAGTGGCAGCTGGACAAGGATGCTTATCTTTGGAATGTTGGTAAGTATCTAAGCAGGGCAGGGCACAAAGATGGTAATTCTCAACTTCAAGATTTGACGAAGGCACGTTGGTATTTGGACTATAAAATCCGGCTTTTAGAGGAGCAACAGAAGATTGCTGAAAGTGTCGTAGATACGCTAAAGAAGATTCCTGATGAGACTAATGATAAGCTGACTACGATGCCAAAGAAGGACATTAACGATTATTTTTATGATCCAAATCTCGGCGGTGTCTGCCATGATTTGGTTTATCGCCCTAATGATCCATTCAAAGAAAAGTTGGCAAAAGCAGAGCCGACGTGCAGTATTGAGACTGCTGTGGTTCCTGATTGTGCCGATAAGGTCAAGTTTTAAGAGGTTTACATAAATGAGATACAACTGGAAGCTACCTATTATCGTTATTTGTGTTGTGCTGATTTCCATTCTTGGCATGACCTTTATGGTGCAGGGGCCTAAGAACACGGCCATCTCTTATGAAGAGCAGATTCAGGAAGCTAAGTCTGGCATTGAGATTCAGGAGAAGCGCAGAGCTGATCTGATTCCAAATCTGGTTGAAACTGTCAAGGCTTATGACCAACATGAGTATCAGACACTGATGGACGTTGTGAATGCTCGTGGCACTTCCGGCCAGACCGCTCAAGAGATTACGACTCAGATTGCAGCTATTGCGGAAGCATATCCTGAACTGAAGTCTAGCGACAACTACAAGGAGCTTATGAATGAGCTATCCGTTACTGAAAATTTGATTGCAAACTATCGTGGCGATTACAATCGTGTCGTGAAGGAATATAAGCAGAGCGTTCGTAAGTTTCCGAACTCCTTTCTGCTGGGTCTGACTGGATATGAGGTTCAGAATTATGAGTATCTGTCCTATGAGGGGAATGAGGCGGCACCGGCAGTCGGGGACCTTTTTGGAAATCGGTAACGCCGAAATTACTTATCGTGAATTGATCGTCAGTGTTGGTATTGTGTTCATTATGCTGATACTTGGTAGCGTTATCGCTGGAAATATCACCAGAGATTCACTTGAGCAGAAAAAAGAATATAATACAGCAATTTCGATTGAGTCCGAAAATATGTTCGATTATGGAATGAGAACCAACGTAGGTAATGCGTTTTGCCAAGGCGCACTAGAAGCAGTAGATACCGTAAGTGATTCACGTATCGACGGACAGTGGATGTACATCTATTGCGAAGAAAAGCATTATACGATGCATACACGAACTGTAACTACTACGGATAGCAAAGGCCATACAAAAACAAGAGTCGAAACGTACTGGACTTGGGATTATTACAGTTCAGAAGAACACAATTCTAAGAATATTACGTTTCTTGGCAAAGAATTCAAGTATGGTGACATCAAAATGCCATCAAGCAAGTACCTGACAACTGTACAAGTCAGTCCTCATGTGAAATTCGAGTTTTATGTCAAAGAAGTTCATTATGATGGTACGTTGTTTGCAAATTTGAGCGACGAAAGTATACATGATGCACAATTCATTAAGGATAAAAACATCGAAGAAGCACGAGATTATATGATTTCTGCAGCTGGTACACGGGTGATTTGGTTTTGGGTATTCTGGGTCGTATTGATGGTAGTTGCGGTTGGAGCTTTCTATGTGACAGAAAATCGTTGGTTGGAAGATTAAGGAGTGATTGCATGGAATATGTGATTAAACGCGATGGAACGAAAGTTCCTTTTGACAAAAGTAAGATTGTAAATGCGATTGAGAAGGCGATGACCTGTACGCCGGGTGGTATCGACGCTCGTGTGTCGAATGCGATTGCTGACTATATCGCAGACATGCCGGACATTCTTTCTGTTGAGCAGATTCAGGATATCGTAGTGGACAGTCTAGCAAATAGCCCGTTCATTGATGTTGCAGATGCATATAGTCAGTGGCGGCAGTATCGTCAGGAAATTCGAGATAAAGAGAAAACTAACGCAAGTATTCTTGAAATTCTTGATGCCCAGAACGACGCAATCAATCAGGAAAACAGTAATAAGAACGCAACCATCAATAGCACGCAACGTGATTACATGGCCGGAGAGGTATCTAAGGAACTAACTGACAGACTTCTACTTCCAAAGGATATCCGAGATGCACACAAAAATGGTTTAATTCATGTGCATGATAAAGATTATTTTGTGATGCACTGCCATAATTGCGATCTGGTCAATCTGGAAGATATGCTCCAGAACGGCACCGTCATCTCCGGCACCTATATCGAGAAGCCTCACAGCTTTTCCACCGCCTGCAACATTGCCACCCAGATCATTGCACAGGTGGCTTCGATGCAATTTGGAGGTCAGAGTATTACACTTTCACATCTGGCTCCATTCGTAGATGTTTCCCGCAAGAAGATCACAAGTGAAGTACACCAAGAATTTTACGAGATGGTTCAGAATAATGAAATCGATAAGATGCCGAAGTCTGAAACTATCAATCGAATTGTAGAAGAGCGTTTACATAAAGAAATTGCTCGTGGCGTGCAGACCATCCAGTATCAGGTCGTCACTTTGATGACTACAAACGGTCAGGCCCCTTTTATCACCGTGTTTATGTACCTCGATGAAGTTCCAGAAGGTCAGACTCGTGATGATTTGGCTCTAATTGTTGAAGAAGTATTAAAACAGCGCATTCAGGGTGTAAAGAATGAAGTTGGTGTATGGGTCACTCCGGCCTTCCCAAAGCTCATTTATGCTCTTGATGAGGATAACATTCATCCTGATTCTAAGTATTATTACCTGACTGAGCTGGCGGCTAAGTGTACTGCCAAGCGAATGGTTCCTGATTATATTTCTGCAAAGGTTATGAAGGAGCTTAAAGGCGGTGTGTGGCCTAGCATGGGCTGTAGATCCTTCCTTACTCCTGACCGCACCACTGAGAACGTAGCTAATGCCAAGAATTGGGTTAAGGGGCATAAGTATTATGGCCGCTTTAACCAGGGTGTGGTCACTATCAATCTGGTAGATGTGGCTTGCAGTTCAGAAAGGGACAATGATAAATTCTGGAAAATCTTCGATGAACGACTCGAATTGTGTCATCGAGCTCTGCAGATTCGTCACAAGCGTCTACTCGGCACTCCTTCTGATATGGCCCCTATCCTGTGGCAGTACGGTGCATTAGCCCGCCTGAAGAAGGGAGAGAAGATTGACAAGTTGCTCTTCGGCGGCTACTCCACCATCAGCCTGGGTTATGCCGGTCTGTATGAGTGTGTGAAGTATATGACCGGCAAGAGCCACACCGATCCTGATGCTAAACCTTTTGCTCTCGAAATTATGCAGCACATGAATGATAAGTGTAACGAGTGGAAGGCCGCTGAAAACATCGATTACTCCTTGTATGGTACTCCTTTGGAGTCCACTACATATGAATTTGCACGTTGCTTGCAGAAGCGGTTTGGTATGATTCCAGATGTTACTGACCATGACTACGTAACAAATTCTTATCATGTCGTTGTCCGTGAACATATCGATGCTTTCACTAAGCTAAAGTTTGAGAGCGAGTTCCAGAAGCTTTCTCCCGGAGGGGCGATTAGCTATATCGAGGTGCCAAATCTGCAGCAGAACATTCCTGCGGTGCTTAGTGTTATGCAGTTCATTTACGACAACATCATGTATGCGGAGCTGAATACAAAGTCCGACTATTGCCAGTGCTGTGGTTACGACGGCGAAATTAAAATTGTAGAAGATGAGAAAAACCACAAGCTTGTATGGGAGTGCCCGAATTGTGGTAATCGTGACCAGAACAAAATGAATGTCGTAAGACGTACATGCGGATACCTGGGGACTAATTATTGGAATCAGGGACGCACTCAGGAGATTCGCGACCGAGTAGTTCACCTGAGCGACAATTAAATAACGTATAAGTGGTGGGTTGGTGGGATTATTTATGAAAGAAATTATTGTTTTCTTTGTGATTGTATGGGTTATCGCCTATTGCATTTTAAAAGATAACTACAAAGATTGAGGAGATACTTATGAAGAAATTTATGGCAATTTTTGTTGCATTCCTCGTTGCAGTTGGCGCGGTGATTTGTACCGAGCGAGTGCATACTGGTTATGTTGGTGTTGTTTATTCCGCGAAGGGAGTCGAGCAGCAAACTATTTCTCAGGGTTGGCATTTTATGAGTCCTCTGAAGCATGTGTCTGAGTTTCCGATTACTCAGCAGCGAGTGGTATTTTCTAATGCTCCGTCCGATTATGGCGCAAAGGAACACGCAGACTGGCATATCGACGCTCCTGCAAATGGCGGTACGATTGCAATCAACCTGACCGTCAATTATAACTTCCTGCCGGAGCATGTTGTTGAACTGTACACCAAGTTTGGCGGCATGGATGGCGAGAGCCTGATGGAGAGCAAGATTCAAAACGATATTATTGCTTATGTTAAGGAGGTCACTCCTCAGTTCAGCGTCATGCAGATTTATTCTGATGATCGCGCAGGTGTTAATACTGCAATCACCAACTATTTGAATGAGAAGCTGACCGCAGAATATGGAATCAATGTCTCTTCCGCGCTGATTGTTGACGCACAGCCTGACGATACCCTGATGCAGAAGATTCGCGCAAAGGAGCAGGCAAAGCAGGACGCAGAGATTGCAGAGCTGAATAAGCAGACCGCTCTGGCTCAGGCAGAGACTGATAAGGTTAAGGCACAGACGGAAGCTGACGTTAAGATGATCGAAGCACAGGCCGAGGCTGATGCAAATAAGGTGCTTTCCGAGTCCATCACTCCTGAACTAATTCAGATGAAGGAAGCAGAAGCTCGTCTGAAGCATGGTTGGGTTACTGTTCAGGGAGCTGATACCGTCGTTACTAAGGGCGAGTAAACGAGGCTTTATAAAATGAAAATTTTCGAAAGAAGGTGATTAACATAGAAGCATGGAATAAATTCTTCAAAGCACTTTTTGAATTTTTACTTATCCTTATCTATACCGCATTACAGTATTTTGTGTCATGGGCTGGTACGTCTAGTGTCGTTTGGCTGATTTTTAGGTTGTTTAGAATAACGTTCTCTTTTGAGGCCGCGACTGTCATTTGGTTGGCTTTAACTTTAATTGGAATGTTTATCAATTACTACTCAAACCTCTATAAAAGCAAGTAAACTAACTAGCAGGGTGGGTGTGGTGGCATGAAAGGAGTCTTATGGATTATTGGTCTGTTGAAGTAATGTACTATGATGATGGACATCAGGAACTCAATACATATATGGTCAAAGCACAGGATCAAAATGATGCTATAAACAAGGCACATCATCGATTTGAAAAATCTCATCCTGGTATGAGTTGCATGGTTCAGAGTGCAGAAAGAGCAGGTGGCTGAGATGGACTTCAAATGTAAGTGTGGCAGTAAATCTTTCTTTATCCAGAGCAAAGGTAGCCAGATTGGATTGTATTGTTCTGTTTGTGGCAAGTGGCAGAAATGGCTTACTAAGAATGAAGTGAGACAGTTTGAGTACGAGACGAATACGTTGGACTCAAAAGAAAACAATCCTGATGATGATTTTTATGAAAAATTCTCCTTAACTCCATGGGGCTGCCTACACTGTGCTTTTAGAGATTTTGGACTAGATCTTCCTGAAATACCTGGTAAGATGGCTGATGCTCTTATGGAAGATTTCTTCGAGATTATGAAAAAGCATGGATTGTGGAGAAAGAGTAAAGATGATTGAAAACATTGAACGCGAAAACAATCAAAATAACCAGACAGATTTGTATAATCGACTACTAGCTAGAATCAGCCAAAGCGCTATTAGAGTATCAACTGTAAAAGAGCCTCATACTTATATGAAAGCAGTTGGAACAAATGAACTCAAACGAATTCTAGCGGAAGAATTTAATATCCAATAAAAGTGCCGTTTTATCGTGAAATTCTATCAAATTTATAACGTAGATACGTTAAATAACGGGGGAGGATAAAATGAAGAAGTGGACAGAAAAGCTGCTTGAAGCTGAAGGATACGAGATCCGAAATGCACAAATCAAGAATGTTAGCCTTAACATGGCCGATCATGGAGTTTTGACTTCTGATTTGATGTTGGATGGTCATGGATGGGGCGTTTGCTATGGAGGATATGTTCTTGGAAAAGGATATGTAGGAGCAAAAACTTTCGAAGGATATGCTTCTGGTATGGAAGCCATCATGCGAATCATGGACACTGTTGGCTGCGATAAGTACGAGAACATGAAAGGCAAGTATATCCGTGTAGCAACAAAAGGCTGGGGCAGTACAGTAAAAATTATCGGCAATATCTTGGAGGATAAGTGGTTTGACTACGAATCTTTCTTTAAGGATAAAGAGAACGAGGAGGCTTGTACCAGTGAGTAACATGGAGTCAGATATGATTATCATCAATGTGGTCGCGAAGAAAAGTAGCAATACAATTGAACTTTCAGTTCCAGACGACGTATTTAATCAGGCCGAGCGGATTCTTCTAAAAAATGAACGAGGTGTGTTTTGTAAGACATTTCCAGCAGAAGCCTTTGGTAGCGATGCGTGGAGCAATACCAAAGATGGTAATCCAGAAGTAGACCCAAAATCTGGTTGGAGCGACGATGTTTTAGTGGTTGATAAAGACCCTGATGGATGCAGATACAAAACAGTCGCCTCATATTACAAAGAACAGGATTTTTGGACAGATTCGGATGGAAATATTCTTTTTAACGTGACTCATTGGCAACCGTGGCCGGATTTTCCGCAGGAGGGCAACGATGATTAACGATCCTTTTGCAGAGGAAGGCATTATCGCTTGTCAATACTGCGGAAGCGGTGAGTACCTTTATAACGAAGATGGAAACCACAACAACTTTTGTGGTCAGTGCGGCGCTCGGATTGATTGGCCGGAAGACGATACGAGTACGTTTTATAAATAAAATTCCGCTTTTAATAGAAAGGAAAGGTATGTTTAAGATTCTCAAAAATACTGTTGTATGCGTACTTCTAGCAGCTGTTATGCTGACTGGATGCAACGCAAGTGTGAAAGACTCAGTAGGGAATGTAGCCAAAGAGAATGGCTGGTTCTATCGCATTGGTGACACTCCTATGGTGTACGATAAGGATACACACGTCATGTATTACTTGTTCAGTAAAAGTGGAGGCTACCATGCTTACGGCTACATGTCTCCTTATTATAATGAGCACGGTCAGATGTGCTACTACGTTGATGGTCAGGTTATTCCAATCGAGGAGGTGCTAATCGATGCTGACTGAGATTGTATGGTTTATGACCAAGGCTTATATCATTTTGATTTTCGCCGCTGCGGTAATTCGCTCTGAGCAGATTCTGTATGACACCTCTACATATATTTTCCGAGGTGATAAGAAAAATGGAATGTATGGCTGCGTCGCACTGAATATTTTTGTAATCGTATGTGCAAGTATGTGGACGGTGGTGTTTTAAATGAACTACATGAAACTAGTTGATGCTGATAGATTAAAGGATTGTCTTTTGCTGGAAGGAAATCTTGGATATATCAAAACTTTAAAAGATGTTGAACGAGTTATTGATTTTCAAGTAGATCGCCAGCCAACAACTGTATTTGAGTTCGTAGATAATTGTGAGAGCTCGGCATGGGTGTGTGATTATTGTGGTGGCGGAATTAAAGGGCAAGAGTCGCCCGAAAGCCTTGGCTATAATCGTTGCCCGTTCTGCGGTCTTTTAATCGAGGTGGGAAAATGAACTACGCTAAAATCGTTCCATGTGATATAGCAAATGGCGAAGGGGTGCGCGTCACACTTTTCGTGCAGGGTTGTGATCACCATTGCCCCGGCTGTCAGAATCCTACCACATGGGACCCGAATGGTGGTCAGCCATTCACAGATGAAACGCTTGATAAAATTGTAGATTTACTTCGACCTGATTATATTCAGGGGCTTACGCTTACTGGTGGAGACCCACTCTTGCCGGAGAATAGAACTACAATCTTTCGTATCTGCAAATGTGTTTACAAAGAGTTTGGGCGAAAAAAAGATATCTGGTTATGGACGGGGTACACATATGAAGAACTGCGACAAGAATGGATGGAATCATGGGATAGCGTCATTCTTGTCAACATTTTTTCATACACAACAGTTCTTGTTGATGGTCCTTTTATTGAGGCGAAAAAAGATATTTCTCTTCCATATATGGGAAGCTCAAATCAGAGGGTGATTGATATTTGGAGGAGCGCAGGAAAAGATAATCCAGTCCTTTGGTGGACTCCAGAAGAGAAAGGAAAATAATATGGATTTAGGAAACACAACTACTAATCTTGGCTATGGCATGAGTCGGATGCCGTATCGCCCCAATATTAAAATCAATAAACTGCACGAAGATGCTCATCTGCCGACTTATGGCTCAAAAAACGCTGCTTGTGCAGACCTGTATGCTTATATCGGGTTTGATGATGCAACGATGGTAAACAAGAATGGTGACCGCTGCATCATGATTCAGCCGGGTGAAACCGTTAAGGTTCATACTGGTCTGCGAATGGCTCCGCCGGAAGGTTGGTATGTCGCTATCTATGCTCGCAGCGGTATGGCAACTAAGCTTGGACTTGCTCCTGCGAACAAAACTGGCATTTGCGATCAGGATTACCGTGGAGAGTACATCGTAGCACTACATAATCATTCTAACATCCCTCAAATGATTACTCACGGTGATCGCATTGCTCAAATGGCGGTTGTTCCGTTCTGGCAGGCTGATTTTGAAGAAGTTTCCGAATTGGACGAAACTGGGCGTGGTGCCGGAGGGTTTGGGAGTTCTGGAAAGTGA